TAACTCGATTTTAAGTCATGTGAAATGATAGCCGATGACTTGTATGTACAAATAGCCGCCAGGTATCCTGAACGTGCTGTATGGATTGAAGTAGCCGAAGATGGTGAGAACGGTTGCCTCATAAAGTATGAACTTTCTCGCCCAACAAATAGTATTAAATTTTAAGGAAACACAATGGGTAAGCAACAATATAAACCCAGTGCTCGCGCACTATCAGTCCAAGATGACCTTGGTAAGTTTCTAGACTTCTGCGTTGACTACGGATATCGTTTCAACGAAGGAGACTTGTATAACTTTAAGAGCTATGCTTGGCAACAGTACAACAAATTTATTCAAGGCAAAAATGCTAAGAATATGTGGGTTGAAGACGCACGTCGTTTAGGAAGACCGATTTGACCGTTTTTTTAGTCGATCTAGAAAGTGTTTCCACTCGTTATACCTGCGAGTGGAAAACTCACTTACCTAACCTTCTTAGAAAGAGAGGACACGATGTTCAAATTATCGCTGGCCCTGAGGATATTCCTAAAGCCACTACTCCTGGTGCTTTTCTTAATTTTGGTGGCACCAATATATACAAGGCTAATCAAGTTGAGCAGATGGGCCGTTTATTTTGCTCCGGAGCAGTTAATCCTGGTGATCATTTCATTTTTACTGATGCTTGGCATCCTGGCATCATAAACTTAAAATACATGAGCGAGTTGTTACAGATTCCTGTAACCACACATGGCTTATGGCATGCTGGCAGTTATGATCCTCAAGACTTTCTTGGACGCTTAGTTGGAGATAAGCCATGGGTGCGTCACGCTGAAAAGAGTTATTTCTTTTCATACGACCACAACTACTTTGCTACAGATTTTCATATCAAAATGTTTGCTAAAAACTTATTTGATGTAGAAGATAATGGTACCAATCCTTATGTAACACAAACAGGATGGCCCATGGAGTATATGGAAGCTGAACTGGCTCCTTATAAGAATTTAAAAAAGCGTGACTTAATCTTATTTCCACATCGTATTGCTCCAGAAAAACAAGTAGACATTTTTAAAGATTTGGCTACACACTTACCACAATATGAATTCGTTGTTTGTCAAGAACAAGAACTTACTAAACATGAATATCACACATTGTTGGGCGAAGCTAAGATTGTGTTCTCTGCTAACTTACAAGAAACACTTGGCATTAGCTGTTACGAAGGCGCATTACTAGGAGCCATTCCCCTAGTTCCGGATCGATTAAGTTATACTGAAATGTATTATAATCATTTCAAATATCCTAGTATATGGACTGAAAGTTATGAAGCGTATAATGTTTATCGTCCAGACTTATGTAAGGTTATTATAGAAGATATGGAATCATATGATGTTCGAATTCCATATATCGAAAAACAAGCCAAGGATCTTTCTGAAAACTTCTTTTCGGCTACAAATCTGTTAAAAAATATTACATAGTAATTGACTTAAACCTAAATAACCTTTATAATAAAAGCATATATGATACTAACAGAACAATTTGAGCGTATAACTTCTAACGAAACTGAGCATACTTTGTTATATGAATCTGACAACTTATACATTGTATGGGTTGCTAAAAAGGATGATCCTAAATTAAAAGGGTTTGTTGATTCAATCGATGAAGAATACTATGCTTGGCGTTCTACACTACATGGCGCTTCCAAAAGAGGTTCTAAACTTGCTAACGCGGAAACAGAAAGTGAAGAAGTTAGAGGCTATATCTATGGCGTTACAACTGACCAAATGGATATGTTTGAAAAGATTGCGCTTATGCCATCAATGAGATATGGCTATAGATTTGAAAAGTTAGACATAAATCAAATGAAAGAACAAGAGCAACAAGAAATTATTGACAGATTATCAGAGGAAAACGAATGACATCATTTACAACAGAAGATAGAGAAAACGCTAAGAAATTAGTAGAAGAAGCACCGTATCATCCTGGCTACGAAGATGCCGCAATGATGATGAGCGACAAAGGGTACGAAGAAGCAACCTTAGCCGATGCTATCCGTTTTAATATGAAACGCGATAAGAAACGCTTCTGGGCTGGGGATAACATTAGTGAGTATGTAGTCGGGCACAGAGATGAATTAATTGCTAATGCCACTATAGCATTTGAAGGTGTACTAGACGCATTGCTTATTGATCGCGAAAATGATCCCAACAGTAAAGGCACAGCTAAAAGATTAGCTAAGATGTATTTTAACGAAATTATGGCAGGGCGATATGAGCCGGCTCCAGATTGTACAGCGTTTCCAAATAATTCAGAGGATAGATATGAAGGTATGTTGGTTGTTCGCAGTGAATTGCGTAGTATGTGTAGTCATCATCATCAGCCAGTTAGTGGGGTTGCCTATATCGGGATCATCGCTGCCAACAAGCTCATTGGTCTTTCTAAGTATACAAGGATTGCTCAATGGTGTGCTCGCCGTGGGACTTTACAAGAGGAACTATGTAATGACATCGCTAAAGAAATAATGAAAGCAACTGATAGTAAAGACGTAGGTGTATATATACAGGCTGTTCACGGTTGTTGCGAAAATAGAGGTATTATGGCACACTCTAGTCTGACACAGACTACTGTATTGCGTGGAGCATTTAATGAAGATGCTGGCACTAAGAAAGAGTTTATGGACAATATCAAACTACAACAGGACTTTGCCCCGAGATGATTGAACAGATACTACACGAAATTTATATATATTGGATTATGTTTGTCGCATTTATACAATATCTTTTTTCGTAATAATAAAAATATGATCATTGAACTTATAGGAACTTGGTTAATTGTAGGATTCTTTAGTGCCATTGGTTGGAATGTGGCCGACGAAACAGTTAACAAACCATATGTTGATCCATACCTTGCTAAAAAGATGGGTACTACCGAAAAGCCAGTAGCTCCTGCTGCTACACCAGAATCTGATAATAAATAGTTTCAACCGGTCTTTTGAGCATCATCCCGGTATACAAATTCTGCTGCCTATGCTATAATCTAACATAGGAGAAATAAATGGCAAACCAAGCAATACAATACAAATACACAAGTACTAAAGAATATCATGACGCATTTCCTTGCGCTTATCGTCAATGGAGAGCTGATAGTCATTGTAATTTAATTCATGGCTATTCATTTAGTATGAAGTTTTATTTTGGTACAAATGATTTAGATGTACGCAACTGGGCAGCCGATTACGGTGGACTTAAAGAATTGAAATCGGTATTAGAGTCACAGTTTGACCATACATTGTTAGTAGCAGAAGATGATCCGGAACTTGACTTTTATAAAGAAATGGAAAAACGCAATCTTGCTAAACTAACCATTCTTCCTAAATTAGGTTGTGAAGGCCTAGCTGATCAACTTTACAAATATGTTAACGGAGTTTACATACCTGATATGTGGGGACAATCCGAAGCTGACCGCTTATGGTGCTATCGTGTAGAAGTTCGCGAAACAATGTCTAACATGGCGTATCGCGAAGGACACAGGGAATGGAATGAAGACCTCTTCGCCTAAAATTAACGAAATTTTAGACATTCTACAAGAAGAGTGTGCTGAAGTTATTCAAGCTATAAGCAAGTGCCGCAGATTTGGGATAGAAGGAGAAAATCTCAAATCTGGGCGCACTCAACGCGAAGAATTGATACAAGAATTAGGCGATGTCACTTTATTAATTGAATTACTCAAAGCTCACGAACTATTTACTGAGAAAGAACTACACGATGCTACCTTAAAAAAGTCAGCTAAGTTAGTTACATGGTCCACTATCTACAAAGATTAAGAAAATTATTAAGTACCTATATTATCCAGTAAATAGTACAAACTGTACAAAGGATAACAATGGCCCAGTCCAAAAACGATTATAAAATAGCGGTAATGCTTCCTACAAGAGGCAGAACTACAGCATTAAAATTAAGTATTATTAGTGTTTTTAACAGAGTACTTGATATTGACGGGGTCCAATTATTATTAGCATTTGATAATGATGATGAAGTTGGATTAAAATATTTTTCCGAATCAATCCAGCCTTGGATGGAACAAAAAGGAATTCATTATACTGTAATGGTATTTGAACCAATGGGTTATGTTGGATTAAATCGTTACTATAATGGCTTAGCCGCACAAGCATCAGCTGATTGGTTGTTTGTTTGGAATGACGATGCTTTGATGGAAACTACAGGTTGGGATAAAATTATCACTGATCATACTGGTGAATTCAAACTACTTAAAATCCATGTTCATCGCGAACATCCATATTCTATTTTCCCTATTGTTCCTAAAGAATGGTATGACTTATTTGGATTCTTCTCACGTCATCAAATGATTGATGCTGAGTTAAGTCAAATTGCTTATATGCTTGACATTATGGAAATTGTAGAAATTTACGCTACACACGATAGACATGACTTAACTGGTAGCAACGCAGACCTTACATTTAAAAATCGTGAGGTATTAGAAGGTAATCCTAGTAGTCCAAAAGATTTCCATCATCCTTCATATGGCAATGGCAGATTAGTTGACGCTGAAAAGATTGCTTCTTATCTAGTGTCAAAAGGTAAAGACCTTTCTTTCTGGCAAAATGTAAAACTAGGTCAACAGGATCCTTGGGAAAAACTTAAAAAGAATGATATTAATAAACAAATGATACAAACTCCGGTAAAAAGATAATGAGTAAAATAACTGAAAGCACCCACTTAGATCGCTGTTTAATTACAGGCGAGTTTGTTACAAAAATTTTAGACTTCGGGCAACACGCTTATGCTGATACATTCATTGCTGAAGATCAGCTTCATATGTCTGAACCAGTATTTCCACTACAACTACATTTAAATTCTAGTTCAGGGCAAATCCAATTAGGATTCGTTAGCGATGCCGAAGATCGTTATAACTTATACAGTTATAGCTATACATCGTCAAATTCAAAAACTGCCAGAGATCACTGGGATGAATATGCTTCTACTATCAAAAGCAAATACAACACTGAGGGATTGGTTGTAGAGATTGGTAGTAACGATGCTTACTTAATTAAACAATTTCAAGATACAGATACCAAAGTACTTGGGATCGATTCTTCCCAAACTATGTGCGATATTGCCAAAGAAAAAGGAGTCGACTCATTAGCTGCTTTATTCAATATTGATACAGCAGTTGAAGTTGCCGAAGAACATGGCAAGGCTTCGGTAATTATAGCTAACAATGTATTCAATCATGCTAACGATCCTGTTAACTTTGCTTCGGGAGTTTCACAGTTATTAGATAAAGATGGTATATTTGTATTTGAGTTACCGTACTGGGCAAGTATGATTGAAAGTGGTCGATTCGTAGATATGGTTTATCACGAACACATTTCTTACTTTACTATTAAGAGTGCTTGGAACTTGCTACAGCAAGTTGGTTTAGATATTGTAGATTTTGATATAGTTGATTATCATGGCGGCAGTATTAGAGTTATTGCTAAACATACTACTAACAACGGAATGCCATTCTTGGTTCGTGGTGCTATCGAAAACGAAACTGCTATGGGTTTGTTTGATACTACTTTCTATACCAAATTACAAGACAAGTTTGAAAAGCAACGCAATGCGTGGCTACTTAACTTTTATCAAATTTTAGCAGATGAACCTGATGCTGTTATTATTGGTGTTGGGGCGGCAGCCAAAGCTAATACTTGGTTAAACTGGCACAAACTAGATAAAACAGTATTAACTTGTATTACAGATGCTAGTCAATTTAAACAAGGCAAATACACACCATTAACTCGTATTCCTATTCGTAGCGATGACGAGTTTGCTAAACACGAAAAACCATACGCATTAGTACTAAGCTGGAATATCGGAGAGCCACTAAAGAAAGCTCTATTAAGCATCAACCCTAACACAAGGTTTATATCACAATGAGACATTACAACATTTATAACAATACAGAAGAAGGTTTAGGCAAACACGCAGACGACCGTGGTTCGATTACCGATATTTTTTACAAAGCAAATATGAATCATGCTTGTATTATTACTAACGCTCCTGGTGCTATTCGTGCTAATCATTATCACAAACTTACTACGCAGTATACCTATGTGTTAGCTGGTACTTTACACTATTACTCTAAGCCTGTTGATAGTGATGAGCCAGCCGTTGGAATCACTGCCGGTCCTGGGGATATGGTTATTAGCGAACCTAATGAGATCCACGGTATGGAAGCTGGTAGCGATGGCTGTGTGTTTATTGCTTTTGCTGAAGGCCCACGCGGTGGCGAAGATTACGAGAATGATACATTCCGTGTAGATTCTATTTTACCAAAACATGATTAAACGAGCAGTTATATTTGGATCTAATGGCGGCATCGGTCAAGCTACCTGTGAAGCCTTCACTCGAGCCGGCTATATTGTCAAACCTATTAGCAAAAATCAAGTAAATTTTGTTTATTTAGATAGCGATATTAAAATACAAGAAATGTTATCAAGTAATGATCCAGATGTTATTGTAAATTGTGTAGGTCATTTCGATAAAACTAATAACGAAACACATTCAAATACATTTGATATAAACATTGGATCGAATTGGTCCATTATTCGTCATTACATTAGTAACGGTACTAAGAAACCTGTAAAGATTATTATGGTTGGATCTAGTGCGTATAAGTCAGGACGCAAAGACTACATTTTATACGCCGCCAGTAAAGCAGCACTATATAATGTATGGCAAGGTGCCTGTGAGTATTTTAAAGGCAGTGAAGTTACATTAGGATTAATTAATCCAGTACGCACACGCACTAAAATGATAGATATGAAAACTTCGGCTATATGTTTAGAACCCGAAGATGTGGCACAAGAAATATTAAGCATGGCGTCAGCTCAGAGTAATCAACTAGTTGATATGAAATATCCAGAGGAGAATTGAATGAAGATTGGTTTAATAGGAAAAGGCACAGTAGGCAAAGCAGTTTATGAAGGATTAAATCATTTGGGTCACCAAATGAGTTTCTTTGATCCAGCATACGAAGGATCAACACTTAATGATGTATTAGATACAGAATGTGTATTCATTTGTGTTCCTACTAACCAAGCGCCAAATGGTGATTGCGATACAAGTATTGTAGAAAAGGTAGTTGGCGAATTAAACGACGCTGGCTACAAAGGTTTAGTAGGACTTAAAAGTACTTGTGTTCCTGGTACTTGCGATAAGCTATCTGCCCAATACCCTAACTTGCGTATTTGCTCCGTTCCAGAATTTCTTCGTGCTAAAACAGCGTTAGCTGATTTTATGTACAATCATGATTTATTAGTAATTGGCAGTAATCGCGAAGAAGATTATATTATTGTTAAAGCTATCCATGGTAACTTGCCACAAAATGTTGCTTGTGTTAAGCCAGCAGAAGCAGAAGTTATCAAATACTTCAACAATGTAAATCATTCTGTACAAATTATTTTTGCTAATATTGCTTATGAAGTATGTAAAGCATTAGGCGCAGATTATAATAATGTTTACAATGCTATTACCAAGCGTGATTGTATTAATCCAGCATATTTGATGTGTAATGAAAACTTGCGTGGCTTTGGCGGACATTGCTTGCCAAAAGATACAAGTGCGTGGGCTAACTTAGTTAAGAACTTAGGACTTGACTTCGCTATGATTGAAGCAACTATTAAAGATAATGAGAAAATTGTAAATGGCTAAAATTTTAATTACAGGCGCTAGCGGATTGCTAGGCACAGAATTTTGTAAACAACTTAAAGCCGCTGGCAATGAAGTATGGGCACTAGATAATCATAGTCGTAGTTCAAGTATTCCTGATTGTGATAAGTTTGTTGCCGCTGACTTAAATAACACAGTATTGTTTGATGAATTATTGCCAACTGATTTTGATTACATTTATCACTATGGTGCTATTAACGGTACAACTAACTTTTACAAAATGCCTAACAAGGTATTAGAAAATAACTTTGTTTGCGATTTAAACATTTTCAATTTTGCTCGTAAATGTACTAATCTTAAGAGCTTAGTATATGCTTCGAGCAGTGAAATTGTAGCAGATGATCCTACGAGTCCAGTTCCAGAGAATTCAGATGTGTTTATTAAAGATATACACAATGCTCGTTGGAGTTATCGTTTGGCTAAGATTACTAGTGAAAACTATTTGGCTAATTCGGACTTACCTTATGTTATGATCCGTTACTTTAATGTATATGGTGAAAACAGTAAACAAGGTCATTTCTTAGGTGACCAAATTAACAAGATTAAAAACGGTATTTTCTCTGTAATCGGCGCACAAGAAACTCGTAGCTTCTGTCATGTATCAGATGCTATCCGTGCTAGTATCTATGTTGCCGAAAACACTACTCGTGAATTGGTTAATGTGGGCAATGACCGCGAGATTTCAATTGGTGATGCTGTTAAAGTTATTGCTACCGAATTAGGTCATCCAGACGCAGTATTTGAACAGTTACCAAGTATGCCAGGTTCTGTTGCTAATCGCCGTCCTGATATTACCAAACTTCGTTCGATTATGCCTGACTATAATCCTATGTCGTTTGAAGAAGGTATTCGCCAAATTTTATCGTAATAGCTTGACGACCTAAATACAAGTGTGTATAATACTTGTATGGACCATACTAATTTAACTTACAAAGACGTAGAATGTTTAACTCAAGACATTCTACGTCAAATTACGAAAGACGGCTGGAAACCCGATTATGTTGTAGGACTTACTCGTGGCGGGTTACTTCCAGCTGTTCTTATATCCCAATATCTAGACGTGCCAATGCAAACACTTAAAGTATCATTACGGGATGATCAAGATTGTGTAAGTGATTGCGGAATGGCAAGTGATGCCTTTGGGTATGTCAACTTAGAAATCCGCAAAGATCACGAATCATATTCTAAGAAAAAGCTACGCAAAAATATTCTTATCGTTGATGATATTAATGATACAGGTGCTACTCTAAACTGGATTAAACAAGATTGGCAATCAAGTTGCTTACCGCAGGCTACAGAAGTTTGGGAACAAGTTTGGGGCAACAATGTACGAGTAGCAGTACTAATCGATAACTTACCAAGTAAGAGTGAATTAACTATTAACTATGCTGGTATGGAGATTAATAAAAACGAAGACCCTCGATGGGTTAATTTTCCTTATGAAGGGTGGTGGAAGAAATGAGTAAATTGTCAAAGAAAAAAGTAGACGTATCTTTTATAGATCCTGAAACTATGAAAGTGGTTTGTACCTTTAACCAGTGTTACAAAAAATTCACAATCGAAGGCACAGAAGTAATAACATTTGATAGTGGAAAAGAGTTTGTACAAGGATTTCACGAATGTACGGAGTGTGGGCGCAGAGTAAAAGGCAAAGGAGACGGTAGTCGCGGCTATCAAGAACAAAAAGCACGGAAAGGTGCTAAAGAAGAAAATGAACATGATCAAATGATGAGAGAGGAATTCGGTGAGTAAATTAAAAGTAGCAGAACTATTTTATAGTATTCAAGGCGAAGGTCGCTATATGGGAGTGCCCAGTATATTCCTTAGAACTTTCGGCTGTAATTTCCGCTGTGCTGGATTTGGTATGCCCAAAGGTCAACTTAGCACAGAAGTAGAAGAAATAGCAGAAGTTGCTCATATGTTTACCAAATATGAAGACTTGCCATTAGTAAGTACAGGATGTGATAGCTATGCTAGTTGGGATCCGCGCTTTAAAGATTTAAGTCCTTTAATGGAGTCAGATGCTATTGCTAATCGCATTATGGAGATTCTGCCATTTGGTCAGTGGGGCACTGAGCACTTGGTTATCACAGGCGGAGAACCTTTGTTAGGTTGGCAACGTGCTTATCCAGACTTGCTGAACAATCCTAAGATGGCCAATTTACGAGAAATTACTTTTGAAACGAATGGCACTCAAAAGCTAAGTCCAGAGTTTAAAGAGTTTTTGATTAACTGGTCATTAGATGGAGTTGGCAAGCCTAAACAAGTTACATTTAGTGTTAGTGCTAAATTAAGTTGCTCTGGTGAATTGCGTGAAGATGCTATTAAGCCTGAAGTAGTTTGCGAATATCAAGAAGTTGGATACACTTATTTAAAATTTGTAATCTCTACAGAAGAAGATGCCGAAGAAGCACTAGCAGTATCGCAAATTTATCAAGCGGCTGGGTTTAAAGGCCCAATTTACTTAATGCCAGTTGGCGGGGTTGAAAGTGTTTATACTTTGAATAATCGTCGAGTAGCAGAACTAGCTATGGCAAATGGCTTACGCTATAGTGATAGACTTCAAGTGGTTCTTTGGAAAAACGACTGGGGTACTTGATTGTATCCACAAGGATTTCATGGTATGCCTATACCTGATTTAATCGATCCTTTTTATAGAAAGGCATTTTGGGAACTCAAATTTTCTTGGCTACCCCATAAATGTGCGCTAAGTAATAAGTTAATCTGGCTAGAATATGCCTATCGTGGCGTAGCTGGATGGTCCGGGCCAGGCGAACCAGCGTATCAATACAAATGGCATAGCAGTACCGAACATCTTATATGGAAATTAAAAGGAAATTAATGAGCTATCTATTCACAAGCGAATCAGTATCAGAAGGACATCCAGACAAAGTAGCAGATGCTATTAGTGATGCTATTTTAGATTTAGTAATGAGTAAAGAAGACACTAGTCTTCGTTGTGCTTGTGAAACATTGGTAACTACAGATACAGTAATTGTTGCTGGAGAATATAAAGGTGTATTACATTCAGAAGAAGTAGAATCAGCTATTCGTCGAGTCATCAAAGATATTGGTTACGAGCAGTCAGGATTTGATTGGCGTACTGTTAAAATTATTAACTTGCTACATGGCCAGTCCGCAGATATTGCGTTAGGCACAGACAACTTTGGCGCAGGCGACCAAGGATTAATGTTTGGATATGCTTGTAACGAAACAGAAAACTTTATGCCTTCGGCAATTTACTGGAGTCATAGAATTGTAGAAGGGTTAACACAAGTTCGTAAACAAGGTGTACTTAACTATCTTGGACCAGATGCTAAGAGTCAAGTTACTTTTGAATACAGCGATGATGCCAAACCTATTCGTATTGCTAAAGTAGTTTGTTCTACACAACATAATGCCGATGTTGATATCGAAACTGTTCGTAAAGACGTTGGCAATATTATTCGTAATATATTACCTACAGAATTTGTAGATGAAAAGACAGAATTTTATATTAACCCAACAGGGCGTTTTGTAGTAGGTGGTCCTGATGGTGACACAGGATTAACAGGTCGTAAGATTATTGTAGACACATACGGTGGATATAGCCCACACGGCGGTGGTGCGTTTAGTGGCAAGGATCCTACTAAGGTAGACCGTAGCGCCGCTTACATGGCTCGCTATTTGGCTAAGAATATTGTTGCCGCTGGTCGTGCTAACTGGGCTACTGTACAAATTAGTTATGCTATTGGGGTAGCACAACCTATGAGTTTTTATATAGAGTCAGACGGTGATAGTCGTGCGTTAACAGAGTGGATTTATAATAATGTAGATTTAACTCCGTTAGGTATTATTAATCGCTTTAAGCTGTTTAGACCTATATACAGTAAGACTACTAACTATGGTCACTTTGGCAAAAAAGATTTGCCATGGGAAGAAATAAATTTGTTTAAGGATCAGTAATGGGAATATTTGATTTTTTTAAAAAGAAGCCAATTGCGGCTGTAGCGCAACAACAAGCTAAGTCAGCTAAACAAGTTGCTACTGAAAAAGGCGAAGCATACTTTGAAGTATTAAGTATGGACATAGATCCTAACGATATTAATTCAGGCGCATTTGAATTTGATTGGAATGACAAAATGATTGCCGATTTGGTTCGCCATGGCTATATGATGGATCCTAAAGATACAGACGCAGATATTATTGATCGTTGGTTTACCGCAGTATGTCGTAATGTAGTATTAGAAACAGCAGAACAATACGAAGCAATGTCGCCGCGAGTAGTTAAAAGTCGCGATGTTGGCGATGGCAGGAGTGAAGTAAGTTGATTTTTAATCACATTCGCAGACTTACAGAAGAAGGTAAAAAGATTGGTATTACCTTTAGTACTTTTGATATGCTACACGCTGGGCATATTGCTATGCTATCCGAAGCTAAGAACCATTGTGATTACTTAATTGCTGGATTGCAAACAGATCCTACTATTGACCGAGATACTAAAAACAAACCTGTACAAAGTATTGTTGAACGGCAAATACAATTAGCCGCTTGTCGCTATGTAGACGAAGTTGTTGTTTATCAAACAGAACAAGACTTAGTTGATTTGCTTCTAATACTGCCTTTGGATGTTCGTGTATTGGGTATTGAGTATGAGGATAAAGAATTTACTGGAAAGAGTGAATGTTATCGACGAGGTATCGAATGTATTTTTAACGATCGTGACCATTCGTTTTCAAGTAGTAGTTTACGCAGACGTGTAGTCGAAGCTGAAACTTTTAAACTCTTAAAACAACAATGATATTATATGTAAACGGTGATAGTCACACCACAGCCGCCGAAGCTGTAAATCAATATATTGTTGCCGGCGATGACGCAAGAATAGCTCATTTAGGCCAACTACCGCATCCTGATAATATAGCAATCAGTTGGGGCAAGATGTTAAGTCTAGCCCTTCGTTATAGTTTTCATTGCGAAGCGTATGTTGATAATACCACCGATGATATTATAGCCGCAACAAAAAAATGGTTAGACGAGAAAAAGCAGGATGTTTTAGTTATTATCCAATGGCCTGCTACTGCTGAAGATGAAGGAAAAATTTGGCAATTTCATTTGGAATTAGCCAACCAAAATATTAAACATATATTTTTTAACAGTAGCCAATCTTTTAACATCCAACACGATTGGAACAATAGCTTTATATCAGATACTTACGAAGATAAAATTCGTAATGCCAATATCGAAACGGTATCCCCAAATTCTAAGCATTTTGGTAAAGACGGGCATTCTTTTTGGAACCGTTTACTCCTAAATTACATTATTACCAACAATTTCGTTTGACTTTTAATATAAGTTCTGCTATACTGTTTGTATGAAATATGTTCTTATAGATACCGCTAATCTTTTCTTTCGTGCTAGACATGGAGCCTTTCGTGCTAGTGATACTTGGGAAAAGGTAGGATTTGCCCTCCATGTAACATTAATGGCCGCTAACAAAATGGCTCGTCGATTTGAGGCGGATCATGTGGTATTTGCTTTAGAAGGGCGCAGTTGGCGCAAAGACTTCTACAAACCATATAAGGCTAATCGTGCTGTATCTAGAGCTGCGCTTACAGAAGCAGAACAAGAAGAAGATAAGATGTTCTGGGAAACCTATGATTCCTTGACTAAATACTTGTCAGAGAAAACAAACTGTAGTGTTATCCGTTGCCCAACAGCAGAAGGGGATGATATTATAGCTCGTTGGATCGCATTACATCCACAAGATGAACACGTTATTATCAGCAGTGATACTGACTTTGTTCAATTATTAGCACAAAATGTCAAGCAGTATAACGGAATTACCGACGAATTACATACTATAGAAGGAATCTTTGATGCCAAAGGTAGACCAGTCATCGACAAGAAAACTAAAGAACCAAAAACAATACCGGATCCACAGTGGTTACTTTTTGAGAAATGTATGCGCGGCGATTCGAGCGACAATGTCTTTTCGGCATTTCCCGGTGTCAGAACAAAGGGCACTAAAAACAAGGTTGGCCTTGTGGAGGCATTCGCTGACAAGGACAAAAAGGGATATAATTGGAACAATATGATGCTACAACGCTGGACGGATCCAGATGGTGTAGAACATCGTGTGTTGGACGATTATCAGCGTAATGTAGCATTAGTAGATTTAACAGCGCAACCAGATGATGTTAAAGAAGTAGTAGATGATACTATTAAGGAACAAATTAGTCACAAGGATGTAGGACAAGTTGGTAGTCACTTCCTTAAATTTTGTGGGCGTTACGAACTTACAAAGGTAAGCGAAAACGCAGCAACATTTGGTGATTGGCTTAATAAGCACTACACTGGATCACTACAAAGTTAAAGACCATCCCTTAGTAGATTTTAACTTTCTGGTTAATACTCTACTCATAGCACTTTGATCTAGATTGTATCGTTCAATCATTTCTCGTTTAGTAGCAGTAATAGTTTCGTTAGTTATTAGGTTAGTAAATGAATAGATAGTAGGATCATGTCGATAGTTGTCTTTTAGATTACAGCCTCGCTTAATCCAGCCAGTAAGTTCGTTTACAGACATTTCTTTGCGATCAACTATGCGACATACTCTTACTTTTGAGACTCTCATTTTTGTAAGTGTTGAATCTTTTGCTTTTTTGCCATAGTTAGGATTATTGCTACCAGAAAAATCTGCGTGATTATCCTTCATTTTTTGTTTTTGTTTATCTGTTCGTTTAGAACCCTTATGCTTAGTATGCCCAAACTTTTTTCGTTCTTCTGTAGAGTATGTTTTACCTATGTTCCATCCGCCTCCACCGTTTTCTATAGTTCTGTTAGCCCAAATTCTGTTGCCAAAATCATCCACAGAAGTTGTAATGCGGTATAGGTTGCTGTAATATCTGCCCAAGGACGACATTTCATTACGATTTTTTCCGGAATAAATAACTTGAGTAGTAATATCGTCTCCATACTGTTTAATATGTTTTTTCCAATCAATCCCCGAACCTTTGTATTCATAGGGATCGTAATGAGTTTGACCTAAATATTTTAGTCCTGTTTTCTTATGCGTCTTAATGTAAAGCGTGTAAATAGTCATTGCTAATAGTTCCTTTTTAACTGTTAGAGTAGTTGGATCTGCCAGGATCGCGAACTACACTTATTTAGTTCATATTTATCTTTCGTTAATTTTATTAGGTTACCAAAATAGTTGACCGTATGGTTAAATTCTGTTACAATAGTAGCATACAATTAAATTTGGGAATTAAAGCAATGAACGAGAAGATTAAACAACTTGCTGAACAGGCTGGTATCACTGATAATAATCTAAGCGATGGCAATATGTCGCACGACGATTTAGCCAAGTTCGCCGAGTTGATTGTTCAGGAATGTGCCGAAGTTGCCAATGACCATAATTCAGAAGCCGAAGGTATTACTCTAGGTGTAGGCAGAGTAATTAAAGAACATTTTGGAGTTGAAGAATAATATGGCTAAAGATATGTTTTGGACTACGGTAACATTTGCTGTATTGTTAACTATATTAGCCTTAGCATTTTGGCCCGCAGATGTACGCCATGTAACAGTAAAGTATGATTGTGGTATCGCAGAGATTAGTCCCGACTATCCTGTAGCAGTAAAAGAACAATGTAGAAAAAGGATGACTAAATGAGTCTAGTAGCTAAACCCGTAATAGATAAACAGTTTTGGATTTTACAAGAAAATAATAATAAAGTAGGGAACATTGAAGCCTGCGATGGCGGCTATCAAGTTAAGATTAATAATCAAGTAGTAGCACAATACAAAAGTATTAAATTAGTTGAACGAAATATCAATGTTACTTTTGAAGCTATTATTAAACCTGAGAAAAAGAAAACAACCAATATAGTACATGGCTTTCCGGCAGCAGGTCGTGTATATAATCCTATGTGGGACGTTCCACAAAAGCTACCAGTTTACACTAAAACAAAGAAAAGTAAATCTTGGTATGCGGCTGGTTGGTACACAGTCAAGAAAGGTCGTCATTGGGCGGCTATGCAAGATCCTAAATTAATTGTATTACAACGCTACCCTTACGAGGGTCCATTTCAAACTAAAGAAGAGGCACTACCTAAATGAATTTAATTGAAAAAATTTGGCCGCCAATACTTTTATTGATATTGTTATCCGTTCCTTTTTTGATTTATCAGCAAATACAAAGAGCTAACCAATGCGAAATGAATGATGGAGTACTTGTTAAATCAGCATCGGGATGGGCTTGTATAGAAGTGAAAAAGATACAAGAGAAATAAATGACTAACCCTTTACGATGACTAAGTACAATATGATTTACTTGTACATTAAAACTCATCGTAAAACCGGATTAAAATATTTAGGTAAGACTAATCAAGATCCGTACACTTACAAAGGTTCTGGTAAGCGTTGGTCAGCTCATATCGAGAAACACGGCAATGATGTTGATACAGAAATATTAAAAGAGTGTAAAGATAATGAAGAAATAAGAGCCTGGGGCCTGTACTACAGTGACTTATGGCAGGTAGTAGATAGTCCAGAGTGGGCTAACTTAAAACCAGAAGCAGGCGATGGTGGTCCGTTTAGTCATACCGAAGAAGCAAAAACTAAAATAGGCAATGCCAGCAGAGGTAAGCCAGGTAAAAACAAAGGCAAGACTTACGAAGAGATACAACAGGATAAAGAAGAAGCAAAGAGAAGAAAAGAAAAACACAGAGAATGGATGAAGGAAAATAATCCGTTTAGAGATAAAGAACATTCAGAAGATACAAAAGTAGTGATGCAAGAAAAGGCATTACAACATAGAAGTTCTCTTACAGAAGAAGAGAGAAAAAAGATTTATGGATCACAGCATAAAGGTAAGCCTTGGTCCGAAGCAAGACGCAACGCACAATTAAAGAAAAAGGAAAAAGTATGACAAACCCGTTTAAGGATTCAGCAAAATTTATGACAGCTTGCGAGCAGACTATCTCAGGCATGAATGATGATCAGTTTAGACTTTACTCCAAATTGATTACAGAAGAATACGACGAGCTACAAGTAGCTATTGCTAATAAAAATCAAGTTGAAACTCTTGATGCTTTAATCGATATTATTGTCGTTACTATCGGAGCAATCAATTCGATGGGCGCAGATGGTGAAGGTGCTTGGCGTGAGGTAATGGCTACTAACTTTGCCAAAATTGACCGTCAACTGGGCAAAGTACGCCGTCGTGAAGATGGTAAAATTCTTAAACCATTGGGATGGGAACCACCTAAGCTAGCTAACTTTTTAAAGAGAGAACATTGAGCTTACACTTACAAAAATTTATTGAGCGGGTTCGAGGTAATGATGCTCGGGGTAGTAAAGACTTTGTTATGCCAATGAAAGATGCTAAAGGCATGGCCGCGGACTTAACCGAGCTATTACTTGAACTTAGAACCCTACAAACAGCCGCATTAAAGCCCCAGCAGGACCAGGTTATTGAACTTAAAATTGATGGCGGTGGGTTCAAATAAATGAAATAAGTAGGTATATTATGACTAAATAATATACTATGTCGAAACCGTTTAAACCTACCTGGTTGTACATTAAGCAACATAATACTACCGGTCTAAAATACTTTGGAAAAACTATACGGGATCCTAACAAATATTTAGGATCTGGCGTACACTGGCGGGCACATCTTAATAAACACGGTCTAGATGTTACTACCGTTTGGTGTCAGCTATTCGATAATAAAGAAACATTAGTCGAATACGCTTTAAAATTTTCTACAGAAAACAAAATTGTCGAGTCAGCAGAATGGGCTAACATTAAACCCGAAGATGGATTAATGGGAGGTAGTTACGGTACTGTAAAAGAGTCCACTAGACAAAAAATTAGAGAAAATAGTAAAAACTATAGACATACAGAGTCTAGTAAAGAAAAGATTCGAACTGCTAGAGCAAAACAAGCGCCTACTATGTTAGGAAAAAAGCATAGTGACGAAACAAAACAAAAAATAAAAGATGCTAGAGCTAAACAAATAATGGTTCCACGAAGTGAGGAATTCAAACAAAAAATATCGTTGCTCCACAAAGGTAAAAAGCGTTCTCCAGAAACTTGTAAAAAAATATCTGAAGCACGAAAAGAACTATTCAAAAGGAATTCTAAGTGAGTCGCCCCAAGCCAACCATTTTAGCTGAGCTTACAAACAAGCAAACATACAAAACCGAGCAAGTACTTGCTTCGGAAGGAGTATGGGCCGTTTACTTTGATAATAAACCAGTTAATCTTAAAACTTCTAATTTATTAGTTCAGTACCCTGGACCTAAATATAAAAAAGTAAGTTTTAGTAATCCAGGTCACGCAATCAATCTTGCCAAAAAACTCAACACACAATTCAAAACTGATAAGTTTAGCGTAGTGTTACTCAAGCAAGGCGAAAAAGTATATCCTTGATATTACTGTGCGTAACAAACTCAAACTTACAGAACAATTAGTAAATCAACTCCCGGAAGAACAACGCATTAGCGTAGAATCAGCTAGAGTATCATGGTGGTATAATTTGCGTCCAACTGGCGGACTTAGATTAACTCAATTAGGTTGGTTTGCTTTAGCCGATACATTAGACCTTGAATTTTATGAATATCGCATTGATGATCCTATGAAGTTTAATCAGCATACAATACTAGACCTTGATAGAAAACTTCAAATGCCTTACTATATTATAACTACTAAAGGTGTACCAAAGTCTATTGTTTTTTTTGGTAGTAAAGAAGCAGTATTAGCTAATTTGTATGGTAGTCTAGAAAAATTTCTTGACAATTATAGCTAACGATGTTATACTTACAATGTAGTAAAGATGGCCCGGTAGCTTAAAAAGTAAAGCGTCGAACTCATAATTCGGGGAGTGTGGGTGCAAGTCCTACCCGGACCACCAAATGTCTTTAAGTAACAAGGCCTACCAGTACTAAATAGATTTATGGAACAGAACAAAAAACCAGTTGAACAGTATTATTACTCTGAAGAAGAGTGGAGCAGATTAGGTTGTGGTCCATTGCCAGCAATTCGGAACCGATCAATACTAAATATACCTACTAATGCTCATTTGAGTTTTAGAGTGGTTAGATATATTAAGTATCACGCTACGCTTGTTTATATCAAATTGGTTGACAAAATAGGTAAAATAGTAGTATAATAGTTTTTAATAAAGGAAGTAAAGTAACATGGCAACAGGTAAAGTAAAGTGGTTTAATGATGCAAAAGGGTTTGGATTTATTACCCCCGATGCTGGTGGTGAGGAATTGTTTGCACATTTTTCCGCAATTAGCACAAATGGTTTTAAGAGTTTAAAAGAGAATCAAGCGGTAACATTCGATGTAGTGGCAGGCCCTAAAGGCAAGCAAGCATCAAATATTCTTCCGCTGTAAAGAATTGTTGTAATTCCTTCGTAGTGAAGGCGCTGTGGACCCGGGTTCGATTCCCGGCATCTCCACCGAAGCATATTACCGAACCGAGTTATCGGTAGCGAGGCCAAAAGCTGTAGTATGTTTCAGTGGGGATGACAAGGTTTCGACATGGTGAGATAATGAAAGAGGCAACACAGTAGGCGATGACTGTAAATCAAGCGAAAAACTTAAATGCAAACGCATCTAAAGGCGAAGTAACTGTTTCAGGTAAGGGAATTCGTTTCTCTGCTCGTACAGCACAACGCCAAACATTAGCAGTTTAATCACTGCTTTGCGGAGTTATCCGTCGAAACAGAAAATAACAGATAGGGGCTTCGACCCCTATTCTTTTGACTTCATTATATGCGTATATTAAACTTAAAAATATGCCAAAACCTAGCAATTTTTGCAGGCCAACGCAAAAAAACAATAAATATTTGTTCAGTAGTATAAACATAAAGGAACTATTAGTATGAAAAAAGTAATTTTAGCAGTAGCATTATTAGCATCAACTACTTTTGCTTTCGCAACTGACGTTGGTGTTTTTGGTGGCCGCAACATGGGCTCTAAACAAGATACCGCAGGCGTTTCTGTTGGTCAATCATTTGGCGCAATTGGCGTTCAAGGAACTTTTGATCGTAGTACTACCAATGCTGTTGATGTTAATCGTTACACAGCATCTGTGAGTTATGACGTTATCAAACTAGGTCCCGTACAAACTAATGTTCGTGCTGGAGCTGCATTTATTGACACACAAAAACCTGGCGTAGGTAATGGTGGTGCTGGATTTATTGGCGCAGGGATTGCCTATCCTGTAGTTAAGAATGTAAATTTGGTAGCTGATTATGCCTACCAAAAAGGTAATAACATTACTAAGGCTTACAATGGCAACATCGTAACCGCAGGTGTTAAGTACTCGTTCTAATTTTTACGAGTTAAACTAAAAGGGCCTTCGGGTCCTTTTTTTGTTGGTAAATATAGAATGAAGATAGTAATCACTGGACATACTGGTTTAGTAGGAAGCAAAATAGTTGAATTATTCCCCAATGAAGAAGTTATCGGGTTAAGTCGTAGTAACGGATACGATTTAACTACAAAGTACGACGAGTGCTTGTCTATAATGAAATCAGCGGACATAGTATTCAATAATGCCTATTCAGGTACTATACAAGCAAATATCATAAAAGATTTAAAAGATTCAAAAGTAACTTTAATTACTATTGGAAGTATTGCTGGATACTATAGCACCAATCCATATCAAGTTAATAAAAAAATAATACACGAAACATATCAATATCATAAACCATTTTATCCAGAAAGATGTTTATTGTTGATACCAGGTTTTCTTGAAAATAATGCTAGGTGCGTTGAATTAGGTCGTACAGTCATTGATGTTAATCAAGTTATTAACGGTATTAAATATTTTTTAGATAATAAAAGAGTCACTATGATAGAATTTGATAATACTAGTAGGAAATTATAATGCTGTTATATCATAAAACAAATTTTGATTTCTCACAAGAAGCTAAAGATTGGTTACTTAACCGATATAAAGATCACTTCAAATTAAATTTCTATCATAATTATGATTGGATTCAAAATCAACTACAACATGAATGGCGAGCATCTATTGCTGGAGAAGAATTATTGTCTTACCTTTCTCAATATAATTGCGATACATCTAATCTGATCATAACTGCTCATCTGGCAAATTTAACAATACCATATTATAGTCGCCCGCACGTTGACGCCGAACAATTATACGGACCTGCTAAAGGTAAAATAACAGTAACTTCAAAATTTAATATAATAGTGCTTGGTAATCCAGAAGATCCTATGCTTTGGTGGACTAACTTTCACCATACAGATAAACGCTTGTACTATAGTAATGTTTTAAATACACGTACTAATCAAGAATTTAGTAGTTTATCTATGCCAGGACACACTAATGAAGAAAAAATGGAGTATCTAGGTCCTGCTACAGATACAGCATCAAATTTACTAACTCCTAGCGCATTTGTACGCACAGATTATATTCATACTATAAAATTAAGTCCTGGACCAAGATTGGTAATTACTGTGCCTTTCGATAAAAGTATAGAAGAGTTAATCAATGTTACTATTCCATAAAACAGATTTTGATTTTTCGCAGGAAGCTAAAGATTGGATACTTAATCGATATAAAAATCATTTTAATGAAAATTTTTATCATAATTTAGATTGGGATCAAAGAAAGTTACAGCACGAATGGCGTGAAGTAAGTGCTGGACAAGAATTATTAAATTATTTGTCGCAATATAATTGTGATACATCCAATCTAATCATAACCGCACATTTAGCTAATTTAGAAAATCAAGGTTATGGAAGACCCCATGTGGATAACGAAAACCATAAAATTTTAAAAAGTAGATTTAATATATTAATAAAAGGTAATCCAGAAGATCCTATGCATTGGTGGACCGATTTTCATCATACTGATAAAAGACTATACTCGATTACTCAAGTAAGTACTCGAACTGGATTACCTTTTACTGGGCTAACTATGCCAGGAACAACAGTAGCAGAAAAAATGGAATATTTAGGCCCTGCTACGGCTGCAGAATCAAATTTACTAACTCCTAGCGCATTTGTACGCACAGACTATGTGCATACCGTACATTTGAGCCCAGGACCGAGATTAGTAATTACAGTGGGGTTCGAAAAATCTATAGAAGATCTAATCAATTAATAGCATATAATGAAAGTTCTGGGCTCGTAAATACTTCTATGCGAGCACTTTGGGACAAACATCCTGAACTTCCTTATAGAGCTGTAGCGCCTTGGCCAATAATAGAAACCAATGGAAATTTAGATTGGATCGCCGCAGTGGATACTATGGAATATTGGCTTGAAACAACAGTAGGTAGACATTACATACACTGGACTTGGACCATGTGGACATTGGATCAACCACACTTATGTGGTGTAAGTTTTGTTCGCGATACCGACTCATCACTCTTCCTTTTAAGATGGGGCAACTAATTTTACCAAAAGTGGTTGACTTTCAATGGAAATATGCGTATAATTGCAACATTAGGTAAATAAAAGTTCAGAGAAGTAAAAAAGAAGGTTGACAAAGAATTAATTAAGCATTATAATAAACATATTATGAAAAATACAAGATTGTCCGTAACGTATCAAATAGCACAAGGTTCAGCACTCTGCTGGAGCCCGGTAGCCTCTTTACGCTCAACAATTCATAATAGTGGCTTTAATATGATTGAGGCAGGGAAAGATTATAGTAGGGTCCAAGAAGGATATGATGATTAAGTAATATTTTAATATCACAAACTTTAAGGACCCGGAACTAAACACTCCGGGTTTTTTGTTTTTAAAAGGAAAGAAAGATGACAATAGATTATAGTAAATTAAATGATCGTATTGTGGAACAGGCTTATAGTTATTCACTCAGTGATGAGCAAAAGCAGAAGTTGATTCAGAATAAGATCGAGCGAGCAAAGGTATTACTTGCTTCGCAGCGTAAAGAAGCTGTTTATTTTCAAATAGAAGATTGACAAATAAACAGTAAGGTAGTATAGTGTGTTATGTGGGAACGAGGTCCACGCTAGGCACTTAAAACATCTAGTAAACGGGCGGCCTGTACGATGAAACTCCTTTTGTGGAGCAAAAAACTACAGCGTAATAAAGCATACTAAAAGACCTGGTCCGTCAATGGCATCGCGGATCGAAGACATGGCGCTTTTCCACAGCGCAAAAATGATTGCCTTAGTATGCTTTATTACACGCTTTCTAAAGAGAGCGTTATATGGGTGGTGAGCGGCACTGGCGACCGCACCTGACTGTAAATCAGACGCCTCTGGCATACTTGGTTCGACTCCATGACCACCCACCAAACAATAACGGAACGGTGGCTGAGTGGCCCAAAGCAACAGTCTGCAAAACTGTAAAGTCGTCGGTTCGAATCCGACCCGTTCCTCCAACAACTATTGCGGGTTGTGATAGCCACACTCCGGTCTCATAAGCCAGGATGGAATAGGGAGCGTTACCCTAGCCCGCAACCAACAAAGGCTCCAAAGTGTTCATGGACGCACACCTCTCTGTCTAAGAGGAAGAGGGAGATCGTTACTCCCTGGAGTCGCCAAGTTATGTCCTCATAGATTACGATTGGCTAGATCAACACCCTTTCAAGGTGTAGGACCGGGATCGACACCCGGTGAGGACGCCAAGTTATACTCTGTTCGTCTATGTTGGTTAGGACCCCAGCCTTTCACGTTGGTAAGAGGGGATCGTCACCCCTACAGAGTGCCAGTTAAAGAAAGATTATATGTTACAAAAATATAGCTGTAAAATATGTTCTACGGTATTTACACATAAAGAAAAAAGAATCTATTGTGGCAAGCATTACTTAGAAGGAATGCATCAAAGTTACATAGAACGGTGGAAGTCTGGTTTAGAAGATGGCCTTCGAGGCAAACATCAAACTAGTATGTATATACATCGTTATATAAGGGCAAAACAAAATAATAAATGTCTTATTTGTGGTATCGAAGAACATAATGGTCTTCCGCTATATCTAGAATTAGATCATATCGACGGGAATTATAAAAATAACAAAGAAGAAAATTTAAGGGCAATATGCCCAAACTGCCATAGTCAGACGCCTACATATAAGGCTAAAAATAAAGGAAATGGTAGAGACAGAAAATAGCCCTTGTATCCTTAGTGGTAAAGGTCCGGTCTTGTAAGCCGGGTTCGGTGGTTCGATTCCATTCTGGGGCACCAGTAACAATCTGTGTGTAATGTCAATCTGGTAGACGGCCTGATCTGGAGTCAGGAGGCTGTAGGTTCGAATCCTACCTCACAGACCAAAAACAATTCCCTGATAGCTCAGTTGGTAGAGTACGTGACTGTTAATCACGGTGTCGCTGGTTCGAGCCCAGCTCGGGGAGCCACAATATGGAAGATAATGCAGCGGGGATGGTCCTGCGACTGGCCTTGAAAACCAGGTCCTGGTGAAGAGCCGGGTGGGGTTCGACTCCTCTGTCTTCCGCCAAACAATTAAGGAAAGTTGGCCGAGCGGCAAGGCAACAGATTGCTAATCTGTCATTCAGCAATGGGTGGATTGGTTCGACTCCAATACTTTCCGCCAATAACAATATGGTAGATAGCACTGGTGTGCGGCCGGGTTTTATAAACCTGGGAGAGTGGTCAGATGGGCTGCAACGGATAGGATCATAACCTATATCTACTACCAAACATGGGTCTTTAGCTCAATGGATTAGAGTTCTAGTCTTCGAAACTAGCGGTTGGGAGTTCGAGTCTCTCAAGACCCACCATGCCTCAATAGCTCAGTTGGTTAGAGCATTGTGTTGATAACGCAAGGGTCCCTAGTTCGAGTCTAGGTTGAGGCACCAACATTAAATAGTAGTACAACGTCTTGGTAGTGTAACGGTAGCATCGCAGTCTCCAAAACTGTTGGTCGGGGTTCGAATCCCTGCCGGGACGCCAAATAACTTAAGAAAGAGAATAATGAAGTTTAACATACCACAAATCAAAAAGTTTATAGATGCTCAAGGTCCAGACACTAAGATTTATATTGGTGTGGACTCTGAACGAATTAAGCGTGGCAAAGAATGGTATGCTGACTATACAGCCGCTATTGTTGTACATATTGACGGTAATCACGGTTGTAAGTTATTTGGTGAAGTGACTAGAGAACGAGATTATGACCGTTGTGATAAACCTAATACTAGATTAATGACTGAAGTGTTTAAGGTTAGTGAATTGTATTTAAAATTAGCAGAAGTATTAGAAGGTCGTGCTGTAGAAGTACATTTAGATATTAATCCTAACGAAATTCATGCTAGTTCTAATGTTGTAAGTCAAGCTATTGGTTATATCCGTGGCGTATGTAATGTAGAGCCACTAGTTAAGCCACAAGCGTTTGCGGCTAGTTATGCCGCAGATAGATTAAAAGGTTTAAAAGTAGTAAATGGGTGAGTGATGTAATTGGTAGCCATGCTGGTCTTAGAAGCCAGTGCCGCAAGGCGTGAGAGTTCGAGTCTCTCCTTGCCCACCAAAATATTTGACAGTAATAAATTATTACTATATAATACTGTTATGATTATAGTAGAAGAATTTATTAAAAAATCTCGCGAAGAACGCAGGGCTCACTTAGACTTATCCGAGCCTTGTTGTGAACGCGGCGGTAACTCTACTAATCATAAAGGTGTATTAGCACAATATTTAGATACAACTATTCCAAGCGGGCGCATACTGTTGTGTCATGCTTGTAATAATAGTAAATGTAGTAATCCAAAACATTTGTATTGGGGCACTGATTACGATAATATCATCATTGATGGTAAAGAGTTTGGGACACATAAAAATCCTTTTGAACGCCGTGTTGAAAAATATGGTTTAGAAAAAGCATCTGCTATGAATAGCAAAGTAATGTTAGGTAATACTAATGGATCTGGAAATAAAGGAAAACCAAAGTCGGAAGAACATAAGGCAAAAATTGCCGCTAACAGAAAAGGTGGTAAACCTAAAGGTTGGCGCAAGATAGATCAAACGCCCGGGTGATGAAATGGTATACATAGAAGACTTAAAATCTTCCGCTTTAAAAGGCATGCCGGTTCGAGTCCGGCTCCGGGCACCAATATAACGCGAACGGTTCGATTCCGGCCCGAGGTACCAAAGTATTAGAAAGTAACATTTTCAGTTCTAGCAATAGAACTAAGTCTTGGACACGCAGACTTTAAAGCGAGGTGGGAGTAGGTGGAAGCCCTACACAAAATTTGAGGCAGTTGATGGGGGTAGCGTAAGCTACGGTGCAATGCCTCAATGTAGTAACGTCGTAACTCATCCTGAAGGGCCCTGCCGTTACGACACCAATGCGGGATTAGTTTAATGGTAAAACAGCAGATTTCCAATCTTCGGTCAAGAGTTCGATTCTCTTATCCCGCTCCAAATTAAAGGAACTTATGAGTTTTTTGAAGGATGTAGATTATCAACCCGTAGTTGATTGTTTAGTTAAACTTGGCAAGCAACTTAATAAGCCATCTTATAGATTTCTCAAAGGCGAAGTTCTAGCATTAGCATTAGAGAAAGCAACAGACGGAAGATTAAAGTATGTTGACCAGGAAGGATATGATAGCATTGATTTAGAAACTAATACAAAATATGAATTTAAATCAGTAGCTGATATGTTTTCACCGAAGAATACAATTACAGGACGAGTTTCACTTCAAAATACTAATAAGTCTAAATTTAATCAATCATTTGATTATTTGTTATGTATTCAGTCAGCCCCGCATAAGTTTGCTATATCGCAATTATCGTGGGACGAATGTAATAGGAATCTTGAAACAAAAAGCGGGCAGTTTAATTTAAAACCAGGACTGCCTGTTGCTAATTGGATATGTAAAGATTCTACAGTAGTAAATAACTTACAACCTATTACATTAGATGTTAGGAAGTTATTAGAAAGTATTTTATAAATTTGCGGGTATGGTGTAATGGTAACCCGAGACCTTGCCAAGGTTTAGTTGAGAGTTCGATTCTCTCTACCCGCTCCAAAGTAATTAAAAATTATGAATAACGGAAAATATTATACAGAATCTTATAAAGCTGGTCAAATAGCAAAAGTAAATAGAAAGTATGGTCCAGTAAAAGATCATACTAAAATTTGCGGATGCTGTAATAAAGAATTTGTTTGGACTGGTAGACAAAATACCAAACAATTTGAAACAGCTAGATTTTGTAGTAGAAGTTGTGCTAATAACAGAAGCTCTTGGTGGAAAGACAATGCCACACATTATGCGACTATAGCAAAACAGCATCACGAACACAAGTGTATTATTTGCGGGTTTGACAAGATTGTTGCTATCCATCATATTGATGAGAATAGAAAAAATAACAAGCCCAGTAATTTAATACCGCTATGCCCAAATCATCACGAGATGGTTCATAGCAAATGGAAACACGAAGTATTGCCATTTATTAATGAATGGCAAAAGAATTTAGGGCTGTTGGTATAATTGGGAACACACCTGCCTTGCACGCAGGAGTAGGGAGTTCGACTCTCCCACGGTCCACCAATCTATCGCGGGTTGGAGAAGGAGTATCTCGAGGGTCTCATAAGCCCTAGTCTCTGGTGCGATTCCAGAACCCGCAACCAAACTGTTGAGGTATAGTGTAACGGCAGCACCGTGCCCTTTGAAGGCATTAGTCTAAGTTCAAATCTTAGTACCTCTACCAAATGCCTCGTTAAGTAAACGGTATACTGCCCTCCTTACAAGTGGGTCTCGGTGGTTCGACACCATCACGAGGTACCAATTTTAGAAAGTGAATATGTTTAAAGTTTATTATACTGTGGATAATAAACCACACGCAGAAGTGTTTGATGATTTAAGTATGGCATTATCTGCGTCTCAATTCCATCGTAGCCTTGGACATACCTTTGTTACGATGTGTAGTGAAAATCCTAACTGCACGAGTAAACTAGGAGTAGACGAAGTAAAAGATGTCGACAACTATGATGGTTGGATATCAAGAGGTAGAGCACCCTAAGCTAACCTAGTGGAAGCGCCAGCTCTAAGAGCTGGATGGCTTGGAGCGTAACCAAGAGGGTGCACCATAGACATATTAGGTGTGGCCTTAGTGTTAGCGGTTAGCACCTCGGATTGTGATTCCGATAGGGTGGATTCGAATTCCACAGGTCACCCCTAATATGTTTTAAATTTTAAAAGGAGAATGGCATGGTTTTAAACAAGCTAGTTGGAAAACGCATTAATGGTATTTTCCTAAACGAAGACCATGATAGAGTTGCATTTCGTACCATCGAAGGAGAAGTATTAGGATTTTATGTATGTGGCGATTGTTGTAATACTGTTTACATTAATCACTTTCAAGGTAGAGATGTAATTGGAGAAGGTAACACTTTTGATTTGCTACGTGGTGCGTTAGTTACTGCTGTAGAAGAAAAAGAGTGGGTCAATGTTGAGACAGATGACGAATACGCAGAAGTAGTCGAAGATGGCTTCTTTACTATTCGCACTAACCGTGGATATATTGATTTTGAAGTACGCAACGAACACAACGGTTACTACTCGGGCCATATTGAAGATTGGACCGATGTTGTAAATTTAGAGGAACTAGTTCCACTAACAGATTTTTAAAGGAGAAGTAAAATGAAAGCAAGAAATATATTTGCTGTACTAGCAAATAAACGGAAAGCGGGCTCGCACCGCAAGAGCAATAAAGCTCTACGCAAGCAAGAAAAACAATCCAGGTGTGATGAAACTGGCTATCATATTCGGCTTTTACCCGAACTTTCAGAGTTCAAATCTCTGCGCCTGGACCAGTTTATATTGAAGCACATTAATCCTTAGTAGTGGCACCATATCTGACCGGTATGGGCTTCCGCTTGTTGGAGGAAGGTAAATGAATCCGCTCGTCACGGTTCTTCTAGTGTGTTTCAATATAAGCTGGCGTTAGTACAATGGATAGTACAATCGGCTTCTACCCGATGAATATGGGTTCGATTCCTGTACGCCGGACCAAAAGATATAATTTTGGCAATATTATTGTCAACTTAGTGTAACTCTTAAGCGTTAATATAGTATGCTTAGGAGAAACTCATGTATACCCACCCTGTTACAAGTATTAACACTCGCGACTTTAGTAATAATAAGCCAGAAAAGCTCAGCCGAGTTGGCACAGTCTTTGGATTCCAATCGCTTAGAATGGGTTGCCCCAACTGCGACAGCAAACGGTCGGGTCCGTGCTATCATCACAAGAACGAAGGCAAAACTACATCTACCTAAGCGACCGTTAGCTCGTGTATTTTTAAATGATAACGATGATGACTATTACGATGAAACTCCAGAGTTTCAAATTGGATATCGTCGTCCAGAGCTAGTCGACCAAACAGCTGATGTACAAGACATTTCGGATGAAATGAAAATTAGACTTGTGTTAGCAAGAAAAAAGGCTTTAGAAAAATATAAAGAGGTTTGGGGATAATACTCTACGCCTTTTTTCATTTACGGAAATGTAGCTTAGTTGGTAGAGCAGGTCCTTCATACGGACAAGGTCGGGGGTTCGAATCCCTCCATTTCCACCAGAATTGACAAAAAAATACTTTTATAGTATAATGTTTTATTAACTTAGAGAAAGGAGCATAATATGCCAGCAGTATTTTTAGTTAGCGATACACACTTTGGTCATGCCGGTGTATGTCGCTTCACTCGTAGTGATGGGGTTACAAAACTTCGCCCGTGGGACTCTGCTGAGGAGATGGATGAGGCCATGATTACAGCATGGAACGAAAGAGTACGACCTAACGACAAAGTTTACCACTTAGGTGATGTTGTTATGAATCGAAAAGCATTGCCTATTATGGATAGACTTAACGGAGACAAGGTTCTTATTCGTGGTAATCACGACATTTTTAAAGATGAGGACTACCGGAAATACTTCCGTGAACTTCGTGCATATCATGTGATGAATGGAATGATTCTTAGCCATATTCCTATTCATGAAGAATCGCTAGGTAGATTTGGTTGCTCAATCCACGGCCACCTCCACGCCAATCGTGTAATGAAGCCACGCGGAGTTGATGCCAAGACCGGCAAAATTCTATATAGCGACGAGATTGATCCACGATATTTCAATGTGTCCGTTGAACAACTACCCGACTTTGCTCCAATCTTATTTGAAGATGTATTAAAGAGGATTAAAGAGCAGGGAGGGGAAGTCGGATTTAAGAATGGGAATGGACCCGTAATGTAGTCCTTCCTCGGGTCCATTCCGGGCCATGGCTCAACAAGCCGTGGAAAGATTGGCCACCAAACAATAAAACTGTAGCCAAAAAGCCACATACCCACCCTGCCTCTCACAGAAGCACACTTTAGTGGGTTTTTACGACTTGACTCTTAATACTGAAGATAGTATAATAGTAGCATGAGTCAACTACTATACCCACATCTTTGTATTGCTGTAGATACCGAACCGTTTTATGCGGATTTGGTGCGTCGCTATACTAGTCTAGGCACAGGTAAGAATCAGGACAGACTTGAGATCCGTAAAGAAATCGCTCAACGATGCGAAGGCATGAGTCAGTGGTTAGTTGATCATGGCTATCAGTGTGGAACCGATTATCAGCAGACCGAATTGGGCTATAGATTTGCTTCCGAGCAGTTGGCAACCTTTTTCCGTTTGGCCTGGAGTTAACGATGATTAGGTATTCTACAAATTGGATGGGTGTTATTAACTTGCAATGGTATATAGATCGCGGATTGACCAAACGGGTCACCCGAACACTAACAGAAGATTCCAAACTCACTGGCAGAAAAGCTGGTGAATCATTTGAGTATGATGAGATACTACAAAGTTATTCATGTGGTCGTATTGATTGTTGTGGCACAGGGTTAGGTCCGTGGGGTGCGGAAATTGGTGTTGATCCTATGAAAGATTCATCGTGGGCTCAATTTGGTAAATGGTTAGAAACTATTGAAACTGATGACTTGTGGACTATGGACCAATTGGTTGAACAGTATGAAAAAACAAATCCTAAAATTGAATGGTGGGTAGAATAATGGGCACAGCAACTACACGAATTCGAGCAGGTAATTCAGCCGCCTGGTATTATACATACGCATTTTGTGAAGAGAACTTTGGACCGGCTGGAGTTCAAAAAGGCCGCCGTTGGTTTGCTAGATTGATCACCCCGGTTACAATAGAAGCATATCACGACAAGAGCTGGGGCAGGACCCGGCACCGCCGCAGTCCTGTGGCTGACCGGTCCGAAGATTACACCGTGGTCTATTTTAGAGATCCTGCAGATGCTGTATGGTTTAGACTAAAATTTGGAACAGAACAATGGTAATGAACGCAAATGAACTAGCTGATGAAATAAAAACCATGCTTGCCGGCGCAGAATCCTACTATGGAAATGCTGAAGCATATTTAATAAAAGCTGAGGCAAAGCTACGCCAGCTACAAAAGGAACGAGACCTGCTGTTCTCGGCACACTCACACGAAATGGTTCGAGCAGATGAATTACAAATTGAAGTGGACCGGTTGACCATGTTGGTGGAAGCAATGACCACTGAATGTAATAGATTATATCGTGTCATTGAATTGAATGGAAAATTAATATGAACGAGAAGATTAAACAACTTGCCCTTGATGCTGGCATAGGATTTACACTTTGGGACGATAGTGGCAGAGAAATGATAGACAACTATACTCCTGAAGAATACTTGGAGAAGTTCGCCGAGTTGATTGTTAAGGAATGTGCTTTACTGTGTGTTAGCCGTCCAGGACCTGGCGATGATGTTAGAAGTAGAGAACATTGTAGCGAACAGATTTTACAACATTTTGGAGTTGAAAGATGAACGAACGAATTCGAGAACTTGCTGAACAGGCTACAACTTATATTGAGCCAACATCAAACAGCGGCGAAGGTTGGATTTTTGATAAAGAAAAGTTCGCCGAGTTATTGTTTAATGAAATCGCTAATACGGCTGTAGTTAGCGACGGCATGTTTAACGGAAACGAGCGTCGTTTATCTGTGGAACTGCGGTTAGGTGATATGGTTAAGAAAATTTCAGTTTTCGGAGTTGAAGAATGAACGAGAATATTAAAAACCTTTGGGACACGGCTTTAAAAGAGTTTTCAAAGGAACATCAGTTTGCTACCATTATGCTTCCCGAGCCCTTAAGAGAAAAGTTCGCCGAGTTGCTGGAGAAAGAGTTTGAAGCCAAATACTTTAGCGCAGGCTACATCCAGGGTCGTAGCGATGGAACAATTGAAACTGTTCGGGAATGTATAGGAGTGGTTGACCAAAAGGATTACCAATCGTGGGATCAAGAATGGCGAGAAGAATTGTCTAATAGTATTAAACAACATTTTGGAGTTGAAGAATGACTGATACAGAGTATGTAGAGAGAATGAGTTGGTGGTCTATTCCTTATGGTATATCATGGATAGTTTTAGGTGTATTACATTTTTTAGGATACTTTTAATATGAACGAGAAGATTAGAGAACTAATGCTCGAAGCAGGATTTGCTGCTCCGGAACTTGCTGGCCGTGCTAACTTGTTAGCAGAATTGATTGCCCGTGACATTTGCAAGATTATTAAAAGTCAGAAAATTGCTGAACCAGCTGCCGGCTATCAAGACTGGGAAAACGGATACAATGCATCAGTTACTCACGCAGTAGAACAAATTAAACGACAATATCAGAAAGCAAAATAAAATGGCCGTAAAATCATGGTTTCTATCAGTAGTAGATACATCAACTCACAAGCCAGTTATACATAAAATGTTCTTTACTGCACCCGAGATGAATAAGTTTATTAAAGAACAAAACATCGTCGAAGAATATAAAAAGCCAGCTTTCTGTATTGTTAAAGAGAATTATTAATGAACGAGAAATTTAACGAACTCTCTGCATTAGCACAAGAAAAACTAATTGACCCTATCACTGGCGAAGAATACTATTCATTTAGTAGAATGAAATTCGCCGAGTTAATTGTGCGGGAATGTGTTAGTGTTACTGATGATTTAGTAAATCGTAATGTAGATGGCAGTTGGACCAGCAATGAACTATACACAGATTACAATGGTGCTTTACATGAAGTTAAACGAAGAATTCAAGACCATTTTGGAGTTGAACTATGATGGAATATTTACAATACTACTTGCCCTATGTGGCGGGCTATATCATTGGCTCCGTAATAACCTATTTTATTATGAGGCAACGATAATGGATCAACAAGTTAAAGTCGTGGGATTTTTGTTTGGTGTAGTGGCCACTATTATGCTGTTCTTTGGTGGCTACAGGTTAGGACAGCGTCAGACAGGAGCCGAAGGTGGAACTATAGGATTTAGGAACGGCAACGGTCCCGCAATGTAGTATTGCCCCGGTGGCGAAATTGGCAGACGCACTTCTCTCAAAAGGAAGAAGGAAAAACCTAGTTGTGAGTTCGAATCTCATCCGGGGCACCACCACTAAATAGAGTACAATGAATATTACTTGCGGACCAAAAGACGACCAACGCACTATATCAATTACTCTTCCTAAAAAGAAATCTAAAATAGGAGTATTAGTTAGCGGCGGCACAGACAGCGCAATCTTATATTACTTGCTATTATTAGAAAACAAACTAAGAGGTAATGTACACGAAATACTGCCTATCTCTATAATGCGTAAAGAAGGATCTAGATATTGTAGTAGCTTAGTTGTTGGACACATCAATCCGCTATTTCAATTGCCATTCCAAGATCCACAGATAGTTGGCGACAATACTCTCCCAGAAGAACAACAAGTAAAATCGGCAGTAGACGAAGCTCTTACATTAGGGTTTAATATAGTATATGCTGGCGTGATAGAACAGTTGCCACAACATATGGTTAATTGGGAGCCAATACCTAGCAGAGAAACCGCTAGATTTAAAACCCCATTTCAGAAAATTAATAAAAGTCATATCATAGATATGATATGTAAACTTAATCAACAAGTATTATTTTATATTACTCATAGTTGTGCCGATGAAAAATATCAAGTAGGCAGATGTAATGTTTGTAACGGTTGTACTGAAAGAGCGTGGGGCTTTGCTCAACTTGATTTAACTGACCCTGGTACTATATAACTTTTTTATTACATGAAGAAGCAACGGGTAGTTAAGCGGTAACGGAGTTCTTTTAGTTGGCGATTTAAATTCTTCAAAATCTTCGTAATATAATTCTAAGTCGGCAGAAATCTTACTGATAATCATGTTATCAAATTCAACACACTCAATACTTTTATTAACTCTATCTATATTAATTTCAATATTATGTGAGGCTAAATTATTACAAGTGTTATCATCAACATCCTTATAATCCCATAAATCTCTTTCATTTGCTACATAATGACTTGCTGTTTGTTCTATAATATCTTTACGAGTTATTTTAATTTTGAATACTTCGTTAGAAAACATTTTAGCAATAACATGAGATGGATAGACATTTAATGAGGTGCCCATTAATTTTAAAATATAATCATCATTGCCACTGTCGAATCTATCCATAAAATTTTTCATTTCGTCAACAAAAAAATTAGGTTCGTTATAATATTTAAGATTAGGATAAAGACTTTCCAAATGATGCCCTAGCGCAGTACTACCAGTTCTAGGACTAGCAAATATAATAATAGGTTTTTTAGTAGCATTAATATTAATCATATAAACAAATCTTGAAATTTATCAATTGCTTCTTGCCAAGTTATATTTTTACTATAGCATCGTAAACTAAAAGCGTACCTTCCGTTATATCCCGAAGGACGATGTGGAACCGACGCATCTGTTAAGTATGCTCCCGGCATAGTTTTATAAACTTTAATTGGTTCTACTTTGGCAAAACATTCACTTCGCTTACTACCTATATCATCATATTCTGCTGGGTGCTGATCCACATCTTCGGGTCTCCAGTATTCCATAGTACCGTATCCGTTGTATATCCAATTAATGCCCCATACGCCAGGTCCGTCAATGTGTATTATTCCTTGATAATTATTTTTATAGAAAAAGTTAACAAAATCCCATTCAATACCACGCCATGATAACCATTCGGGTTTAACTAGATCTTTGGGATGGTATTGTTTGTACAATGTTTTGTCTTTGCCTATTAGTAATTCTTTCTTTCCAAAATCTGTAAGAATTTCATCTAATGGTGGCAAATCCAATTTATACATAAATTCAGTCATGAACTATTTATTAGGTAATAAATACTGCTATGGAATTATACAAATTTTTAACAATAGATAATCAAGAACTTATATCAAATAAGTTATACGATTATGTAGTTAACCATACAACAATACTTGAAGACAAATACGATTGGAATACGCTTAATCTAGAAGAGGTGTTGTCTTTTGTTCCTGAGTTAATAGATTCTTGTGCTAAATTAGTTAATTGTCCCATTAAAATGATTTCTATAATACACAGAACGCCAGGTGACGATGGCAAAATTCATATTGATCAAGGTCCTGCCAAATATAGACTGTTAATGCCTGTTAAAAATTGCCAAGGTAGTTATACAAAGTTCTATGCCTTAAACGGTAATCAAGTAGAAGAACGATTCAATCCCAACGGTAATAGTTTTTTAACTATATCCGCAGTTAATCCAATGCCAGAAATTGGTTCTATTGAATTAATTCAACCTGTTGTGTTTAATTCAAAAGTACCGCATGGAGTTTATACTAATCCAAACTTAACTGAGCCAAGATTAAGTGTTACTATTGGTTTTGGTGATTACCCGATTCATTTAGTTTTAATGAATTCAGAAAATACAGTTACAGCTTCTTGAAAAGTTAATCTTTCTTTAGTACTGATTGTTTCAAATACCAGACTTATACAAAATCTTTCAGTATCACTATTAACTACTCTGTGAGGACATCCTACTTGTACTAAACTAGGTTGTCCTACTTTTTGTGAATGTACTAACTCTACTTCTGGTTCATTATAATATAAAGCGTAAGATTTAATAGCTGTAGTATTAAGAACTGTGGGCGTATAATTTTTGTTTGTTTTGTACCAATACATTGTGCCGTTGCCATAAACCCAATTTAATTTAGCATAGTCACCTGCTACTTCTGTATCACTATGTATATTCCCGCCACCATAAGGTTGTCTATAAAAAATTTCAACTAATCTTACAGCTAACCCCAGCTTATTTAAAAATTCTACTAGCTCAACACTTAGGTCACTAATATTAATTTGAAAATGTCCTGTTAGTTCGTAATTTTGTTTTAAAAATTCAACAGGAGATAGTTCTGATTTGAACAGTGGTAAATCTAGGCTAAGATCAACACAATAATTATTCATATAATAGATATTCTATATCTTCGACAAACCCCATTGTAAAAGATATGCGTGGATTATTTGGATTATTACTCACTACTTGATGCGGTTGATCATTTCTAAATATCAAAGGTTTATCAAGATAATATTGATCAACATGAGTACATTTAGATGGATCTAATTTCAATAACGGGATACCATTAGGTTGTAAAACTTTTTCAGGTGCCGCGCTAGTAGTAAAAAACCTAGTTTCGGTATTTTCACAATTTAATACTGGTATGATTATTCTACAATTAGAATTTATGTCGTGGTCTATGTGTAAAGTTCCGGTAGCATAATCGCTAACAAAAAATGCCGCATATCTTAATGTAATGTTTAAAGGAGCTAGCATTTCGCTTAATTCAGGCACATCTTTTAAAAGGTCAGTTAAGTCAACTGATTTCCAAGACGAAGTTCTTTGGTCCACTAAAAATAGTTGACTGTGTTTGTTTATGTAATCGTTTAATTTTGCGGAAACTGTTTCAAAATTTAAATCTAAGTATTTGTAATATTTCATCTTAGTGTAATAGCATCAATGGGTGGCAGTACAGGATCAGTATCTAATGTTTCCCATGCCCAGGGCATTAATCTAATGCTAATACCAATCGCTGGACTATCACTAGTATTGCGTAAAGCATGGAAAGTACCAATATCACTTAAAAATGGTTTGTCACAAACAACGCTTTCAATTTCCTTAGCATACTTATAATGTATCATAGGAACTGTTTGCCAGTTTTCTGATTCTCCGTAGTAAAATATTTTTGAAGGATCGGCAGGTTCAAACCAAGACCATATTAAATTCTCACAATTCTTCAAAGGTAAGAATATACATCTGTGTAGTTTTCCTGGATCTTTAGTTTCTTTGGGTTTGTCTGAATGTATGTTTATAGCTTTGTTGGGCGGAAAGTACACTAACATAATTCTTCGTCTATCAATTTTAGACACATTAACTTTTAATAATTCTAAAATTTTTTGTTCAGTTTCTTTGTTTATAGGAACCACTTGTTCGCGATCCTTATTTTGTATTGTAATAATAGATAAGATTTCTTCAATTGGTGCCGAATCCCAATTGATTAATTTATAGTGGTCCATAAAAATATTTATATAAATATCACCATGCCAAATGATAACTTACTCTTTGCTAGTGTGAATTTAGTTGCTCTAGATCAAAAAGAGGCGGCTGAACAAATTTTAAACATTCCAGACAGATATAGTTTTTGGGACGACTATAGACATACCAAAATGATTCCTTTAATGAGCAAAGGTGGCATGATAGCGTCAAATAGTTTGCCGGGAGAATTTAATTGGAACGCCCATACTCCAAAACTTATTAGCGATTGGTTTGATAATGTAGTATTTCCGTGGATGGGCATGAAGTCTAGAGTTATGGCATTAATTACGCAACCTGGAGTAGCTAACTACGAACACATAGATTGTGATCCACACGAGCTTAATACCAAACAGCACAAATTTAGAATTATATTACAAGGGCGCACTGATACTTTATATTTTATAACCAAAGATGGTAACAAGTACGCTCCAAGTGCAGAAGGTCCTTTTCTAATGGACGGTGGCTGGGCTCATGGTATGGTTAATACTGCCGACGAAGTTAAGGTTACATTAGCAGTCGGTGCTCCGTGGACCGGAAACGAACAATATAATAATATCGAAATACTAATGAATCGTAATGATTACGAAATGCCCAAAGACCTTACCCCTTATTGGAAAAAATGACTTTCTTTCACAAAACAGATTTTGCTTTTTCTGAAACTGCTAGACAGTGGATATTGGATCGATACGAAGAAAGATTCAATCGAAAATTCTTTCACGACTTAGATGTTACACAGTACGAATATCAAAACGAGTGGCAAAATAGTTTAGCAGGGCAAGAATTAAAACAGTTTTTATCTAAATATAACTGCGACACAAGTTACTATGGCATAAATGTATTTGTTAGCAATATGCCTTATGCTATTAAAAGTAATCCACATATGGACGCAAAGTTCAGCAAGGGTAATGCTTACAAAATTAAATCTCGATTTAATGTAATGGTTCAAGGTAATCCCCAAGACCCAATGGTTTGGTGGGGCAATATGGAATACGGCGATTCTCGACTAGTTGATTGGAAATTTCATAGTATTACCGGACAAGAGTATGTAAGCAAAGCAATACCAGGATCCAATCCAGAAGAGCGGTGGGAATATCTAAAAGAACCTACATTATCCGTTCCAAATTTATTAACTCCTAGTGCCTTTGTAAAAACCGATTGTGCCCATGCTGTAGTATTAAGCGAAGGGCCCAGATTAATTGTTACAGTAGCAATAGACAAATCGGTAGACGAAATCATCAAACCGCTTGACTAACATCGAGTATTGTAGTATAATATAACTTACATAAAAGGAACCATCATGGCAAAACCACAACAAACAGCATCAGAACTTTCGCGCACATTAGCGGGTCAATGGTCTAAAACTGAAAAACGAGCAGAAGCTAGTCGCCAAATTATGGCTAGTAAGAAAAAGACTTATGAAATCCTTAAAGCATTCCGTAACACACAATTTTTAACAAAGTAATCCAACCACTATAAAGGTATATATGAAATTAGTACAACAACCACTAACTGGCGATAAAATTGTTCCACGCTTGGTTCCAACCAAATATGATCCAACGGACACCACCGGGCGCACATCTGAAGCGGCTGCTAAAGTCGTTGGCCGATATGAATTAATTTCAATTGGTGCCGCTCGTATTCGCGAATTGCGTACCGGACATACTCGCAAGGTTAAGTCGGCTTATGGCGATTTAGTTACAGTACTATTAGAAATTGAAGCAGGCGAGATCGATGCTGGAGAGTACTTACTAAAATCTACAGCGCCGCCCAAGCGTCATAAGTAAAAAAGAATTACGGAGAGCTGGCCGAGCGGTCGAAGGCACCCGCCTACTAAGCGGGCATGGATCTAAACAGTCCATCTGGGGTTCGAATCCCTAGCTCTCCGCCATAATCTTAAATATAAGATGAATCAGTTTTATACTCAAACTACATTACCTGCGCCAAACATAAATTACAAAAAAATATGGCCTAATAGTCCTACAGATATTACAGATAATATTCCGCGATGGAGAGCTTACCCGTTAATAGGTGCTAAAAATTTATTTTGGACTAAGGAAATTAGAGAGAGTTTGTCAGCTGAAAATATTTTTCCTACTGTAGTTAGAATTTTTAGATGGCGACCCAATGGATCTTTTCCTTGGCATATCGACGGAACTAATTCAGAAACTACTATGTTTGCTATCAATTGGGTATTAGAAGGCACTGGCCTTATTCAGTGGAATTCAAAATTAATATTACCTAAACCTGATAAAAATTATAAGCATTTGGCGGCTGGTACCAAGGATAGTACTCTACATGATACATACGAGGAATCAGCATTTGGACATGGCTGTTTAGTTAACACTACTATACCTCATAGAGTTGTTAATAACAGCGATGTACATAGAATCACATTATCGATACAATTTGGTAATCATTTTACTTACAAAGAAGTTCGTGAAAAATTATCAGCACTTGGATTTATAGCATAATTATTAAAATAGAAAGAACTCATGTTTATACATTTAACTTCAGCATCTACCGAATTCAACAACAAACCTCTTGCGCTTAACACCGATGTAATAGTTTCTATGATCATGGATGATGTAACTAATCCTGACGGTAGTATTGATCGCAAAACTTTTATATTTTGCCCACCATACGGTACTTGGGAAGTTAGAGAATCCGTAGACGAAATTTTAGCCATGATCAACATCGCTAATAAGTAAAAATAACAAAGGAACTTACATGGCAACCAAAGGTGGAAATCAAAAAAGTCGTAAAGCAGATCCAATGCGTACCAAGAATGGTAAAGAGCGTTTGGGTCCGTTGAACATTGAGCAATTAGAAAAACTATTATCAAACGCTCGTAAAAAGAATATTGCTAAAATTCATCGTAGAATTAATGAATTAAAAAGTCGTCCAGGATTCGTCAAAGCAGTAGAAGCAGTATCCGCAGAAGCGGTGGTGGAGTCGGTAGTAGAGTAAGTAGTACAATTCCCTGATAGCTCAGTTGGTAGAGTAACGGACTGTTAATCCGCAGGTCCCTGGTTCGAGCCCAGGTCGGGGAGCCAAAATTAGAAGTATAGCCCCTTTAATATAATGGTAATATGCTAGATTTGTAATCTTGACATGGCAGTTCGATTCTGTCAAGGGGCACCAAAAAAATTTTAAATATTACAGGTAGAACATAAATAAAAGTAAGGAGTGATATACCATGAAAACTTACACTTGTAAAACTTGTAATACTGAATCTAGATTTAAACATAGTAAAAGTAACATATATTGTTCTATTAAATGTCAATCTGTGGATCGGCAAGCGCAATTTATTAGTAAATGGTTAAATGGCGACGAAACCGGTACTGGAGTTAATGGAACTAAATTATCAATTAAGCGTTATTTGTTGGCCCAACAAGATAATAAATGCGCTTACTGTGGTATTACTGAACATAACGGTAAGCCTATTGTATTAGAATTGGAACATAAGGATGGCAATAGTCAAAATAATCTTCCAAAGAATTTATGTATGATTTGTCCAAATTGTCATAGTCAAACACCAACTTATAAAGGTGCTAACCGCGGCAACGGAAGACACGCAAGACGAGTTAGATATTCGTTGGATAAGAGTTATTAATGGTAACTAAGAAAAATATAGACCCAGGTAGACCCATTAGTCGTCCTATGGCAGCCGAAGTTAAAAATACTAACTGGGGCAAACAATTAACTAAAGCTGAATGGCGCAAGTTAATGAAAAAATTAGATGCTAAGAAAAAGGAACGAGAAATGTCAAAATTATCAGATACACTAGCTAAAGCATTAGCAAAGAAGCAGGGCAAGACTCATGTAGATGGTTCTGAAGTTAATGCTACTGTTGAAAAGAAAGTTAAAGTAAAGCCTTCGGCTGGTCCAGCTAAAAAGCCACCAACCCGTAGTGCTGGTCGTGGCCGTTAATATTCAAATAGCAATTTTTTAACTTCATCAAAATATAAATCTCCGCCAACATTTCTTAATGTTAGTACAGTTCTTGTATTAGTTGATATTGAGTTATCCCAGGAATGATAGATATCAGTATTGAATAAAATACATTCGTTCGCTCCAAATACTGTTGTTTTTACTGGTGCTGGTTCTATAATTGGATAACGAATGCGACTGTACCCATTATATTGTTTTGGCGCTCGACTTAGAGATTCATCACTATACCATTTTGTTTTACAACAATCATCTAATACAGTCAATGTAACATTGATACCGCAACGCATTTTACTCCCGTCTTTATGAATCGATGATTTAATTCCTGGTTCTGTAATAAACAACGCTACACGATTAGAATCAAAATTTATAGAATCTTTCATAGGCATTTTGTTTACATATATTAATAATTTGATCAAGTCCTTGATGGGTAAATCTAATGTAATAAGGGCTACAATCTTCAATAATAGTGTACATTCTATATTTAGCACCCAGGTTGACGACAAATTGATATATTGCTATAATAGCTGTATGAACTTAGAAAATGCCGTTGACATCATCCTCGATTTTTCAGAAGCTAATCAAGTAGATCCTTTGAGAGGGATCGAACTTATGGTTAAGCATTTTCGACAACTTTCGCCCACAGAATTAAGAGCAATACGGGTGTTTATGGATGAATCTAAGCAGGTTGACAATAAATTCATTAAATCGTATAATGTAGTTTAGTAGTTAAATTAATCACTTATAAAGGAAACACAGCCCATGTCAGAAACTAGACAAGTAACATCGGTACAAGCCAAACGCTCTTTGCTCAAGGCTTTCAAACACAAGCGTCCACTATTTTTGTGGGGGCCTCCAGGTATTGGTAAATCAGAATTGGTAGCTGATATTGCTACTGAATTAGGTGGCCATATGATTGACTTACGTCTAGGTCAAATGGAGCCGACAGATATTCGTGGTATCCCGTTTTATAATAAAGAAGTTGGCAAGATGGATTGGGCCGAGCCTATTGATTTGCCATCCGAAGAATTAGCTAGTCAGTATCCAGTAGTTGTTCTATTCTTAGACGAAATGAACTCTGCGGCTCCTTCAGTACAAGCTGCGGCATATCAACTAATTTTGAATCGACGCATTGGCAAATATAAATTGCCAGATAATGTTGTTATGGTTGCGGCTGGTAATCGTGAGTCAGACAAAGGTGTTACATATCGTATGCCTACTCCGCTAGCTAATCGTTTCATTCACCAGGAGATGAAAACAGACTTCGCTAGCTGGCAAGATTGGGCCGTTACTCATAACATCCACAAGGATATTATTGGTTACTTAGGCTCTAATAAACAAGACTTGTATGACTTTGATCCTAAATCTTCAAGTCGTGCGTTTGCTACTCCTCGTAGTTGGTCTTTTGTAAGCGAAATTTTATCAGAAGAAGATGGTGATGAAGATACAATTACTAACTTGATTTCTGGTACTATTGGTGAAGGACTTGCTATTAAGTTTAACGGACACCGTAAGATTGCTGGTCGTATGCCTAAGCCAGAAGACATTTTGTCTGGTAAAGTTACTACCCTAGATGTTAAAGAAGTTTCAGCTATGTATTCTCTAGTTATTTCTATGTGCTATGAGCTCAAAGATGCTGTAGAGAAGAAAGTAGCAGACAAAGACTTCCACACTATGGCAGATTACTTCTTTGCTTACATGATGAAGAACTTTGAAACTGAATTGGTAGTTATGGGTGCTCGTATTGCGTTAACTGTGTACAATCTTCCATTCCAACCAACTAAGTTGAAAAACTTCGATGAGTTCCATAAGAAGTATGGCAAGTACATCTTGAACGCATCAGCTTAATAGCTAACAGGAGGGTGGTGTAGTGTTTGTACACAGGGCTGTGTTCGCACCGCCCTCCTTCCTTTTATAAGTTATGAACTACGAATTTTGCTCCGAACTAGATGCGCCAGAGTTATGTGTTATTATGAATAATAACTGGTGGCAAAAGAATAGAGACTCTATTATTGAGTGGCTAGGGGCTGATCCTAAGGATGTTGGTATGAATGGTGCTATGCTGTTTATTAAAGAACCAGAGCGTCGTACTTATTTTTTACTTCGTTGGCCACAGCAATGAATTATAACTTACACAATACCAAAGATAAGAGAAATTTCAAATATGGTGTACAAGTACACGGTATGTTGAACTTTCATGAAGCTAGGAACTGGTTTAGCCAAACTTACGGTCCTTGTGAAAGTTTAGCCCACGGTGAGAAAATCGATAACGAACATTGGTCGTTTCATATAGTATATCAAATATACATGATATATGTAAAAGGCGATGAAGAATTAAGTTGGTTCAAATTAAAGTACGGACAAGAAGATAATGAATTACTATTATGAAATTCCCGAAAATATTAGTGTATTAGGTCGTCCAGGTGGTGGCTATTATATGCTTACCGATTGTAGTCCGGCGCAAGGCGGTCGTATGAATCATGCTATTCACGATTTTGCTTTTAAAGATGCTATTAGGGTTTGGCTGGAAAATGCCAACGGAGTTACACTAGTAAAGGCTCCTCGTGGTAATACTTCTTGGGGTGAAGTAGATCCAAAAGAATTTACTTGGATTAAATTGAAAGCAAGGAAATTTGGAGAATGATTAATCGCCCTGGTACCCCAGCTATATTAAAAACAAGTAGATTTCAATTAGCGAATAGCCCAGCTAGTCCTTTACCAGGACTAATGATTGTAGATTATAATTGGTGGGCCGATAACGAACGGGAAATACTAAACTGGATGAACGAGCGTTTGCCGCGGGGTATCGAACATCAACAAGGTATGGTATTACAGTTTGATACTGACTTTGATCGTATTAACTTTTTAATGCGCTGGGGACCATGAGCGAAGAATACAGCTATAGTTGGCGGGACTTTCAACATAAAATTGATACTAAAGTTGAATCACTAGAAAAAAGTTTTGAGATGCAACAATGGTGTATGGAGAATTTAGATGACCGTTGGGCTACAACACCTCCTGTTGGAGAACTACAATCTTGGTATTTTATTGACGGCTCCGAAGCCACGATGTTTATGTTACGGTGGGTATAATGGAACGAGATTTAGAAGACGATATGAAAAATTCTCCTTGGTTCATAGAAAAAATCAAAGAGAATCGTTACGCTCAAAATATCTATGCCGCATTATGTAATATGCGCTGGCAGCCACAAGAAGTTTGGCCAGTACTTAATGATGAGTACTGGACTTGTAGTTGGCGTAGTGCCGGCGGCATTGTAGCCGAGTTGCGTAATGATATAGCAGTTGAAGATTATATGGATTGGTACTGTTCAGGAATAGGCGGTGTAGCATCTTATGACTACTTAGAAGATGAACAGCAAATGGCTATAAAGCAGTATGTACCGGAAGGAACTGTTACTGAAGAAGTAGCCGAAGATTTATTAAAATTAGGGTGGACGCCGAGTCCATGGCCCAAAGATGAATAACGATTGGCAAAAAAGACTGAAAAAATTTAGTCAGCAATTACCCGATACAGCTAAAGACGAATATTATAATAGTCAGGCGGCAAGAATAGATACTATTATCGGAGATAGTAAAACTATTTGGATGCAGATTGTATCGGCTAAAAAGGAGTTTGATACTACAGATCACCCACAAGTTGATTTTTATTCTTGGTTAAATGATAACTATGGTGTTAAATTAAAATTAACTCCTAACGGAGAAATGAGTTTGGAAAATGAAGTTACCGATGAACAAAAGTATCTTATTTTTATGTTGAAACATCAAGGAAAATGATAGATTGGAGTGCGTTATTTGCTAAGTTAGTATCTATGATTATGTCATGGGCAGATGCCAGCAACCTACGCAACCGTGTTTATAAGTTAGAAGAAGAAAACGAAATTATGCGTACAGCATTAGATGATATTAGACGAATGGATGTAGAAGGCCGTATGGGTTGGCACGCCAAACGAACATTAGATCAGTTAGAGGGTAGAGAATGAAAATTCAAATTAAACCTAACTTAATAATATTTGAAGAGCCATACGATTGGTCCTATGTTCGGGATCAAATTAAAAAAGATTTTGGTGAGCATATTTTTGCTATTTCTTGGCGCCTTAAAAGAGAACTTGGTTTTACAGTTAGACATCATAAAGCATTAGTCCCTTGGTACGAAGATTCAACTAGATTCAGCTATTCAGATCAAATTCACTTGGATTTTTATAACGAATCAGCATTATCTTGGTTTGTACTTAAATATATAAATGTCCAAACGGAGAATGAACAGCTCATTTAAACTTAACGGTACCATTTATACTATAAAATATGCGTGGCCGCCTGTAAGAACAACTAGCGGCGGTATCGTTTGGCTAACCACTTATTATCAATATTATACCCTACGAAACACTTTAGTAATTATTGACCAGTTCGAATTTACAATAAGAATGATTCGTTATTGACAATAAAATCAATCTGTATTATACTGTAGTATGAATTATAAAGTCACCAAATTAGATCGAAGACATACTTGCTATAATATTATGAAGTATCATGTCGAAATCACACTTGATATTTGGGGTAGCGAAAACAGAGTAGCAAAATTTATGGAGTATCGTAACTGGTGTTGGGATACCTTTGGCCCTGGAGTAGAACGTAAGTGGATTACATTAGGTGTGGGTGAAAAGGGCTTAGAAACACTGAATTCGTGGGCATGGCACACGGAACACAATGAAATGCGATTATACTTCAAATCCGACGCAGAACTAGCACTTTTTACCCTAAAATACACTGGTTGACAAAGAATTCATATAATTGTATAATAGTAGTATAGTTAATAAAAAGGATACAGAATGTCTACAGCAGGTACTACAGCAAACACTAAAGAAAAAGACAAGTACAAAGACTTGCTAGGTCCAATGGACCCTAAGTTAGATGCTATAGTTCGCGAAAAATTGATTACTGCCCGTGTGGGTTTATTGCTTCGTGCTAGCTTCTTTGGTAATTTAGCTACTCGTTTAAAGTTAATCAATGCCGACGAGTGGTGTACTACAGCCGCCACAGATGGTCGTAATTTTTACTACAATTCTCGCTTTATTGAAATGCTTCGTCCAAAAGAAATTGAATTCTTATTTGGACACGAAGTATTACATTGTGTTTACGACCACATGGGTAGACGAGGCGACCGAGACCCAACATTATCTAACATTGCCGCGGACTATTGCGTTAATCAGGACTTGATTAAACATCGTGTGGGTGAAAAGATTACTACCGTTCCTTGTTTATATGATCCAAAATACGACGGTATGAGCTACGAACAAGTCTACGATATCTTGTACGAAAATGCTGAAAAGATTAACATGGAAGATCTCATCGACAAATTGCTCGATGACCATTTGGATGGCGAAGATGACGGCGAAGGTGGTAGTGGCAATGGTGATCAACCAGGTAAAGGTCGTCCCAAATTGTCGCAATCTGAAAGAGATCAAATTCGTGATGAGATTAAAGAAGCTGTACTAGCGGCCGCGGCCGCATCAGACGGTGCTGGTAACTTGCCAGCAGGCATACGCCGTATGATTCAAGATATGACAGCTCCTAAAATGGACTGGCGTGAATTGTTGCGTATGCAACTTGAATCTACCATTAAGTCTGACTTTACTTGGATGCGAGCAAGTCGCAGGGGTTGGCATATGGATGCTGTTATGCCAGGTATGCAATTGGATCCTATGATTGATATTGCTATTAGCATTGACGCATCAGGATCTATTTGCGAAAAGATGCTTAAAGACTTCTTAGCAGAAGTACAAGGTATTATGGATACCTTTCCAGCATACAAGATTCATATTGTAACTTTTGATACTAACACTTACAATCCACAGCAGTATGATAGTGATAACTTGGATACTATCTGCGATTACGAAGTACAAGGCGGCGGCGGTACAGACTTTGACTGTGTATTTGATTATTTTAAAGCAAATGATATCCAACCTAAGCGTCATATTATGTTTACAGACGGATATCCATGCGGTAGTTGGGGCGATGAGTTGTACTGTGATACTGTGTTCATTATGCATGGTACTACTAGTATTGTTCCGCCATTTGGCCAATATGCTTATTACGAAGAAGAAAAGAGTCACTAATGAATTATATGACCAAAAGAATCTTATTAGGCGCAGGATTGACCATTGTTTATTGGGGTTGTTTGTTTAACTACAAAGAAACGACCGAAACTGTGTTACAAGTTCTAGGTGCTTGGTATATTGGACTAAAAATATTTGATATTACTGTATGGTTGTCTCCCAAGGAAACTAATCAATGATTACACAGTTTGAAAAATGGTTATTCCTAGGCATCGGTTTTGTTATCGTTGCTATGATGGTAGGGGGTGGCCTAGCAATGAAAAGTTCTAAAGAATGTAGATTAGAGTTGGTCAAGACTGGTCGTAGTGCTGAAGAGATTGTAAAACTATGTCCATAAACTTTACTGTCGGTGACACTCCTTGGGTAACCTTACGCAAAGGTGATCCTAGTTTTCAACTAAACGGCCCTTATACTTTAGCTAATCGTGCTAGCATCGAAGTTACAGACCGTTGCCCAAAGCATATTGCTGATAATATTGTCTGGGCTGTTGAAAAAGGGTGGGTTAAGGCTATAGCAGTTGTGCCAAAAACTGATCCTACATTAATGTGGGATATGTTAAAGGAAAAACAATGACTGGCTGGGCAACCATAGAGCGTATTCGACGCTTAGAAGAATTAGCCGCTAAATTAGGGCTAAAGATTCGCGAACCAGAGAATCATACTACAGCGTATTCTCATTCTACAGCGTCTTGGACAGGTACATGGATTGACGAAATGTCGGGCGATAATATTAGTTTAACTCCTGTAGATAATCATCATCCTTGCTGGTCGCGAAATGCGGCTGTGTTTACTGGTACCATCGAAGAAGCTAGATACTTTTTACAAGGTATGGAGTTTGTTTATATTACAGACGATGCTATTGGATTAACTAACGATAAAAAACGCAAGGCAGCAATTGAAAAATATGTTGAACGCAGACGCCGAGAGGATGAAGCTAAACAGAAAAAAGAAGAACAGAAAAAAATATGGGACTTATTGAAGTTTGGCAACAAAGAAGAAGATGAAGAGGCACCATTTTAATGAACAGAACTTTGGAATTTTTAATTGTAGCATTGTATAATCTTGCGTTATTAGGTGGCGCAAGTTATCTTTATTATTATAAAGATGGTAGCGGGTGGTTATTTGTACTAGCAATATGCTTTGGTGCTAGTTGGAAGGAAGGAAGAAAGGAAACAGAATGAAGGATTTTTTTGAATTAGTATTTTCAAGTATTATTGGCATTGTATTATTTGTATTGGTAGTTTTTGGATTAAGTTATGGCGGGTACGAGTCATATAAATTCTTTGCGCCTAAATATCGCGCTGTGGATAATCAAGTGTTCAAACAATCTGAACAGTACAACGATGGTATGATTCGTGATTTGGAAAACTTACAGTTGGAATATGTTAACGCAGATAAAGAACATAAAGATGCTGTTCGTGCCATTGTATTACATCGCTTTAGTGTGTATCCAGAAGATAAGATGCCGCCAAATTTGCGTAACTTTTATAACGATTTAAGATCAGGAAAACAATAATGAAAAATAAAATCTTTACAGTAGCACCATTTATTGCCATTTTAGGTTTGTCATGTTTGCTAACAGCTTGCGATGATAATCCAACCTCAACACAGATTGAGCGTCGTAAACAAGAAGAATTAAGCAAACAAGGTGTGGAGTCAGTTGGCTTCCCTGCTATTACTAACTTTGCAGAAAAGCGTATGATGAAAGACATCATCGAGTTGCGTGATCAAAATACGCCAACTACTACTTACATTGTAGACTTAAATGGCAATCGTCATAAACTATGTGACTCTGTTGGGTTTGGATTACCTTATGCTACACAATATACTAACCCACAGCGTATTAGCGATTACGCCCATGGCGTTGCTGCTATACCGCAAGCAGATCCGAATGGATTGTATAGCCCTGCGTCAGCAGAAGGTACTTGGGTATTGTGTGTAAATCCTAAGACTAAAAAAGCAGCTCCATTGTATATTGAGCCTCGCATTATTGTTTCACCTTTCCCACTGGATTAATTATGGAAAAATTTAAATTTTGGTATCTAGTAAATCAAACTAAAATTACATGGTTTGTTATTGGTTGGTTAAGCCTTAATGTTGTTGAATGTCTTGGCCGCGGAGATTATCTCAATGCCTTAGTTAGTGGTGGAATAATTTGGTTAAACTTAGCGTTAAACAAGTAAAAACACTTCTCAGTTTTACCAAAATGCCCTATAAATGGGGCATTTTATTTTTTGTGGGTGCGGATCTTTATTAAATATCTATATGGAAAATACAAATCAAATCACAGTAGCGGATCTAGATGCTGTACGCAACATTTTAGATCTCGCGGCATCTCGCGGAGCATTCCAGGGAGCCGAACTAACACAAGTTGGAGCTGTCTATGACAAGCTCACAGCTTTTCTAAATTCAGTAGTAGCAAAAGCTAAAGCAGCACAAGAAGCTGCCGAAGCCGACGGTACTGCTGATGAAGATACAACCGCAGCATCGTCTGATAGCGTCCAAGGAGGATAACATGGCACAGATTAAACACGTAGGAAAAAATGGAGACCGCAAAGTCTTAGTATTGTATCGCGAAGTACCACAAGAAGATCATATGTGCTTGGTCATCTATCCCGAGATTCTTAATGCTTCTTGGCAAGATGCTATCCAGCGTGTAGTAGAAAGCGATGTAGGTCAGCAAGCTAATCAGTTAGCCGATGCTTTACATCGTTCTATGCTTCCAGATGGTCGTCCTATTCTCGAAACATTACACAACGAGCGTATGATTAAAAAGATTCGTACTGCTGATGTTATTATGACCCCGGCAACTGGCGCAACTATTCGTTTAGATGAACTTAACAAAATGGTTAACGAAATGAATAAAGGCGACGAAGCTCGTAAGAAAATGGAACAAAATGATGCCTCACGAGGTATGGTTGATCCAAGTGTTAAACGTGCTGCCGAAGCTCAATACAAAGAAGAACAACTTGCTAAACAGCAAGCCGCAGAGTCACGCTTTGTTGAGCCAAACAATCTTAATGCCCCACAAGATGGCGTTTTAAGTGACCGTCAAATCGCTGCTAATATGCTAGCACAAGCCAAACGCATGGAAGTAGAAGCTAATTCTATGATCGCCGAAGCTGCTCGTATGAAAAAAGATGCCGAGCGTATGACTCCTGGTGTGAATTTAGGTGAAGCTACCTGGACTCCTCCACAAGCCGAAGCTCCTAAGCGTCGTGGCCGTCCACCTAAAGCAGAAGCCGCGGTGAGCGATGCATCCAATTGATGAGTTATTGGACCAGTGGGAAATTATTGTTAAAGAAGTAAACAAAACAGATGTACCACTGGAATGTATTAAAAAGATTGTAATTAAGTTAAATGATGGTAAGCAACGCACAATTAACTTACATACACTTATCAAACAAGGTTTACAAATTGAAGATATCGAGTCATTAGTTTCCAGAACATTTTCTGAAATGGACTCTGATATTAAAGACGTAGACTTTGTTGTTGATATTAAAAGCGTGGCTGCCTTAGTTCAGCCCGAAACAGATAAGTTATTAGGAAAACTTTGAAAGTCTCATTAGTATCATCGTCACAGCCAAGTAAGGAACTAGCAGAACAAGGCATTGTAAATGCTCAAGAGCTAGTTGCTTACTGCGCTCGTGTTAGCAATCCTGCTAACCAAAACAACATATTGAATTACGCTCTGGCCCAGAGACTCAAAAGGAACATAGAGAAGTAGCACAAGCCTGTGCCGCTGCCTTGGAATCAATCTTTCCAATGGTTACCGAATTCCTTGTAAAGTAAGATAAGCCATGCTATAATATAGTATGGCTGGCATAAAATATTCAAATCGATCCGAAGAAGCTGACAAGCTATTCAAAGAACCTGAATGGAAACTTATTGGCGACAAAACTGTAATGTTTTCCGATGTTAAGGTTCATCAAATTAATATGGGCGATGTCGAAGATCCAGATTTATATGTAGCGCAACCTATATGGGAATGGCAAGAGACTGAAGCAGGCCGTTGGGTTATGGAACACGCTGTCGAAAAACCTTTTTGGCACCGTGCGTTGAATCCTTATAATTTTGGTTGGACCTATTACATTATTGCTCGATTATCCGAGCAAGATCAAACTTATTGGGCACTCAAGTGGAAAAACTCTTAAACAAACCTTTAGACTTTTATATAAAGTGGTTAGCTACTTTTGTTGCTCTTACTCATGTAGTGTTAACTGCACACGATGTTGCTCCTTACTATAAATTTTCAGGTTTATTAAATGCTAGCCTATGGGTTATGTTAAGTTTCTTATGGAAGGAGCCTTCTTTAATCATATTAAACTTAATCATGGTTGGTATTTACATTCACGGACTATTTGTATGAAAATATTAGTAACCGGTGGATTAGGTTTCGTAGGACACAATGTAGTTCGTGTACTCGAAAGTTTCCGCCACGACGTTGCTATTATCGATAACAAAACAACTTACGGCGTTATTCCACAACCAGAATTAGATTACTTAATGCTTGAGCGTATGTGTCGCATTAAAACTCGTGATATTTGTATTGCTAGCATTGAAAAACCTTTTGATGATAGCATATTCGAAGGTGTAGATGTTGTAATACACTTAGCTAGCTTTCCTAGACAAAAAGTAGTTAATAGTAACCCAACATGGGGCAGTCGTGTGATGAGCGAAGGGCTACTTAACTTATTAGACCTAAGTGTTAAGCATAAAGTTAAAAAGTTTGTTTATGTAAGTTCATCTATGGTGTACGGAAACTTTGGTAAACACGAATTTTTTGATGGGATGGATGAAGCTGCCGACTGTAGGCCTATTGGCGCATATGGTATAATGAAATTAGCCGGCGAATGGCTAGTACAGGATTATAGTCGTCAATATAATTTGGATTATACTATTATTCGCCCTAGTGCTATATACGGACCATATGATGTAGTTGACAGAGTAGTCAGTAAATATTTGACTACTGCTATCGAGGGCGGAGAACTTATAGTTAACGGCATCGATGATACCTTAGACTTTACTTTTATCGACGATGCGGCCACAGGGATAGCATTGGCGGCTGTAAGTGAAAATACACTCAATGGTACTTATAATATCACTCGCGGACAATCACGTACTTTGTTAGATGCGGCAAATTTAGCTGTTAAAATTGCAGGTAAAGGCACAGTAATTGTAAAATCTAGAGATAATAACTTCCCAGTTCGAGGTCAATTAAACACTATGCGAGCACGGAGCGACTTTGGCTACTATCCTACTATAGATATAGAAGAAGGATTTCAAGAATACTACGATTGGCTTATACAAAAATGATTAATGTTTATATAGTACCTAAAGAAGAAGTAGAAAAAGTAGAATGGAAAGGTATTTCCTTAGATTATAACAATGCTTTATACGAACTAGGGCAAGGCCGAGATGAGTTTATTGTTATTAATCCAGAATTTAGTCATTTGGGTTTATTTGAAAAAATAGATTTGGAAAAATATCAAAATGAATATTCAACCGTGTGGAATTGCCAAGGCCAGTGGATAGTAAAATACTTTACTAAATCTTGGCAGACTATCAAACGATTCTATACTATAACACTAGATGACATTAATATTACATGGGAAAGAAATCCGGACATAGATAGTTCTATTCCGTTTATTAATGACCCAACCTCTACTACATTGAATTTAAGTGACTTAAAATATCAATTAGTTTGGTATATCGATCCTGAGTTTAATCCCACCCCCGATAAAGTATGGGCATTAAAAGCTCAAGCAACGGACTTTGGAGTATCGGGTACAAAGGATATGGGCTATCTGACACTCGATGTGTTAATTAGAACTATTTATAACCGCGATATTCCCAAAATAGATTATAACTTTGATTATAAGATGCAATGGTATGATTTAAAGTACGAATGTGTATGGTACTTAGATAATCAGTTTAATCCTACGCTCGATAGAGTATGGGCCATTAAATTAAAAGTTCGAGGCGGTGGTGTTAAGCCTGTAAAAGATATGGGATATGTTAAACCTAAGATAGTTTATAACCCAGCATTGCCTGAATTAAATTACACAATAGAAGATAAAATTCCTTACTATGATTTAAATTATGAACATATCTGGCTTGTCGACGATACATTAGTTAACAGTTACGAGGAAATTTGGGCTGCTAAAATTATCCCGCACGAATCAAAAGGTGTTAAAGTAGTAGGAAAAATTAAAGTTGATTTGCCTGAGCAATTAGATGTTGTGTTTATAAGTTATAACGAACCCAATGCTGAAGATAATTGGCAACGTGTTTTAGAAAAAGTTCCGCAAGCATTTCGTGTAGATGGAGTTAACGGAATTGTTAACGCTCACAAGTGTGCCGCCGAATTAGTAACTACCGATATGTTTTATGTTGTAGACGGTGATGCTTGGTTAATGGAAGAATGGGATTTTACATTCCAACCTAATTTGTTTGATCGTGACTGTGTTCATGTTTGGCGTAGTATAAATCCTGTCAATAATCTAGAATACGGCTATGGCGGAGTTAAATTAATCCCTAAAGAATTAATGTTATTAGCAGATCCATCTAATACTGATATGACTACTAGTATTAGCAAAAAATTTAAAATTATGGATAGAATTAGTAATGTTACTGCGTTTAATACCAGTGAATTTAATACTTGGCGTAGTGCGTTCAGAGAATGTGCTAAACTAAGTGGGGGCATTATGAAACGACAACTATCCCGGGAAAGTCAAAAACGACTTAAAGTTTGGTGTTCAGAGGGCAAATACAAACCTTACGGAGAATGGGCTATTAAAGGTGCTATTGCTGGTTACAATTATGGCAAAACAAATAGTGGTGACTTAGAAGCATTAGGGTTAATCAATGATTTTAATTGGTTAGAATCAGAGTTTGCTAAAGTATTATCACTAAATAATATACTATTAGGAGATATTTAAATGGCAATTACCCTTACGATTTATTCAAGAAAACCAGCTGGTACAACTTTTTATGGCGATGTAAGCGCCGACAACAAAGCTAAAGCAACTGCTCATGATGTTTGGACTTCACAGCAACCAGGATTTGTTAGTCAACACTACGAAAACACAGACGAAAATACTAAAGTTTATACAGTAGTATTTGATACTGTAGAAAATTACGCAGCTTGGCATTCTGCTAGATTAACAAGACCACTTGCTACCGAAAGATCTGCGTATAATGCTTCGATTGGTTTAACAACTCTTAGCAACGAGACCGTTTCCTAATTAGATGAATCTTTACGAAAATTTTCCAGCTTCTTATTGGGAAGCTGGGCATTACAGCGTTAATAATAAAGTTTTTATAAGCAAAATTGAAGCTGTTTTAGAAGCACAAAAAACGCTTACTGAAATTAGATGGAATTTTCATAGAGATGTATTCAATCAAATAGACTGGCTTACCGAGCCAGCGTTATCCTTAGACGAACTTTATCGCCTAAGAGCCCAACAAATTAGAGATTCATACGATTATGTAATCGTTATGTGTAGCGGCGGCGCTGATAGTACCAATGTAATTAAAAGTTTTTTAAATAATGGTATCCATGTAGACGAAGTAATTGGATCAGCTCCTATGTCCGGATTAAGTAACTGGGATTGGAACGATAAAGATACTTCTGCTAGCAATACAATGAGCGAAACAAAATACGCATTGTTTCCATTGCTACATGAAATTTCTGTAAACTTTCCAAAAGTCAAAGTTACTATTAATGATTTTTTCGAAGATATTATTAATAGTAAAACTGATGATTGGCTTTATAAATGCCCCGACTGGATTACACCCTCAGTAACTGGCAAGGGTGACTTGAACAAATTTAAGTATCTTAAAGACATGGCCGAAGCAGGCAAACGCATAGGCATAGTGTGGGGTTGCGATAAACCGTTGTTGCGATATGATGAACACGGTAATGTTTATACTATGATTACTGATTTAGGAGTTAATAATGTTGTGTTACCTTTTGACATTCTTTATCCTAATGTTAATCGTATCTTGTTTTACTGGGGTCCAGAAATGCCCGAAGTTTTAGTTAAGCAGAGTCATGTAACTGCTAAGTATATTCACAAAAAAGAAAATCGTTGGTTAGTAGACGCTGTACGAAATATGGGCAATCCTGGCTTTTGGAAAAGTAAGGATCCAAACGATAGTGCTGTTGTTAATATAAAAGGAGATTATCAACGCGGTATTGTTCCTGCTATATATCCGTCAACAGTTACTCCGGTGTTTCAGTGTCAAAAATCTACAGTAGCTTTTTTGCCGCCTCAAAGTAGTTGGTTTGACCAATTACACAAAGACACACGGACTTCACAACTATTAGAAAGTGATTTTAAATTATTTTATAAAAATATAAACCCTATGTACTTGTCACCACAACAAACTGGTTTTAAATTATACACACAACGCTATAAGATTGGCCACTACAAACAATTTTTGGAAAATATACAATGAAGGAATATTTAGGCAAGTATATTGTTGACAATAAAGTATATCTAGATAAAATTGAAGCTATTTTAGAAGCAGGCAAAACTGAAGCTGATATTACTTGGGACTTTCATATAGACAAGTTCAACCAAACTAATTGGACTATTGAGCCAACTTTATCATTAACCGAGCTTTACAAAATTAGAGCACGTCAAATCAGAGATGAATATGATTATGTTGTAGTTATGTTTAGCGGAGGTGCTGATAGCACTAACGTACTTCACAGTTTTTTAAACAATAATATTCGTGTAGACGAAGTAGTTGCCGGAGTACCGTTAACTGGCTTACGAGATTTTAAAGCATCAACTGATACTGCGGCTAGCAATAACGCAAGTGAATGGCTGTTAACTACTATGCCATATTTACACGAAGTATCTATGTCGCATCCTGATATAAAAATTTCTATTAATGACTTTTTTAAAACTATGTTGGACTATAAAACCGACGAATGGCTTTATCAATCTTCGGATCATATTCATCCTACTACTGTTGCCAGATATCGGCTAGATCAACTAACACATCTTAAAGCATTAGCTGATCAAGGCAAACGAATAGCCGTTGTTTACGGAATAGAAAAGCCAAAGTTATCTTTTGAAAATGATACAATTTATACCGAATTTAACGATGCTAGTATCAATGTTCCCCGACAACCATTTGATCAATTTTACGATAATGTTGATATTGTGTTGTTTTATTCAACTCCAAGATTGCCCGAGATAGTAATAAAACAGTCGCACGAAATAATTAAAATGATTAAGTTACCACAATACCAGTATATAAAAGATTACATATTTGACTGGAGTAAACACAGATATGTTGAAAATTACGAAACTTTATGGTCGCCTGAAAAGAAAGAATTTATTGCTAGCAGGAATGGGACTTACGAACGGGCTATAGTGCCTATTATATACCCTGATATTGATATGACTTCTAGTTTCCAAGCTAAAAAAGCTAAAGAAGTATTCATGGCTAGTCATGACTATTGGTTTTACAAAAATCATCGCGAAACACGATTGCATCAGCTTATTGTTAGTGATTTTACCCACTTTTTTAGGAATATTAAACACAAATATCTGCGTCCAAAGGGCACTGGTTTTCGTTTATATAGCAATCGATATGTTATCGGAAAAATCGAATAAATAAAACTGTACATTATCTAAAGGAGATAAAAATGAGTCAAAGTAAAAAAATTGTGTGGGTTATTGCTCACGATCCAGCATATTTGTTTATCCGTGCTGCTAAATTTTTCAAGGATGCGCTAGAAGAGCGTGTTCCAGGACAGATCGAAATCGAAGTATTAACTGATAGTGAATACAGCGAAAAATACAACAACGGTGTCCCAGTCGGCAAAAAAGATGTATTAGATTTAATGGAAGCTGGTAAGATCCAAGTAAGTCAATTATACACAACATGGTTAGCTGATCGCTATTCCCGTACATTAAATGTTATCGATATGCCTTTCTTGTTTAAAGATCATGATCATGCAGCTCGTGTATTTGACGGTGCTATCGGTGAAGAACTTTTAGGTAAATTAGAATCAGAAGGCGGCGAAAAGATCAAAGCATTAGCATTTACTTACTCTGGTGGTTATAGAACTATTCCTGCTACTAAGTCTATTGCTAGTGTAGAAGATTTTAAAGGCGTTAAGTTCCGTGTTAGTAGTGGGCCAGTTATCAAAGACACATTTGATGCGTTAGGTGCTGAAACTACATTCTTCCCAGTTGAAGAATTAACAGAACGCACATTGTCCGGTGAAGTAGAAGCTGGCGAGTGTACTTACACACGTTACTATCCTTTAAACAATGACAAAGCATTACCATTCATCAATGATATGGAGCATAATGTTGCTTGTACTAGTATCATCGTTAATCGTGAGTTTTGGAATACATTAACAGAAGAACAGCAAGCCGCTATGAAAGCAGCTGGTGTAGCTAGTGCTAAGATTGAGCGTGTCGAAAGTGTTGAAGACGCTATTCGTGTTGAAGCAGAGTGCCGTGCTAACGGTGTTAATGTTGTTAAATGGGATGAAGCAGAAGTTGCTAAGTTCAAAGCCATGATGGCTCCAATCTATGACAAGTATACTACATACTTCTCTGATGATTTGGTTAACCGCATTAAAAATGCTTAATTAAATAGTAATAAAATCAAAGCACTCTTCGGAGTGCTTTTTTTATGGCAACGCAAATAACAAGATAAGTATTAGATTATGAAAAAACTACTTTTATTATTACTGTTAACTAGCAATTTGGTATGGGCCGGCACATATACTATGCCTTGGACTACAGAGTCAGACGATGTTGTGGTTACAGTAGGATATGGTGCTGGAGGCGCCAATACTATCATTAGAACTTTTGTTAGTGATGCTGATACTGCTGGGCGTTTAAAATTTATTGTATTAGAACGACCTGGAGCAAATGGTTCTATCGCATTAAAAACTTATTTTGAAAAACCTCAAACAAACAAATCAATATTAGGTACATCGGGTGGCCAAGTTTTATTTGAAGCACTTGTACATCCTGAAAATAACTTTATTGATCGATTAAAGGTTATTGGCCCAGTAATAACTAGTCCACTAGCTATCGCAGTAAGACCAGACAGTAAATTTAAATCAATCGGCGATTTGTTTGATAAAAAAATTCCAAGACAAAGTATTAACATTGCTGTTGGTGGAGAATCCCACGAAATGTTAGTTAAACAAATTGCCAAATATAGTCATCACGACATTCAGGCAATTAGATACAAAGGCGGCAACGAAGAGCTTATGGCTCTGCTGAGCGGACAAGTAGATATGGTTTCAGATGCGTATGGATCGTTAAATCTGCGAGGGTCACAAGTACGCATTTTAGGTGTAGCACAACCTACCGGAATCAACGGAGTTCCTAGTATTACTAAGTATGCTCCAGTTCCTACATTAGTTAATTATTTTGGAATAACTGTAAGTCGTGATACTAAAGACATAGATTTGCTTGTTCGAAGTATAACTGTCGGTTTTATGAAAGCTAATAGAGTTAACTTTTATAAAGAACAAGATTATAATATCGATATGAATCCAAAAAATGATTATATAGAAAGAGAAGTAGAGCCTACTTACAATAAATGGGTCAAAATCTTGGATGTATCGAAGTAAATACTATTATGAAAATAATCGATTGTGACAGTCATATTATTCCCCCAGAAATATTTGACTTTGTACCAGACAACCTTAAACAAGATTTACCTAAGCTATTTTTTGATCAAGATGGTAGATTGTTTGATATACAATATGCTAAAGATCCAATTATAAACAAAACCGACAGCAAACCAGATACACTTCATTGCGATTTATACGGGCTTACTAACATAGTCGAAAGATTTAAAGATTTAGCAAAGATGAAAGTTGATATGCAATTGCTTGCTCCGCAGGAGCGAGCTATGAGGTTTAACTATTCAACCGAAAAAAATCTTGGAGCTGCCATGGCCCATAGCTATAATATAGTAGTTAAAAATATCGTAGATCAATATCCAGACAGATTCTTTGGGGTCGCATTACTGCCATTTCAAGATATGGATATGGCATTGTTAGAATTACAGTGGGCTATTGATAATAATTTTAAAGTAGCATACTTACATTATACTGTGTACGATCCTACTACAAAAGGAGATGTCCCGTGGTCAGCTATTGACCGTATGGAGGAATTTTACGATATGTGTGAAAAGAATGATATTGTTATATTCACGCATTTTTCAATGCAGCACGATATAGCATATTCTTTACCAGAACGCATTAAACTTATTGCAAATAATAAACCTGTAGGTCGATTAGAGATGGGCGTTTATGATTTATTATCTGACAATATATTCGACCGACATCCAAAACTTCAAATAATACTAACAGAAGGCGCCCAACTAATGATAGGCAAAATTTTGAAGAATATAGCAGAGTCTTATACTCGTGATCCAAGTCTATATAAATGTAAAAATCATCCTTTTAGTTATATCAAAGAAAATATATATTTTACTATTGACATAGAAATGAGACCTAGTTTTAATGTTTTAATGGAATATGTTGGTCCAAAACGATTACTGTTTAGTACAGATTATCCACACCACGACCCTAGCGGATTAAACAAATGGAAAGATACCAGCGATTTATACGTTTCCGGGCTTTCGGAACAAGATATAGAAAATATAGCATTTCGCAATGCCGAAAAATTGTTTAGATTATAAAAATTTTTCCATTCGATAAGAATGTTTTTGCATACCAACTGACTCGCAACTCGATAAACGAGCGATATTGTCTATAGCCACATAGCTAGCAATACGCTTAGACCCAGCAGTTTTTAAAACTAATTCAAAGTATTTGTGTAAAATTTTATAAAGGCCGCGTTGTCGATAATTTTCGTCAACCCAACTAAGTATGATCCGGGCTGTGTTTAGCGAATCGTCCGGTATATGATAATAAACGATATGTCCCACAATCTTATTATCAACTTCTATATAAACAGCTTTGTTCTTGTTACCAAATGCTACATAGTTAGCACCATGACCGTCTTCGATTAATTTTGCAAAGTTTTTCATAAGCAAAGGAACTAATGGCGATCCACCTATAGCATCAATAAAACTAACCAATACTGTGGCTCCAAGTTTATCCTGTTCGGTTCCTATTAAACTACCTTTTGTTGGATTTTGTATCATCAAATACCTCTGTATACTATTTACTTGTTTATTTTTTTGTGCCCAGTTTTTAAGCTAAATATTTTTTATATGAGTTCTAACAACAAATTTAAAGAAGTGTTAGGTTGTAAATATCCAATAGTAGCCATGGCTATGAATCAAGTATCCGATATTAAATTAGCAAAAGCTGTTCGATATGCTGGTGGCATTCCTAGCCTATCTGTGTTCAACTACGGTATCGAAATTGACTTAGCTAAAATGGAAGAAGATTTTATTGTGTATCAACAAGAATTCAACGACAGTAAATTGTTGTTTAGTATTAGCTTAAACGAATTAGTTCTAGATAAGATATTGAATATTATAATAAAGTATAAAATTGAATTTATTGAACTTATATTAGATTCCGATGGTGCTGATACTTTATTGATTTCAGATGCTTTATCAAAATTAAAAGCTAACAATATTAAAGTGTTTGTAAAATGTTTAGGTATTAAGGATATTCGGACAGATGTAGATGGATTCATACTTAAAGGAGTGAACGGAGCTGGTCGAGGGTACAACGACCTCACTGAACTATTTGGCATTATAAAAGATAAATGTCCAAATGCTTATATCATTGTTTCTGGTGGCATCGGTACCGCCGAGCAAGTTAAGTATTTTATAGATAACGGTGCGCTAGCTGTTGGTCTCGGCACAGTATTAGCAGCTTCAGAAGAGAGTCGAATTTCAAACGAAACTAAACTTAAATTTATCGAATCTTCGTCTGCTGATATCACCAGATTCGACCAAGGCGCACGACAAAATTCGCTAGTCTTTAGAAAATTAGATAACGAAGATTTTAATCATACTGCTGGATTAAAGATAGGCATAAAAAATCCTAACTATGGTCATGTATTTGTTGGAACGTCTATTGATAACATTACTACTATCAAATCTGTAGCCGATATACTACAAGAACTTACTGCTACATTAGAATTATGATTATTAACAGCTTTTATGAAGTAGATGGTATCAAGTTTGAATCTAAAATTCGTGCTTGCTTATTTGCGGCATCAGTTAACAAAGAAGTTAAATGGAATTTTAATCGAGAATTTTTTGCCGCATACGACTGGACTAAGGAACCCGAAAAAACTTTAGACCAGTTATATGACGAACGCACCAGGAATCTAAGAGAAAAGTACGATTACCTGATACTAAGTTATAGCGGTGGATCAGATAGTCACAACATTTTAATGAGTTTTATTCGCCAAGGATTACATATCGATGAAATTGTTGTTAACCATATGTCAACAGCATGGGATAAATTTGTTGTATTAGATCCTAAACAAAAAGCTAGTTGGAATACCGGAGCCGAACATCAATTACAAACTATACCTCGTTTAAAAGAAGTAGCACATCTTATTCCAAGAACTAAAATAACTATATTAGATTTAACCGAAAATTTATTCGATGCTTTTACTTCGTATGGAGATGCTAGCTGGGTGTTAGACCGTAAAGAAGGATTAAATCCTCTTAATGTAACAAGATATAATTATTCATACTTTAAAGATGTTAGAAAACAATTTGATAAAGCACACAAAGTAGCTATGGTGGTTGGTATCGACAAACCCAGAACTGTTATCGAAAACAATAATCTTCATATGTACTTTACTGATAAAGGCGTTAATATAGTACCGATTGACGATAGTTTTAAAGATTACACAAATTCAGCGTTGGAGTTTTTCTACTGGAGCCCAGATGCCGTAGATATTTTATGTAAACAATGCCATGTAATTAAACGGTTCTTAGAAGCTAATCCACAGTATCAAGAAATTTGGCATCGTAAAAATTTAAGTTCTGACACTTGGCGACTAATACAAGAACCAATGATTAAACCAGTAATATATTCTAATTGGGACCAATCATGGTTTCAAACTGATAAATCAACTAGTGACTGGCATAGTGAATTTGATACTTGGTTTACTTCAGGATATAAAGACCACGCCGCACACAAAATTTGGCAAGAGGGACTTGATTACGTTACAAAAAACGCAACCAAGTTTTTAAAATACAAAGACGATGGTACCCCGGATGGCTTACAATTTTTTATACAACATTACAAAATTGGGCCAATGAATACTATTAATCGTCAATAGTTTCTACTTTACCCCAATTAGACTTATTCCAAGCTCTTTCGTGTAAGTAGTAGATGGCACTATTAACAACGGTAGTGATTCCAACTAAGCCAGCGGCTTTTGCCAAACTACCTGTAGTAGCATACCCAATAATGAAATATTGAATAGATAAGATAATGCGCCAAGTAATAACTTTGCCCAAACTGCGTGGGATTCGTTCTTGAAATTTAATTTTAAATGTGTCCATACTCTATTTACATTAGCTACAATAGGTGCTAAAATAAATACATTATGATATTCAATAAACCTCCAAAAATACTAGCCCATAAATCAGTACTATCTGCCCAAAATTTTGTTACTCCAGAATATATTTTAAATAATAATCAAACAGATGTAAACTTGTTCCATCGGTTATGTCCACATAGAATGTATCCGTTAGCGAACCCGGGTGAATTTGTAGAGAATATTGTATGTAAGTTTCACGGGTTTGAATGGGATAAAGATGGCAAGCCGCTTAACAACGACCGTAACATCGGATGCGGTAAGGCTCAGATCGGAAAGTCTGGATTAGTGTTTAAAGATTTTGTTGAGCCAGATCATTACTGGGTTAACGACCTTGCTAAAGAAACAAATTTAGAATTTAGTCACGCCAACAACGGAAAAAGTTCTGGCAGCTGGCTATGGATGATGGAAATTCAAGCAGATTTGTTACATATTCGTAAAGGCGAAGATGTAGTACACCCAGCTCTTGCCGAAGTTACTAATTTAGATGAAGTAGGCATGGAGCAAGGCGACGGCTGGATATTACAAACTTGTTCAACTGGCTGGTGGTTGTTTATATACCCGTATGTATTTGTTGAATATAGTCCTGGTTGTTTATCTGTTAACTATACTATACCAGATGACGCAAATAATGAGTTTGGATTTAGCTGGATGACACAATTCTATTATGACCCAGAAACATTGCCTTCTAAGCGAGTAGAATTTGAAACTTTAGAAGATGTATTCCTTGAAGATGTCGAAACTATCGAATTACAAAAAGGAAAATATTTCCCGTTAATGAAAACAGTGAATCGATTAGAGGACCACTGTATTCACTTTGGGCAATGGGTCACTAAGAACCGATCCGATTAAGCAACTCTTCTTCTGAAAAAATATAAGTTTTATCTGTAACAATTCCACGAATATATTTTTTGCCAAAGTCTAACATAAATGGCTGTACATCGGGCTTAGATTTATCGGGCTGTGGACCTTCGAATCCTATTAGCTTTTGTCTTAAATCTAAATCAGGCCAATATTCTTGATGTACTTGTACCTTTGTAGATTCATTAGACAACTTTCCTGGAACTTCGTCATTTAACAGTTTTTGTACAACCGGTAATTTAAAATAAGATACAATTACTTCGGGCGAATATTCGTACCAATCAGTTATACAAGGACGATCTATAGTTTTATGATATACCGCCCAATGATGACATTTTTCATCTAACTCAAATACCCAAGGATATTTTTGCGACATATCTCTACTTCTTCTTCGAATATACGGATTTCCACTTCCTATAATAGGCAAACCATCACAATATTCCGTTAATTTCATATGTGGTATCCACCCAGAAGCCGAAGCAAATACTTTTTGTTGTATGTCATATGCTTCGTTTTCAAAAAACTTTTGTAAATTAAAATCTATTATTTTAGGTGTAACATTTAACTTATCGCAAGACTTAATTGCTTGTGTGTACTCTGGCAAGTTGTAATCGTTTTCGTATTTAAAAATGTAAACATTAATTGGAATGCCAAGATCCTTGTAAACCCGCAATATAATTTCACTATCAACACCGCCAGAAAATAATAAATCGAGAGGACCCGAAAAGGTATCCCTAATAACTCGGCCGTTCTCTAGCAATTCCTCGTAATAACTTTTTACAGGACGATCAATTGTATTTCTAAGAACTAATTCAAATTTTGCTGTAGGATGTAGTTTAGGGCCATATTCAGGGCCATCGTCGTATGTCCAAGCAAACCAATTATTTTTATAAAACATATTTTTTCATATTCCTATTCCAACAATCTTGACCCGCATCAGTCAAATAATGTAACATAACCCATTGCTTCATACTTTCAGGATCATCTACTAAGCAAGGCCCGTTAATAGCATATTTGCTTGGCTCCATTACAAAATCAACTTTACTGTTAACTTTAATTAACTTTAAATATTCTTCAAACCCAAGCAAATTAGACTCTCTACTAATAAATACACAGTCTAATCCAATTAGTTTTGCTTTTGCTAGCTGTAACGGTAAGCAATAAGTAGTGTTGAGAAATTTGGCTCCGCTAGTAAACTTTCCCGTATGTCTGTAATCAGGATGTATCCACATTCTAGTACTAACTCTGCCAATACCTTTACCCCACCAATCACTATTGACTTGTAAGGCACTAAAGCATATAATTGCATTATCAATCACTACCGCAGGAAACGAAACAAAATCTTGTGGTTCCAATCCGATATAATTATATTTCAATTCATCGGTTGTTGTCAACACATATTTTTGAAATTGATCCCACAAAGTTTTATCAAAAGAAGTAGCAAGGTCAACTATTTTAATCATGGTGTGATATTTACTTAAATATAGATATGCCTAAAACAAATTCCTTCCTTTATTATGTATTATATCCAATTCACGCTGTTGCCTGGTTTGGCACACTTGCTTACTTAATATTTTTTAACTTTACATGGCTAAATGCCTTAGAAGTATTAATTGGGTGGATCTTAATTGAAGGATTAGGCGTAGCCGTTGGACTACATCGTTATGTAAGTCATCGTGCTATCGAATTACGATGGGGATTAAAGCCAATTATACTTTGGTTATCCTGTTTAAGTTTACAAGGTAGTCCATTAGGGTGGGCAGCCATACACCGGGGCAGCCATCACAGATACTCCGACACAGATAAAGACGCTCACACACCTACTAAAGGGTGGTGGTATGCTTGGCATAGTTGGTTATACGACTGGGATCAATATTTCAATCCTAAGTTTGCTATAGATTTACTTAAAGATCCTATGCACGTTTGGATTGCTAAACATTATAACTGGATTGTATTAGGTACTTACTTAATTGTTGGTCTTATTTCTTGGCAGTTGTTATTATTTGGTTTTATTGTTCCTGCGGCACTGAGCTTGTATATGGAAAGCAATATTAATGTATTTTGCCACACTCCAGAATTTGGTTATAGAAATTTTGAAACCAAAGATCAAAGTAGAAATGTTCCATTACTTGCTTGGATTACTTGGGGTCAAGGTTGGCACAACAATCATCACGAAAAAGCAAGTGCCTATGACTTTGGAACTACTGTAAGTGGTAACAAAAAAGAATGGGATTCAAGTTTATTCTTTGTACCTTTGATTGCTACTAAAGAAAGTAGACAAAAAATATTTGCTGATCGCAAGGGCTAATGTATTTTACATATCAGAATCATTTAAAATACACAATCGGTGGACGAGAGTATGGTTACCGAGAAACTCCTGTTGAGAAATTTGTAGTTTCGTTAGGTGCGGTTGACCCAGACCAGTATCGCACAAGTTCTTTTGAAGAAGAATTACACAGAACTGCTCATTTAGTACGAGAAGATTTTGGTAAAGATCTTATACTATTTTTATCAGGCGGCACCGATAGCGAAATTGTACTGCGTAATTTTATACACAACGGATTTAAACCACAATGTGCTGTAATTAGATTTGAAAATAACTACAATGCTAGCGAAGTTGCTGAAGCAGAAGCTATTGCTAGAGAATTAGATGTTAAACTTCATATTATAGATTTTAATGTACATGAATTTTTCTTTTCAGGCGAAGCTACTGAGTTTGGCGAGCAAATTCAAAGCACTCAGCTAACCTATATTATGGTTTATAAAAATATATTAAATTTAGGACAACCAGCTGTTATGGGCGGTGAAGCCGGAGTAACAAGACAAGTTGAACCCGCAGGTAGTTACTGGTATTATGCGTTTCGAGAAAATGAAGATGCTAGTGCTATGCGATTTAGTTTAAAGTATAATCTTCCATTAGTTAACGAATGGTATAGCTATACCCCCGAATTACTATTATATTACTTAGAATCAGACGGTATTAAAAAATTAGTAACAGACAAATATAACTATAAACTAACAGCAGCATCAAGTAAAAATGCTATACTAGAAAAAATGTATTCACAATTTAGAAAAAAAGAAAAGAAACATGGTTTTGAAAGTTTATTAGCATTCAATGGCCAAGCATATGAAGATATTGGGTTCGACCAAGTTAAAAGATTAGAGTTTAGCTTAGATGGTGTGCCATACGACTTAGCATTAAAACAATTAAGAGGCGAAATATGAAAATTATAGAATTAGACCATACGCATATTGATGCAGTTGTACATTTGTTCTATACTAAAAATTTTATGGGCACAGACTTACACGCTAGTTATTTTGTACCCACTGACACAAATCCTATCGAGAAAATATATCACAGTTCATTTGTAGAGACATATTTGGCAGGACTTGTTCGTTATAAAGCATTAGGATTACAAGACGATGACGGTAAAATTGTAGCTTTAATATCTTTTTATCTTAGTCCTAATGAGCCGGTATGGTATGGTACTATGATACGCTCATCGAATAATAGGAATCATGTTAGAATGTTATTAGATGCTGCTATGGCATATAATGAAAAACAAGGTAGATATAGATTTTATACATTGTGGTCAGAAAAACACGGTAAGTTACTAAGACGATTTGCTTTTAGTAAAGAAGCTAGAGAAAGATATGATTATTTTGACGAATGTATAGTGCCAGCAAAAACTAAATGTATACACCAAAATTTCTGGACTATTTTATTCAGTCGTATTTTACTACCAACTGATACTGTTATTCGCTGTACATACTTAAAACGAGAATACCGAAAAGATACGCCAATCGGAGGCTATCTGTGAATTGCTTAGTCAGCCCTTATAAATTGTTTGACGAAGATTTAAATAGTTTTAAATTAGATACCAATACAGAATTAGGTAACGAATTAAGAAATTACTTCAATGATTCAAGTACTGCATTTTTATGGAAACTTAGCACACATAGACAAACAGTAACTCACGCATTGCGCTATACAGAAACAATTCATTTAAGACATTTAAAAGATTTGCCGCGTGGGTTAAACACTTTACAAACAAATCAACACATGATGGTTACTCAATCTGTAACTGCTGACTTACCTATTTTTAAAAAATCAATAGAATGGTTTGAAGAAACATTATTAAAAACAGGAGCTAAACAAGTAGAGTTTGGCAGAATTTTTGTAAGCAAATTAGCTGCTCATTCAACTGTAGACTTACACACAGATGAAGGTAGATATTTTAGTTATTATGATAGATTTCATTTTACAGTAACAGCCGCAGAAGATAACATTTTTGCTATCAGAAATGAAAACTGTATTCTCGATGTTGATTCGTTATACTGGGTCAACAACCATGTTCCGCATTGGTTAGAAAATCGTAGTGACCAGGATAGAATTAACTTTATTATAGACGCAAGATTATCATGAAAATTACAAACATAAAGGATACATGGGGTTCAGTTATACAATTAGATTCTCCTGAAGAATTTTTTACGCAAACTCCCGATTACTGGCGCAATCTAATTTATGAAAGAAAGTTAATATTTTTTAAAAAAGTTAACTTTACAAAAGAACAATATTCAGAATTTAGTTTTTATTTTGGATCGCCGTGGCAAAGATCCGATTATGAATATTCACACGAAATAGCCGAAGATGTTAATACTAAAAACGGTCCTCAAGTTATAAGCCCGTTTAGTAATGAACTTATTAAAAAAATTCCTGCCGACTTTATGCCATGGCACGCTGACATTCCAAATAGAGAACATAAACCATATCCTTTTAGAAGTTTGTGGATCACTAGTAATCCAGGCCCAGAAACATCGGGACAAACAATATGGTTAAACTTAGAAGAAAGTTTTAAATATCTTACTCCTGAAATGTTAGAAGTATTGCCCAAAGTAACAGTATGCCAACAGAGTTGGTATAACCCAGGTACTGATACAAAAGAATTTCCATTATTAAAAATTCATCCTATTACTGGTGCTAAATCATTAAGATTAAATCATTATAACTGGGGATTACAAAAAGGTGCGTGGATAACCGATGTAAAAATAGACGGTGTATCTCAAGGACATTGTTTTTTAATTAGACAATGGCTTTCACACCTTGGTAGAATTCCTGCTCTTACATATCAACACAAGTGGGACACCAATGATATTTCTGTATATGATAATCATTCATTTGTTCACGCAAGAACTGCGTTAACATTTGATCCTACTACCGATACCAGACATTTTTATAGAATCAACATAGACCATTTAGATAATCAAGAATGGGCTGATCATAAAAACAAATATTTCCCGCAATGATTGTTATCCCACATAAACATTCTTCTGAACAAGATAATGTTGCTATGACTGCTCTTATTGACCCTGACAACAAAGGTACATGGGCTGTTAGATATCTTTGGATTAAAAATCTTAATGATAACGACACTTTTTACAATAACTATTTTGACCCATCGCTGGATAAAGCAGGATTAAACATAAGAAAACAATCAGCAGAATTAACTAGCGATTGGAAGGCTCATAATCAGATTTTCTTTGATTCTGCTGCTAACGGTGATTTAGTATGGCGTGTTAAGGTTGGCAATGATATAGATCGTAGTATAGACTACATTGAGATATGGCGTAATCAAGATATTCTTAAGAAACATTTTGGCAATTCGCCAGATGTAACAATAAACAATAATATTTCTTGGTCTAATTCTAGTCGTGTAGATTTTTTAAAACAATTAAAAGATAAAGGCTTCGAAATAAGAGAATGGGATGAGTTTCCTCTTATCTCAAAAAGACAAGCTATGATAGCTTACAAACAATTCGTTGACAAGTGGAATAACAAAGATAAGTGTATTATTAATACACCTTGGAATAAAGACCTCAACCCTTTGTAAGAGCTTCTTTTACTTCTGGTTTAAACTTACCGTCAATTCTAATAGAAAAACTAAAGTGGTCAACTGGGTCAGTTCCATGAAAATCCATTTCGTTAAACCATACAAAATTCTTGGCAGGATCAGCATAAACTTTATCTAATGTTTCACCGTTCATAACAAACATACTTTTAGAGTTTGGTTTAGTAGTAAACCATATAAAATCATCGTTAGACTTTTCTGCTCGTTGTGCTTCGTTAGCTACATCAAAGTGAGGTACTGTTTGATTATTAGCTTCGGTCATGAAGAAAATAACACGACCTATTCCCTCAAAAGGCATAGATTCAATAAATTTTACTAAAGTTGGAAAGTGTTTAGCATTCGGAGTCCAAAAACAATCTTCTGGTACTGCTTTGTTATATACCCCTGTTTGTTCTACTCTTTTGTTCCACCGCAAAAATATTACCCAAAACGGATGCGGAGTATGTGTTAATGCGTTAAGATATTTTATCTTTTCGTCTGTAGAATTTAATGTTACAAATATGGCTAACTGTTCAGGGGTCAACCTTTCCTTTAATTTAAGAAAAGTAGTAGTGATTTCCTTATCTGCCCAGTCCTTATGTACACCGCTAGATACAAATTTTTTATTCCATTCTGCTTTAGCAATACCTAAGCATACTTCGTTATGAAGTGTTTCCCAATTAGGTTCATCTATATATTCATCTAAATATTTAAAAGGGGAATGAGCTGGGTCTAAACCAATTATTGACATATTAATTCCTTATCATTAATACTTATGCTAAATTCCATGCTAGTTCAGGAAATGCGTCATTAAAACTAGTATTTCTAACTCTATCTAATCTTGAATACCAATCTTTATGAATCTTTGGATCAACTTGTATATTATCATCGAGCGCACCATAAAATCTTTTAATATTACTTAAAAATAGATCAGTAGCTCGTTGTTTAACATGGGAGTTTTTCATAGAAAGCATTTCGTCTATATACCACTGTACATATTCATCTAATTGTTTTCGAAGATACTGTTTCCATTCTGGAGGTGCCGCTGATATAGACATATGATTTGGATATAGCAGAAGAATGTTATGTAAATCAACTTCCCACTCTGCGCTATCAGCAAATGTTGCCGGTAATAAGTTATTATCTTTAAAAAATCTAGCAATATCTTTTATTCTATGGATATTCATTATACTCCAAGTTGGAGTAATCGACCATCTGCGATTATCGCCTGTAAAATTTTTGTTTAATGTTTTAATATTGTCTATAATTTCGCTTGCTTTAGATGGATATCTAATATAATACAATCTATCAGGGTCTACTTCATCAAGACTTACTAATACTTTAACATATTTCATTTTATTCCAGTAGTCCATAACATTAGTAGATTTGTATGTTAGTGATGTTAAATTTGTACTATAAGTAAAATTAATTTTATCCAATCTTCCAATTTCATCGATATGTTTTAAAATTTCGTAATGTTCCGGTTGTATTAATGGTTCGCCGCCAGCTAGATATACATTATCAACAATATCAGCTTGCTTTTTTATTGTATCGATAAAAAGTTCTAGATTTTGTCTACTTGTTTGAAATTTATCACCTTTATGCGGTAACCCCATTTTATTAACAATTTCTACCCACATACTACTACAGTTAGGGCCGCAACTAGTGCAGGCTAAGTTACACAAATTACTAAATCTAAAGTCCCAGCGTCTAAATTCCATCTTAGTTGCGGTGCCATCTTCCGTTGTTAATTGCTCAACTAAATCTTCGTATCTGTTACCGTATTCATTATTGAATACTTTTCTATATGATTGATTATTACCCCATTCTTCTTCTTTGTAACATCTTTCGCAACTAGCGATAGGTGTATCGGCCAACATATCTGTACGAATAGATTTGTAAACATCATTATTCCAGATAGTTTCAACGGAATCCTCGTATAAATTACCAATCTTTAAAGTTTGATTGTTTATACAGCAAGGTAAAATTTCTCCGCTTGGTAAGTTATGAATATGTACCCAAGGTGCCATACAAAAAGTCTTACTTTGTTCCAATCTATATACTTTTTTATCGGTCATTTTTTAGCATTGCTTTCAACATTTTTCAATACATCCGATAACCAAGGAATATAATCTTCTAATTTTTGATTTCTAATCTTGTCGATGCCTTCGATAACTCTTTTTGTATCTGGCAAATATTGACTCATATCGCCAGCGTTCATAAAATCTACAATAGGACCAATATAGCTCTTAATAAATGATCTCGGAGATTCATCCATGTATTTTTGATACAGAGCTGTAATTTCTTGTTTTGTTTCTTGCGGTAACACTTGTAAATTAAACCAGGGCGGTCCAACTAAACGATGCCAGTATAGTCTTCGATTTCTTCCGCCAAATTTTTGAAAGGGTTGAGCATAAAACCAATCTAATGTTTCTAAAAAATGTTTTACATTCAATATGCTTACAGTAAAATTAGTTGTACACAGTACATTTGTTAAATCTGAACTATCTAACTCTTTTATATTTGCTTCGATAACTTCCCAGTCTGATGGATAGCGAACATAATGCGCCATATCACCTATACCATCAATACTAAAACAAACTATTACATGGGCAAAATGTCGCCATTGCTCCAACAAATTTTTGTTAAGAGTTGTTCCGTTAGTATTGTATTCAAGTGTAATATTTTTTGCGTAATCGTGTTCAATACAATAGTCTAATATTTCATAATGTTTTTTATTAAGCAAAGGGTCGCCGCCCGTAAAATAAATTCTATCAATAGTAGACAATGTTTCTTCTAAATTTTTGCCAAATTGTTCACTAGCATAATATTGAAAATCATCACTTTTAATTTTGTATACATTATTCTTTTTTTCAATTTCGTATGATTTAGATATGTTTTGTACACGGAATTCAGTAATACCAGCGTCATACATATCCTCGATCCACAATGAACTATCTGCTGGACCGCAACTACGACACTTTAAATTACAAAGATTTCCCAATCTTAAATCTAAATAGTTCAATGGATATTCTTTAGTATCAATTACTCCACTTTTATCTTCAGAGTTAACAATTTGTTCTAAGGTATTACCGTAAATTTTTTGTTGATTTTGTCTTTTTGAAAGGATACCTAGTTCTTCTTCATCCCAACATAATTTACATAAAGGATGTTTTTCCCCGGCCATCATACTACGCCTAAGGTCAACATACATTGGATGATTTCTAACTTCTTCAATATCTTTTGTTAACACATTTTCTGACACACCATCGGTAATTAATCGACCAGCGGCACTATACACGCACTGACAACAAATTCCATAATCACCATTCTGTAAAATAGCAAGATGATTCCAAGGGATAGTACATATAGTATCTTTACTCACCTGGATATTCCTTTGTGCTCATGATATCAAAATTACAATGGCACATTGATTTAGTACAACGCACCGGATCTGTGGGTAAATTTAAATTTGGATCAGCAATGTTGCCTACCAAGTCGCCTTCTTTACACCACCCACGGAATATAGCCCCTCGTTGATCCACGATTAACTGTTCTACTCCCGCATAACAATCCCACCCAGACCAATCATTAGCTTTTTCATTAATAAAACGATGAGCACTAACTGCCAAAGAAGTATCATTGGCATATAACATTTTCATAGCGCCGCGATAGTATTCAAACTCTTTAGTAAATTTTATATATTTGCTAATTAATTCATGTTGATTATCGATAATTTGTTTTTGTTCAGGAGTATAATCATATAATACTTCGCCAAAGTCATGTATTAATGGCTGAAGCGCCATTGAAATATTTCCAAGATCTTTTATCTTGTCCGCTATATCATAGCAATAGTCAAACTTTTCTGGACTCATCATAATATTAACATGAGTTCTTACATCATTATTTAATTCCTTAACCACTTCGATAAAGTGATCAGCATCGCCGAATTCTGGGTGAAAACTTAAACATATATGATCAAAATATTGTTTGTTTTCTTTCCAATAACGCAATGTTCTTGATCCATTAGAGATTAATCCTACTTTAACACCTTGCTCTGTACAATATTGGCAAATCTCGATAAAATGTTTATACAATGTAACTTCACCGCCAGTAAATTCAAAATATAATTTTTTGTTAGGGTGTGTTGCTTTAACTTTTGAAATAAAATTTTTGATAGTATCCGGAGTAGGCCATGGATTTGTTCCATTATGTAAATTTTCTGGACAGTAGCTACAACTAAAATTACAAGTATTGCCCAAACACCAATTAACTACAAACCAATCAGTATTCGTTTCTTTAGCGTGAACTAATTTATAATATTTTTTCTTCATGAGAGTCCTAAGGGGAGATGATATTTATTGTACTACGGATGGGGGAGTAAACAAATAAACTTTTATTTGAACACTTATTTATGCTAATAAGTATGTATCTAATGGTAAATTTTGTAATCAAACCTGTAAGTTTTTATCGAGATGTTAGTACCAAACTTGCTAATCTATCTTGTAAAACACCTTTTGGATTTTATGATATTTTAGGAAACGGTGATGTAAGTGCTTGTTGTTGTACTTGGTTACCCGAAATTGTTGGCAATGTTCTTACTGATTCTGCTGATGAAATTATTAACAATCCCACAAGATTGAAAATACAAGAAGGCATGAAGCAAAGCAAGTTTGATTATTGTAATGACCAATGTCCTGAATTAAATTTAATACTAACATCTGGTGTCAAACGAAATCATTGGATTGTGCCCAGCAACGAATTAGAAACAAGACTCAAACAATCTACATTAGTACATATTGGGTTAAATTATGACCAAAGCTGTAATTTACAATGTCCTAGCTGTCGTAATGAGTTTATATATTGGAATCCAAAAGATAATACATACGAAAGTAATCGTATCGGTACGATTCATGAAAAAACAAAAGCATTAGTTAATAGATTACTTGAAATACATCATGATCAGCTAGTTACTATAGGCATAACTTCATCAGGAGATGCGTTCGCAAGTGTATTTTATTGGGATTATCTTTGCGAATTAGCAAATAATCCTATTCCAGAAAATCTTAGAATAAACTTAAAAACCAACGGCTTACTAATGACCAAAGAAAGATGGATGGAAATAGAACCGTTGTTAAAACATATTTCTTATCTAGATGTTAGCATAGATGCTGCTACAGAAGAAACATACAGCAAAGTAAGAAAAAATGGTATTTTTAAAAAATTAATAAAAAATTTAGAAGACCTTGATGAGTTAGTATTCAATAAAAAATTTCCTAATTTAATCCATTGGCAAAATAATTTTATAGTTCAAGAAGATAACTTTAAAGAACTAAAACAATTTGTCGAATACGAAACATCATATAAATCTAAACACGAAATAAACATTACTTGTATAGCACAATGGGGTCATATGACCGACGAACAATTTAAATCTATGGCTGTATGGCAAGTGGATCATCCGCATCATCAAGAGTTATTAGATATATTGAAAGATCCTATTTTTAGACATCCATGGTTATGGTTAGGTAATTTAGCATCAATGCTTCCAAAACAGGAAAACATATGATTAACAAAGATGCTTTTTCGAATGGACAAGTTGATAGTAAACTTTGGCTATGCCAGGAATTAGAATCTATCGGATGGCATAGTAAACTAACTCGCGTATACGGCGGTTGGTACGGTATACTTGGGTTTTTATTATTAAGCAGACAAAACTTTAGAGTGGACCGTATTGAAAGTTATGATTTAGATCCTACTTGCGAATCTATTGCTGATATGATTAACGAAAATTGGGTAATTAAAGAATGGCAGTTTAAAGCCCAAACCGGAGACTGTAATCAAGTATTACCTGGTAATCCAGATTTAATCATTAACACTAGTACTGAACATTTTGAAACTATGGATTGGTTTAACAATATTCCAAACGGCACAAGAGTTATATTACAAGGCAACAATATGCCGCACGATGATCATGTGGTACACTCTGCTACTATCGATGATTTTGTCGCACACTATCCACTTTCAGAAATTATGTATCAAGGCGAGTTACGATTTGTATATCCTGAATGGAAGTTTACTAGATACATGGTAATCGGTATTAAATGATTACCACCCCTCGAGTTTACGAATAACATCTAACTCGCGAACCATAATTCCTTTGTTGTGCCAGTCACTGCGATAGTGACTTTTAAAGAATTTACTAGCATTTTCGTCTAGCATAGCAATAGGCAAATCTAATTGATTCATTAAATCTGGCGCTAATCTTGCCGCGATTTGTTCTGGATCATGCCCGTTGATAGTTTCGTATATTGCTTTAAGAGCATCAAAGTTTTGAACTTCTTTATAATCCCAAGTAGGATTAATCATTAACATATAGGTACCCATTCTAGCACCAAGTATAGACCATATTCCATTTTCTACATCTCTGCCAACATTTTGCCATATTGTTAAATGATCTAAATTACGATTGTTAACTCTTTGTTTAAATTCTGTAATATTAGGTTTACTGCCACGGTCAAGACACATCTTAACGCCTTCGCGGAATCCTGCTCGCCATGCTTGGAAAGGTGTAGCGTTGGGATATGTTGTACTATAACAATCGTACATAGCAATATAATTAGGATAAAAACAAAACTCCACATCATTTTCTGCTGTGCCATCGCTTGCTTCGTGTGTACGCATATTGTAAATAAAATCTTTAGTCCAGCAACTTAATCCACCGTTGCCATACATAAGTCCATTAATGTGATTACGGGCTCTCCAACGAAATACACAATTTTCGTCTCGTTCTTCCAATCGTAAAGAAAGATCAAAAAAGTTATCATCGGGAATATTATCACCGTCAATTAAAATAAATCGATCCGTAAGACTGACATCAGCCGCGGCCTTATGTGCGGCGTCTGATCCTTTGATACCATCTACTCTCATAGCCCATGGTACCATATTTTTAATTTTTACCCAATTTTCTTCTTTATTAGGTTCATCGTAACTTAGATATACACAATCTAATTCTGCTATGTCAATATGATTCAACGAAAACTCCATTTAATATTTGGTTCTGTATTCTTAACTACAATACTAATATCCTGCGGATGACACGGTGTGCCGCCTTTGGTAGGATACAATTTTTTAACTATTGCTGTATCAAGAAGTACAATACTGTTATTAATTACCTTAAAATGCTTAGGTGGATTAATATATACTTCCCATGGTATATCTATATATTTCCCAGGCAAATCTTCTTGACTAAAAAATAATGGCGCTCCTTGCTCGTCGTAGTACAACCTGTGTATTTTAACAACTGGGGAGACGGGCTCCAACGCGGCAAAGAATTCGTCTTCAGTCATCGTTACTCTTTTGATTATTACGGCGCTCTTGTACCGTCAATTTATCTTTACCTTTAACTGTTTCGTTATATCGCGGATTGCGACACATATTACAATCAGGCTGGCCACAGTCCATGGCATGATGTTTAGCGTAACGGTGCGGTTCGTCGATGGGATTACCGTGCGCTTTAGCAATCTTTAATTGTTTCCTAATTGCGTTCCATACTTTTTGTAAACGCTTGCTATGCTTAAATTTATCTTCGTCTTTACTCATTTTCAACATCCTTTATGTGATAATGTACAAAACCCCATTGTGCTACTGTATTAATCCTAACTCCTGGATTAGTGTGTTCTAATATTAACTCTTTACTCCAATCATTTGATACAATGGGTATCATATGTTTTTTCATATGAACGATAGTAGGACCAGAAGGTAAAGTTACATTCTCTGGCCCTATTAGAATGGCTGCCATTCCATATACTACATCAGTGGTAGGTATTTCGTCGGGAAATTTTAATAAAGGTTTATAACTTTCCCAATGTTCAAACATATCACGCACTAATCTAAAAAATTCTTCAGCTGTGTCACTAACTTCCCAATATGTAATAGCATTATACACATCAGGCAAATTGTTATTATCGAATATTTTACGATATGTTCTTGCCTTGCCAGGTTGATCATAAAAATCTCTACAACCTTGACTAATAACCACATCACGATTAGCAAACAAGTCCCACCAATGATCGATTGGGCTGGCGCACCACATATCTGCTTCCAACTTAATTGTTTTTTTATACGGGCTTGCTTGGTAACATTGCCAGTCATTGGCAAAGCCACCAAGATTGCCATGCGGTAACATATCTTCTGTTAATATTGTAATATTAACATCGGGATGCCACTGTAAAATACTATCCTTTAATTTATTGGCGCATTTAACATATACCTCGCCTATCGCCGGAATTAAATATCCTTGTTCAACTAGCAACAATGTCTCCTAAATGTTTTTTACCCATAGCATGAAAGTCCTGTGACAAAGTTATATAGCGTGGTTTTTGATCACTAGTTAAAAAATCTACACGATATTTGTCTTGTTCTAATTGTGTTAATTTGTGTGCCGGAGTTACTGACGCAAGTCCCCACGGAATATCTGTATGATTAAGGGTATGCCCATTTACTATACCTAAGGCAATGCTTAACGCAAAATCATTACGATATGTTGAACGAGCAATACCATATAAATTTCTATAGTGTTGCCAATTATTTTTTATCATAGTCATACAGTCAAAAATCATTTTTGCTTCAGCAGACCTACGAAACATCATTATTGTCGCCCACCACATAGGCATATTAAAATTACCGAAGTTGTTAAGTTCACTAAAATTATCTTGGTCAACTATATCATATGCTGTTTTGTGCGCTATAAAGTTTTCTGGCATTGCTATTACTTTTTTTAATTCATCGCTTGCCACTACATAGTCAGCATCTAATACTAATGTTTGCGACCATGGCGACAAATTATAAGCATCAGCTCGATTACCATTATACCAAGTTACATTTTCTTCTTGATCATCAAACTTTCTTGAATGGTTACCCTCGGGCGCAGCTTGTATTACTTGTTCGAAGAAATAATTATTAGGAACTAATTGATTAGTCACTACCGCAACTGGCAAATTTAAATGTCTGCGTATATTTTTTGCTGACCAATTAGCCATAGCTAGATAATCTATATGTTCATTATTAAAAGCAAAAATTAATACGCCGGTTGTCATCTATTTTTATTAAGTTCGTTGTACTCTAATAACCAAGCATCCATTTGTTCTCGATATCGTTGTTGTGCCAGCATTTTTAATGCGTGAACATTAACTTTGATTGGATTATCATATAAATCAAGTAACACTACTTCGATTTCTGTTTCGCAAGATTTTAAAAATACAATCAATTCGGGACTAGCTTTAAACATTCCGCCATTATAAGCAAATATCAATTTACCTTGATATTTTTCTTTGAGAGTTCGTTTGGCCGCTTCGTGTTCAAAACGGCTACGGCCGTGAGCAACTAATTTGTCAGTATCCATACAGTTATTATACTACAGAAAGGTGTAAAAGTAAAGGGACCGAAGTCCCTTTGGTAAAACTAAAAGTGCCGTTAGGCGAACATTATGCTGCGGTAGAAGCTACTGATGGAGTACCCCAAGTATTTGTCAAATAAGTTGTTTCTGGTGGGAAATATGTTACTACTGTTGCTCCTGCTGTACCAAAAGTAATACCAGTTGTTGCTGTGCCGCCACTAATTTGTGCTGTTGAACCTGGATTGGTATCACCATTATCGTACCATGTTGTTACTAATGTTAACGATGATCCACTAAATGCCGCAGTAACTTGAACATAGTTACTTGAATAAGCTGTACCGCTATCAAATTGCTTGTAAATTACAACCGGCGTTGATGTTAATTGAGCAAATCCTGTACCAGTAGTTAAAATAGACGGAGTTCCGGTTCCACCAATTTTTGTAGTTCCTGTATATGTTACACCATTAATTGTTTTAGCTGCGCCTGTACTTGACAAGTAAATTGTGCCGCAAACAGTATTAACGAAATTGTTCCATTCTGTGTCTGCTACTGTACCAGTAGATGTTTTACTAAATTGAATTTTAACAGTAGCGCCAGCATTAAAGAAATAACTTGCCGCTGCCCCACTACTAAATGTAATTGTATCTGTAAATGTTGCTGTCCAAGCTGCTGAACCAGATCCTTTACCACTTGTTAAACTAGAATTACCTGTCCAACCTGTATATTGACTACCTTGTGTGGACGCATTATACTGATTTGTTGTACAATTATTAATATCTGTTTGTACATTTGATAATACAGAAATAACTTGACCTGCTGTAGGATTAGTTCTTGATGTAATTGATGTACCTTGATGACTTGCTTCTGAACTAATTGTAGAATTCAAAGAAGCCCATTGAGTAGCTGTAACTGTGCCGGCTGTCGAAACAGTAGTTACTGCTGTTTGGCCATACAAAGTATTCCATACGGCATTAACACCGGTACTAAAGCCATTAAAATCTGATGCTTGAATTAAGCCGCCGCTTGTATACGTCATTCTTGTTCCCTAATTATTTGATAGTGACAATAGCTTCAACGGAACCAATGCCGGAATCTAATTTGTCTACGAGTGAGCGGCCGATAACATTAAATGCCGTTGCTTCGCCTGCTTTAGCAGCTCTTGCCATACCATTACCTGCGGAAACTAAACGGTCACCCTTTTGTACAACACCCGTAACCTGAACTGGTACACGGCCTGTCATAGCAACTGGAGGATGTGTTATATCGTCACCTGCGCCATTATTCATTAAGTAAGCTGCTTTTGTACTTATCACACCAAATACAGATTCACTTAGTTCTGTATTGGATTTTGTAATTTCAGCAGATCCGCCAAGCTCAACTACTGTGCCTGGCGCATAAGCTGTATCAGCTTCAAAGCGTTCTGCTACGTCAGCATAGTTAGCTGTAATACCATACGCACCACTGACAATTCCAGTAGCGCCATTAATTGTCATCGCTGTTGATGGAGTTCCTGCTTTATTAACAACAAAATTAATATTGCCGTTGTTATCAGAATTAGTTAAATTAACATTTACGCCAGATACACTAACTTTAAAATCACTGTTAGCGCCTACTGCCAATCCTGTGTTATTAAGTACAGTTAATGTGCCTGTAGTAGATGTATTAGCATCTGTACGCATAAACGAAGTACCAGATACACCATTTAAACTTAATGAGTTAGATGCTGTGCCTTGGAATAAAGGAACTTGTGAACCAATACTTGTAGCAAGTGTAATACCTGGACGAATTGTTGTAAATCCTGGGATAGCTGTTTGTGGAGTAAAGGAAGCATCTTCAGAAATAAAGCCGACGATTGTATTGTTTACATATAATTCTACAACAATGTGTGATGTAGCTGTATTATCAAGGATAGTAGCTGGCAGAGCTCCAGTAATACCTGTAGTTGAATTATAAATTGGACCAACTAATAACCATGCGGAACCTGTCCATACATTTAATTGTTGTGCTGTGGAGTTATACCATAAATCGCCAACGGAGTTATTTGTTGGAGCTGTACCAGATGCTTGTGAGCCGCCTAATGACTTAAAGCCTGTGCCATTATAAACTTGTAGAACACTAGTTGTAGTATCAAACCATAATTGTCCTGTTAAAGGGGCTGATGGCGGAGTGCTGTTAGCAGCATTTTCTAACAAATGTACGAAATTGTCATCCAGAAATTGACCGTAGCCAGCATAGTTTTTGCCGACTAAGACTTGTGAACAAGCAGATGAATTGATAGTTCCATCTGGAATGGTACATAAAATATTACCATTTGTTAGATTAATTGTATATGACATTTAGTTTACTCCGTCCTTTTTATTATTTATGGCCATTTAATATATACATATTTATGCTCTTTCAACATAGTTGTATGTAGGAAAATTAGGACTTTTTAATCTATAAAAAATTTTACTTTTGCCTAATTTTAATGATTTTGCCGCTTCAGTTAGAGAACGATATAAAATTCCTTCTACTATTACTGGGGTTTTTTCGGCAGAATCTGTTATTTTTGCTCTAGCTTCGAGTGTTTTATTATGATGCTGTTCACCCTTAGCCAACATAGCAATACTTCTCTTTAACCGACTTTCTGATGATTTTGCTTGGTGATTATCACCTTTGGATAATGCTGTTAAACTTTGTTTTTCTTTAGTTTTTTCACTAGTTACTTTACCTAAATGAGCAAGTCGATTTTTTTCTCTTGCTTCTGGCATTTTTGCTGACGAAACAGCATTAATACATATATTGGTAAGTATTCCGTTAGCATCATAATCTTTACGACCAAACATTAATATATGATCATCTTCGAGTCGATATGCTAAATTCTCGTCAATAATATTAGTAACCGGATATTCAACAGTTGGTTCTAATCCAAGTCTACGAATTTTAGCAATCTTTGCATCTTTTCGTTTGTTAATGCCAGCGTCGCGCCCGTTTAAATGATCGTATGCCCGATTACCTTTGCCTTTTCCTACATAAAACGGAAGGCTAGTACGCGGGTCAATTAGATAATATATATAATACATTTATGCCGCACTTAAATTTGTCAAAGTTTGTATCCGCAAAGTGTAGTCAATTTGAATTTGACGGTTCAAACTTTTCTGGACCGGATGGAATATGACATGGGTGATTAAGAACAAATCTGTAGCAGAACCGTTCCAACATTGTAATCCTAGTTCATCAAATACATATTCTCCATTGAAATTGGTGCTATTATCAAACGCTTGTTGCCCAGCAGGTTGACCATAATCTAACAAACAAGATACTAAAATGTCTGTATATGGGTTTCCTGAGGTATGCAACACCGTCATATTGTTATTAGCGGGGTCTAAGTTTGCGGCTGAATTTTGATCTACTACTTGAGCATAAGTTTCATTGTATAAACTAGCATTTTGCCCAGTTACATTAGGTGGCAAATATGTGATAACTCCAGTAGGATCAACTGCTGATCCGCCATTTCCAAATGCCATAGTATAAATCCAGCCTGTTGGGGCATTTGAAAGGGTACTAGCCATAGCAATTGAAATATTTTCGTAATTGATGGCGTTCTTTTTATCTACTAAAACTTCACCGGTGATTGGATCTGTTATTTTGATAAATCCTTCTATCTTTGCTAAACCTGGTTGAATAATCATGCTTTCTGCTCCACAAATACTTTGCGAGTTTTTGGGTCAAAAATCTTCACAAAACCATCTACAGTTACTGACCCAGTATCATTAGGCCGTTTTTCAGGTTTAACTTGCTCTTGTTGCTGTGTTGGTGTTTTATTTTCCATCGTTCTTTATTTATTATGATTCGTACCCAGTGTAAACCTTATAGATATTTACCTTAATTTATACCCCTTAAAAAGAGCGCCGCAGGAGTATTAGTTTCCTGTAAAGGAACCCCATTAGACGGTGTGCCTGCTCCCTGAGCATACCAAGTTACCCCACGCCGTACTAATATAGTAACCCCTTCGCCGTCTGCTGGCGGAGTTTCAAATGCTACTGTTACAGTATCTGTGTTAGTTATGCCGTATCCACTAGTTTGTAATTCGCCGCCTAAATAAACTTCTACTGCTTCTATGTTGCTACCCATGCCTGGATCGTACTCGCCATCTGGGCCAGTAGTCGAATAAAGGGTACTATCGTAAGGGATAGAGCCAGTCCAATCATTAGCATTGTTAAGATTGATATCTGTAACAAACACATTAGTTGTACTATCGCCTAAGAAATAATTACTTTGAACATAATTTTGGAATTCTTCTGGCATTAAGTTACCACGGCCCATATCATATACTAATGCGCCAACTGCGTGAGGAGCAGCAGCCGTTCCAGCTGTGCCACGAAGTAAACTAGAAATAGTATTAGTTGATAAATCAATATCTCGATACATAATGCGCTCGCCATCGATTGTTACTACACCCCAAACATTAGCAGCAAAGTTTGGAATAGTTAACGCACCGGCGTCGGCAACATGAATAATATCATCAGTTGATGTTACCGGTTGAGTTACTGATGTAGTTGTAGCAGGAGTCATACGATATGTTGCTTGAACTCCGCGCATATCTTGGAATATACGGAATTCCATAGTTTCTGGAACTACTGAACTTGTTACATTGGTTACTACTAACACATCAGTAGTTTGTAAAACACGATTGTTTAAATTCAATACATTGCCATCAATAGTATAATCTAAATAAGCAGTTAATGTTTTACCATTCAGTGATACCCAAGGGCGAGCAATGTCTTTATAAGATTGATATAATACTAAATCATTAACATAAACAACTTCACCTACGGTAGCATCGTATTCGCCAGGATCTGATGATGGAGCGCCAGGCGGATTATCAAAATCTGTTGAATCAAATGCTTCATAAACAGCTACACCTTCGGTAACAGGACCATAGAAAATTTGAGTTGATAATCTTTGTTCACGAGTATCATTGAATGTTGTTACTGAAATTAATTGTCCAGCTCGCGGAATGATGCCTGCGCCTGATACAAAAGTTAAAGTTTGAGCAATTGGATCAATAATATACTGAGCAGAAATATTTGTTGCTATGTATATTTCTGCGCCAGCAGTTGGAGCTGTATTAAATTGTACATACGCATTACCGCCACTAGTGGTTATTGAATAGTTAAACGGCAGAATATAAGTTCCAGCAAGATAAACTAACACATTACCGCTTGGAATAGTTGTAGGATCAACATTAAGTCGTTGTGGGAACTCAAATGTAGTTGTTGTACCATCGCCTACATAAGGAACGCCTGCGGCACCAATAGCAGTAATACCGCCAACTGTAACTATAGCATTAACAGCATTTGTGTAAGATAAACTAAATGCTGGATTCAATGAATATACAAGTTGCCCTGTTGCTGTTACTGTAATTTCTTGAGATACTGGTAAACTCCAACTATAATCAGTAGTTACATCATTGATAGTTGTAGGCTCAATTACTACTAAACTTATAAAGTCAGTTGATGTATATGTTGTTGTAAATTTTAAACGAGTTGTGCTAAATGAATTATACGCATAAGTGTAATTGGTATTATTTAAATAATTTCCATTAACAAATATAACAAATTCTTGGATTGCTGGTGTGGTCCCGTCTGCTTGATAGTATGCTACAGGAACAATAATAGTATTTCCTACATCAGCACCGTTATAAACATTCTTATAAACTTGGTTTCCGCCGCCTAATTCATACACATATATACCTAATTGGTCGCCGTTAGCTATTAATCTTGAAGATGTATTAATAGTAAAGGTTTGGTTTGGCCAATCAACAGTATAATCTACGCCTTCGGATAAATCGTAACCTTGTGTAGCATCAGTAATTTCTATATCAAATGGATATGGGAATAATCCAGCAAAACTTGTAGTTGGACTACTACTGTTGTATATAATTTGTTTTACTGCTTGTGGAAAGCCATGTCCAAGGCCCTGCCAGTCAGCACCCGGTGTTGTATAAACACGCATATCTAAGGTGTCAAATTCAATGCCTGGCACTAATTCTTCTGGTGCGTGACTTTCAAATGCGTCAACATACTTGCCGCCATCTACATTGATTGAAGTTGGACGAGTTCCTAAGTACGGATCTAAATAGCTACTTTCAAATATTGTATCTAATAAGCCTAAATCGTAAGTTGGTTGACCATTAGGATCGTAAGAAATATTATCAAATGGGTTAATGTCAAAACTTCCGCGGTCATATCCAGTATCTTGCTCAAATGTTAATGCTGCTACTTGAACGCCTGGATAATCTATGCCATCAATTAATAACGGTAACGATAAACCAGGATTGTTTACAGTACTAACATAATAACCCATTGTGCGATTTACGCCGCTCAACAAGTTAGCATCAACTTTTGTCCATTGTGTTGGATCAAATACAGAATTTGTTACTGATCCACCGGTGCCGTTAGCACTCCATACTATATTGTCATATCGAACCTGAGTGCCATTTTCATAAGTTGTGTTAGCTTCCCAATCAATAATAGTTGACTGATATTCATAACGGTCATATTTTAATGTAACATTAAAGGAACGAACTAATGGATTACCCATTATTGATACTGCTTGTGCTATTTGCCCAACAAACTCTAATGTAGCACTTCCGTTGACTACTGTTCCTGTTCCAATAGGTTCAATATTTCCTAAATTGCCGCCAGTAACAACTTGATAGATATTATTCCAAGATGTAATAATAGATGCGTTTGAATTTACTGCTAAATTTGCCACCCATGTAGTTGGATCGCCCGGTAAGCCACCACCACTGATTGTAATAGTAGCATCGGTTGTGTAACCTGATCCAGGATTTACTACGGTAATTCCAATTACTTGTCCAGTTGAATTAATAATTGCTGTCATCACAGCCGGTGTTACACAAGTACCAGTTACAGTAACAACAGGCGCAGAAGTGTATCCTGCTCCACTCTTAACAATTACAGCTTTTTCAACAGTTAGGAAATAATTTTCAAACCATTGACTATATAAACTTGGTGATTGCCAAATTTGTGCGTTAGGCGGAGTATCACTTACAGTTGAGTAATTAGTTGTAACTGCTTCTGTATAAGGAGTTAATATTGGACTAACAAACTGAGGAACCTCTAAAGTAGAATTCCAATAAGCTGGCAAATCATAATCAGTAATATCGCCTAAGAAATCATCTTCGCCGGTGTATATTAAATTAAATTGTCGAACTTGGACATGGTAAGGTTTAACTTCTTGGAAATAATTTAATACAAAGTCTTGATTATCAGACAAGTATGTTTGGTACGGCAATAAAGAACGAATATTGTGATTTACATCGACATAACTCGTTTTAATTAACCACGATGGATCTGTAAATTCACTGTAAACATAATTAAAGACTAAGATTAAACTACTATTACGCTCTATTTGTAATTCGTCGATATAAATTTCTTCATTTAACGCACGAATAATATAACGAGTTTCAGTTTGTGGTGTTTCGTCAAAGTATTGAGAATCAAATACTTGAGAATCAAATCCAAAGTTACCAACTGAGTAATTCCATAAATCTTCAGCAAATGCTATTGTGCCGTCTTCTAATCCTACTCGTTGCCAATCAGTAACAGGATTTAATCCTGTACGCAAATAAATTTCCCATTTACCAGAACCGTTAGTAATAACACGAACTGATGAGCCAACAGGTGCTTGAGCATAAGTCAATGTTGATAACTGTCCATAATTTTGTACTGCTGCGACTGGCGCAACTGTAGAATTATATCCAGGCAAGTACCAATTGATATAATACCAGTAAGATGGAGTATTATAACTTTGTACTTGTATCAACGCTAATGTTTTATCGGCTTGTACTTCATAAATTGTCCATAAGCCTGCTTGACTACTATCGGACAACACAAGATACTTGTAGCCAACCGGCACAATGTTAAGATTTTGATAACCTAAAATTTCCAAATTAGCTACTTCAAAATTCCAAGCACCACTATTTGCGGCTGGAGTTGGTTCCGAAGCATTTAATAAGTTGAAACTACGAGTTTCAGTAATAGGGAATTGTGCTAATACATTATTGGCACGGCCTAAATAGTTTTCTAAAGCCGTAAATCTGTCAGCAAACATACTTTGACGAGGACGGAATTGTACTCCAAATTGCATTCCTAGGCTTAATGTTGGATCTGGTACTGCGTGGCCGGCTGTGTCTACTCCACAGAAGCTATCTAACAATTTACGATATAGCTGTGGGTTTAAGAAAGATTTAGCAATACCATCTTTAATAATCTGATACTCTTGGTGTATTACCGCATCATTAAGTTGACGGTCAAAACCAACACTTAAAATAGTATTAGTTGCGTTTAATAAACTTTGGGCATTATAAATTGCTATAGTCGAAGCATTAAGCCCAGCAATATAAGGTAATCCGCTACTACGAGGATCTAAAATATAATTAGATACGCCGCTAGAACTTAATGTTTTGCCAGCACCAGATGCTATAGTAGTAATACCTTTAACCCAGAAATAATATAATGTAGTAAAGATATTATTTGTGCCTAATTGTGATGCTACGCAATAACTTGTTGAGCTTAACGGAGTTCCTTGACCAGAATAACTAGCTGGAGGGTTGGTACTTTCTACCCATTGATAAATGTCTACACTACTTCCTGGGAAGGTTGTGCCCCAACGACGACTAGCATATACTATGTCATCTTGGTTAGGATCAATAAATCTTACAGTATCAGTATCCCACCACATTTGGCCAATATGTTCACTACCCCATTGCTGGCCGTTGTTATGAACTGTGCCTTGATTATACTGAGCAGGATCAACTGCGCCAATATAATCAATGTTTCTACGAGCAACCCCAAGGATTTTACCTTGTAATGGATCAAAGAAATCAAAATATGTTTGTGTTTCGCCAGTAGCTGTAACATTTACACCTATTGCTTGTCCGCCGTTATAACTGAATACGCCATCAATAGCATATACATCAACTACTGGTTGTTGTGTGCGTATCGGTGCCCATGCTGGTGTGTCTGCTAAATTATCAAATACTGTAACATAACCAGCAGAACTTGTGTTTTCGATTGTGCCACCAGTAGCACCAACCATTAATTTGCCAGTAGTATAGTTAACAGAAGTTCCAAAATGGTCTCCTGTTTGAGTAATACTGTTATAAATTTGTTGGCCGAACGCAAATTGTCCAGGATTATTGATATTATTAGTACTACTTGGGAAGAAATCATAGGTATATGCTACGCCGCCATTGTTAACTGGGTTGTAGAATGTAGTACTATGTTCATCGAAGTATGTTTGGCCAGCATCAAATGTTGTTGGTTCGTAAATGTTACCGTTAGGAGAGCCAACAATTAAATTAACCGCACTACTATCAATACTTAAACTTGCTCCAAATTGTCCATTAGTTACTGGTAATGGGCTTAAAATTTGTTGTGTGAATACAAAAGTATCAAATCCTAACTGTGTAAACACTGAATTAACTGGCCCTGGCAATACAGTAATTAAATTATTAGCATTTCCAGCGGTAGCATTTTGTACAGAAATAGTTAAACGACCAGATACTACTGTTACAACTCTTCCAGGCGTTGGCGCATAAACAAAATAAATGTTTTGTGTTGTTGGATCATAAGAATAATCTCCACCAACAGTTTGTAATATGTTATCAAGATAAACTACAGTAGTATAAGAACTCGCATCAGCATACAAAGTGCCAATATTAAATACTTTAGTAGTGCCATCTGTAATAAATTCTAAATCAGATGTTACTTGTGCTACTACATTAGGAATACGAGCAGCATTGATAGCGGCCGCAAATCCAACAACTGTGTTATTTGGCGCTACCGGCACTGTTACTACCGTATCATTAATACGCAAAGTTCCTGTGCCAAATAAAGTTGGATTAGCAATCGTTGATGTTGTAACTCCGTAGACTCTAGATTGATTTACTTGATGATCTACCGAGCCAGCATCTAATAAATGTGTGCTATCAAACGGTGCGCCAATATATAAACTACAATTTAACGGACAAGCATCGAGTGCTAATCCGTAATTAGCTTCGGCATCTACTGTATCGCTAACTAATTCTTGAATTTGAACTATTTGATTAGTTTCAATTTCAATTATATCGCCGTAATTAAATTCTATATTAGAGAATACAATATTATTGCCGTTAACTGTAAATTGTCCTAATACGGCTTGTGCTGTTGTCAACAAGAAAGTTTCATTAACACTTACTGCCACAGGACCAGTAACATTACCAGGAACAGTATATGTCATTTGTGCTGGGTTTGATACAATATAACGAATAACACTACGGTCAAATACATATACTACGCCAGCGTCTGTTGCTCCATTTATATCAGCATTTGGGGCGCCAACTATTATTTGACGGCCATCAGTAGTAGTTGTTACGCTAGCACCAAACATATCACCAGATATTGAAGATGATGAAGTAATATTTGTAACATACTGCCAGTATGTTGATGTTATTACATTAATTTTAGCGCCTAAGCCAGGAATTGTTACAAAGGTTAATACGGTTGTATTATTGTCAAATGTATAATCTATATATGGACGCTGAATTACTCCATTTACCTTAACAACAAAACTACTAATAGAAGTAGCATTGTACAAATATTGATTTAAAGCAAAATTGTTAGTATTACTTGGGCCATTGCCAATATAAGAGAAGCCAGTTATTTGACCTAGTGTATTTTTAGCGGTTACTGTAATTACTAAATTATTAGCAGGGGCGGTGCCGCCAATTTGAGTGCCATCGATTGTAAGTGTATCGTTAACGCGATAACTAGATCCGCCATCTGCTAAAGTAACATAGTATTCGCCGCGAGTATTTTCAACTGTGAATACCGCTCCTACTCCAGTGCCGGAGGTAGAATTTTGTTGTACACCATAGTAATAGTAATCATCTAGCTGAGTTTCTAGATTGCGAGTCATTACTAATTTTTGTCCGTTTGTTGGCGGAGCTGTGAATATTAAATTATTTTGATTTAATGTATAATCTACACCAGGTGTTAATTTAAATCCGCTCAATGTAACAATCATTTGACCTGGATATTGCGAATTAACTTGTATCTCGTTTGAATATTGATAAACTAACGCATTATTTTCAACTGTATACGCAACAGTTTGAATTTCTACTTCAATTTTTTCATATGCGTAAACTGTATTGGCACCTGGTGCACCAACATACAACCACTTTTCGTCAAGACTGATAGCACCCGAGGTTCCAAAACCAATAGCTCCAAAATTTAAATCTGGTGGCACAAGAATCTGTGCTATTGCCATAGAATTTAAAGCTGAATCTCTATATATTACTGCCGCATAGCCTGTGCCTGACATACTAGTGTTAGCACCAGCGATAGCCCAGTTAGAATTTCCAAAAGCTAGCATATTGCCAAAATTACTAGTTTCTGGAACGCCAAGACTTAGTGTAGTTCCAAATTGATAATCATTTATTACACTCTTGAAGTAAGTTAATACTGAGCCCGCTCCAGCTTCTCCTGTTGGAGCGCCAACTAAAGCCGCAAAGTTATTTTGTGTCTGTGCTATACTAGCACCGTACTGATTAGAAGCAACTAATCCTGGAGCAATAGTCGAGCTTGTTGTAAAAGGTGTTTGTTTTTGTACCGTTTCCCAGTGGCCGTCGCCATTATTATCAATCCAAGCAATAGCGCCAGGTACTAAGCTATTAACATAAGGTAATGAAGCTATATCACTAGCTTGACTTACACGAGCACTTTGTAAATGGAATACTAATCCGTTACCGCTAATTGTTGTTACATTAGTATTTGTAAACGAAAATGCGATTGTTAATGTTGTTGGTGTTGGCACACTTAATACTCGATATACACCATTTGCTCCAACATTAAAATATTTGATAATAATTAAATCAGCAACTGACAAGTTATGCGCCGCATTAAATTGAACAATACTAGTGCCATCAAGGTTATCTGTTAATTGAATCATTTGACCAGGGACGCTTGCTACTCGGTATACACCCCAGTCATAACTATTAATCTTGGCAATCCAAATATAAGTTCCAATACCAATATTATTAATATCCGCACTAATAGCAGAAGGATCTTCAAGACTGAATACTGTAACATCAACATCATCTAAGCATACATAACCGGCACTAGGAAGTGCTGACGATAAGCTACTATTTTCGTATGTTGTTGGCAAAATATCAGGAGATGTAATATTGTAACTTTCTCTCCATAAATTATTCAAATATACTGCTTGATTTGCTTGACTTGTTTGTCCAGGATTAATAATTTGTATAGTCGATGGATTATAAGGCAATAATGCTTGATTTAATTGAATCTCAAAATAACTCTTGTTAGCTTGAGCTCCATAAGTGCCAGATAAGACGCCCCAATTTTCGTAAACATTGTAAGCGCCACTTTCTTTGCCATTAAGCTGAGCTGTATTAAAAATTTCTGCCGCTTTCAATGTTCCTTTTGATCCAAGGAATTGTTGATAAATTTGAACCTGTGTTACACCATTAAGATTCATATCGCTCATATATGTTCGAGGACGGAATCCAATTAATCCAAACGCAAATAAATCATTGTCGCTAGTTAAATTAGCGGTGTATACATTATAAGTATCAACTAATTGATCAGCTTTATTAGCTAAGTTAGGTAATAATCCATTATCAATAGCTTGGTAATCACTCTTAACCCAATCAGCATAGTTAAATGTTTCCTGAGGTTCACTAATATCAATAGCTTGCCAATATGTATTTTTATACAATACAATTTCGCCTTTAGTATACTTGTGATATTGTTGCCATTCCTGAACATTGTTTAAGTTAAGTATGAAACCTTGAGCATTAAGTTGGCCATCCCACTCTGTAGTTGTAGAGGCTATTAAACTCAAGCGTACTTGACGAGCCGCGGTGATTGGATCGTAAATTAAATCGTTGTATTGACTAGTATTATTCAATACAATCATATCTTCGTAATTTGTAAACTTTAATGTAAGATAGTTAATTGTTTGGCCGTTAGTTGTAGTAACAGAAAATTCGTTGCCATTACGGTTAACAACCATTGTTCTAACATCAAGTACAAATCGATTTTGATCTAACAACATATTTTCTGGTGTAACACTAGCAATAGTGTCCACAATACTAATAGGTTGACTAGCTTTGATAGTAGTAGCACAAGGATTTAAATTAATCATTGTGCCTGCTTGCCATCCTTGAGCGCCAAAGTATAAAAACTCTTGCGCCATTTGTTTCCAATCTAATGTATAACCGTTGTAGATATCATCAAATACTAATCCTTGACTTGTAAGCCATGCTCCGTAACCTAATAAAAAGTCGCAAACACTAGCAGGACTTGTGAATACATAGCCATAAGGAATTTGTTTTACATTAGCTGTATATTGTGAAGGTACTTGAACTGTTATGTCGCCTGCTGAAATAGTTTGATATAAGCCAACCGGACTACTTACTAATATTTCAAAATATGGTTGAACATTGCTGTATCCAAATACAGAATAGCCGATGCCGCCACCTTCTAGTTCTTCTACTTGTACAATTACAGAACTATATGTAATCTGATTAAAAGGTTGATTTTTATAAAATAATAAATCATAACTTGTTGGCGGAATCAACAAACTATTATTTGTAGAGTTTGGGCCAGCTCTTTCAGTGAATAGTTGTACATACACTGGATCAGAGAATGAAGCCATACGATAACATAGTCGTACATCTAAGTTTGCTAAATCTTCAGTTAGTGCTGTAGTACTATTAATGCCTGTTTGTTGATTATAATCAACAATCCAGTTGATATAACTTGCTTTACTTACTCCGTTACCATACACTTGAACGCCAGAAGCATCTAAACGATAACGATTGTTCATCAAATACTGACCTAATGTAGTATTGTAACGATATAAATCTCTGTCGGCGAATAATGAGAAAAACTGTGCTGGCTTAGTTAATGCCAACAAACGCATAATAGCAAATGGATAAGAACTACTCTTCCACCAAGATGCTTGTACTGGTCCGCCATCGCCAGCTACCCAAGATTGTTGGAATCCATATGGATCATTTTTGCCCATAACAGATTCAAACGGAGGTAATAGTTCGCCTTCTGATCCGGCAGGAATAATTTCACTTAATCCAGGACGAGCATATTCAGGTAATACATAAGGACCTGTTGGATCGGCAACTAAGCCAAGTTCCATATCATCCCACAATACTGTATTGCCATCAGTATAAGGAGCAGGACCATATCGTGTAATCCACCAAGCTGGTTCTTCCGAAAATCCAACCATTTCCCAAGGTGTAGTATTAGGAGTTTCTGTATCGTAGAAGTAACGATAAATTCCACGCCAGTTACCTTGTAGGAATTCTGTGCCATCAATGCGATTAGCAGCTTGAATATAATTGTATGTGAAAGGATTATCAGCAACATAATTTTGTTGTGTATAATCTACTTTATTTTGTCCAACCCAAGTTAAAAAGTCTTCACTCATTATTTGGTTAACTTCTTCGTAACTATATGGAGTTTTACGGAAGAAGCCAGGCAACAATGCTGTAGTTTGTGCTGGGTAAAAATCAGGATCAACTTCATCAGTAGTTAATGGAATTGGATTGTCATCAACTTTGATGTTATCGTATATACGCTTTTCAAATTCAAGTAATACTTGATCACGAATGTCACCAAAAGCAATAGTGATGCTGCCATCGTGTCCTTGAATTACTACTGTTGGCTCTGAATAAGTTTCATCAACAAAAATACTTGGAGTATACTTAGGATATAAGCCCATTTTACTTGGTGTGTTAGGACACCAGCTGGCTACAGTAGTTGGATATTCATTAATCGTTACAACATCGCCAACATTTAATGGTATTAAAATTGTTAATTTAGGAGCGTCAGGTGATACAACATATTGACTGTTACGAACTAATAATACATTATTAACATATACTAATAAACCAAGATAATTTGACGAAGTAAAGTCGTATGTTTGAATTGTGTTAAATGTTGCGGTAGTAATAGGATTTACAACTGTTGTACTAGAAGTATAATTTGTCCCAACAGGCAACATATCTGACCAATAAAATGGATCAGAACTTGTTAAACTTTGTGTAATATTTCTTACACCTAAATCAAGAATTTGCGAAACAGTTTCTGTGCCGTTAAGATTTAATTGTGTAACTGCCGTTAACAATTTATTTTTATATTTGATATATTCTCTACTGTTATATTCTAAAGCAGCAAAAATATCATAGTTTGGTGAGCGTAAGAAATATCCAGCTAATGTTAAAGGCGAAGATTGTTGTAAAATTAATTGGCCAAAAGGAACAATGTCGCCTAAGTCGCGAGTATTATTTCTTCCATTTATAGGACCTTGTAAATCAACTAAATTTTCGCAAATTGTACCGTAGTGATTACGAATTGTACCTAAACTAAATTGTTTTGAATTTCCGTTGAACGGATTGTTTTCAAGATTGATAGGAACTTCATAAAAACCTTGTGCGCTTACTTGACTACTATAAGCAAGTATTTCAATTATATCACCAGTAACATAAGTGCCATTTAATGTAATAGTAGAAACATTAGTAGTAGTATTGACTGAAAGTGTATATATTGATGGAACTTGATAAACATTATTAACAAATACTTGTACTGCTGGAACATCGAGACTTGTTTCAACAGCAATGTCAAGTTGTAATGGAACACCAGCATAACTAAATTGAAATTGTTGGCGAGGTAATGATGGAATCGCCGCTGTTTGCCAGCCAATCTCTGGAGTAAATGCTATTCTGTCTGAATATTGATAAACAAACCCGCTACTTACATTTACTGTAGTACCTGTGCCAGATGGAGTATAGATAAATGTGTCATTATATAAATTATTGTCGAATAAAATATCACCAATATTATCAATACTAAAGAAAGCTAACGGAATGCCTAATACAGCATCAGCTGGATTATCAGGATTTTCAGCGTAGCTTAATAATTTACAACCAGTGAAGTTTGTACTTGGGTACTTTTCTATATCGCCAAAACTATATCCATTGATGTCATAAACATCAAACAAAGGTGGTTGATTAACCGTAGATTTTTGTTGTGTAGCGTTTAATCCCTCGGCAAGTACTTGTGTTGCGTATGATTGAACCACCGGTGTTGTATTAGCTGGCTGAGTAGAGCTTGAAATAATCCAAGGATTTTGCGGAGGACTCCACGAAACGCCATTATAATAAAAACTTTGTCCAGTTAAAGTATTTCCATTAAGGCAAACTGTCGTTTGATTTGCTAATGCTGGACTATAACTTGTAGGCGTTAAATCAATAATAGGTACGGTTGATACTTCCGGATCCACTACTACAAAATTAACTTGATAAATTTGATTAGCAACTTCTGGATTAGAGTCGGCAGCAAATATAACTAAACTGCCATCGACTAAATTATAACCATCTACTCCGTAGCTTGGTTGCCCATTAACATTAAGTAATGCGTTAGTTTGTGTAAAATCAATAATATTAATTGCAGGAAGACCTTGTGTGCCAAAATTAAATAATTTTGTTCCGGCACGGAATTCTAAAATAGGACGATTAGCTCGCTGTACATTGGTAAAATCTGGTACTATATCATTATACGCGGCCGCGGCATCAATAACATCAATGTGGAACCAGCGATTACTACGACTCCAAGGATTAAGATCCTGACTAGCCATATTGATGGTCATATAATCAGGAACGACAGGTTCACCATCGATTTCTACAGCGTAAGTTTCAGGAACTACTAAACTAGTTTCTGGTACTAATACAATACTTGATCCTACACCTTGTACATAATATGTATTGCCTACATAACTTGATGGGTAAACTGTACCTTCAAAAACAATTTTAAGTCCGTTTGTAAATGTTACCCCATTTGGACTTACATAATTAGTTTTACCTAAAATATCTGTGTCAACATTAATAAAAGCATTGATGCTAATAGCATTAATTGTGCCGCTGTTTACATAACTTTCGGTAACTGTACTAGAATAAGTTACTGTCGATGTTGTACATCCAGTAACAACATAATCGCCATTGTATTGTGCTGGATTAACTTCAGATACAATAATTGTACTACCAATAGAATATGGTGCTGTTTGTTGTGCGGCAAATGTTAATGTTACTGATGTGCCAGTTGAAGTTATATTTGTAATCGATAAAGGCGGTACATTATTATTAGTGTTACCTTCGATTAAATTAATTACGCCAAAAATGCTTGGATCTATACTATCTTGATAGTATAACTGTGGCAATGCGGCAGTAAGCAATGGCATCTGTGTAAAAAAGCCTTCAGCATTTTTATACCACTGAGTATTAATATATTGTGCGCCATAAGCAACAGAAAATTGTGTTAAATCTGAAATTGACAAAATACTGTTAAGTTTTATAAATGGCACACCGTTAACATCATTAACATATTGAATTTGCCACAAACTGAATTGAATGGACGGATCAGTAATTGGAGTTGCTTCAGCAAATGCTGTAGTATCAAATGCCCCGGTTTGATTATTATCAGAAGGCTGTAATGGATCAAAAGGTGTAACATTATACCAACCGCCCGAGTCTGGATCAGATGACTGTGTAGTAAAAATTAATGTACGAGAATTAAGGTTAGTAATTCCGTCAATACCTTGTGGATTGTTTGTTAAAAATTGTTGTACTGAAACTCCGTTAAGTTGATCGTAAGTAAAAGACGAACAAATTAAATCAACCTTTCCTGTTGTTGATGTTGGATATCCAATATAAGGCATAGAATAATAAAAATTCTGTGCGTTAACATCAGGAACATTAAAAGTTACGGTTCCGAGATCAATACCGTTATTAACAACTCCTAAAACATCTCTATCAGAGATATTAGGAGACCAAGGCAAGCGTCCATCAACACCAGGTTCTGTTTGTATCCAAAATTCTGGGCCTGTGCCGGCAGAAGCATCAATGATGTTAAGTTGACCGCGTAAATTAAATTCTAAATCGTTACAATAGTATAATGTATCCGGAGCATCTTGTGGAACAGTAAAAGTAACTTGCCCTTGAGCTGCGCCGCCGTTAGTAACTCCTTCAGTCCATAAGTTAGTAGTACCATAACTTTCTTGAGTTTTAATATAAAAAGCATAGTTTGCTGTTTGTATTAAATTAAAGATATAAGTGTTGCCACGAACTAATGTTAATGTAGGATTTGGTTGATAATTAATTGCCCAGCTACTAGATCCGTTATTTGTAACACGATATTGAACTGTTACTGGATCTGTTTGAGCAATAACAAAGTTATAGCTTCCGTTACGAACTAATGTCAATTCAGGATTATTACCAGTGTAGCCGCTAAAAGTATATGCTCCATTAGTGCGAGTAACTGTAAATGTTTGTTCTGTTGGAATAGCTGTTGGCGCTACTGTAACTAAATCTGGTCCGTTTGGAACCCAATAATATTGAGCATAGTTATTAAGTTTGTCAAAATCAACAAATGGATCCCAAGAGTAATATTCACTTTCAAACAAACGATCTGCTTGATTTGTTATGCCGCCTTGAGTTGATAAAGCATCAATAATACCTGGATAGGTAATGACATCATCGATTTTTGAAGTTGTTGGACTAAGCGATACAATACCAGGTTCTAATTGATAATCATTACGAACTTTAGTAGGTTCTACCACATAGTTGTCGGCAGGATTTACACCTGGGCCAACCTTTTGTCCTATATATCCTTGAGTCTGTTTATATTTTGGCTCTTGAATTAATTGGTCGAGTGTGGCATCCAGAAACTGTTTGTTTACTGGGGTTTGAAATATTTCCGGCAGGAAATCAACTGAACGGATTTTTGCGGCCATTAAATTGCTCCGCTGCCAGGAGCAGTTTGTAAGTTAGTACTAGTCAACGATGTAATCACTTCAATGTCATTAATAGTTGCGCCGTTAACAAATATTTGATACGGAGCGCATTGTATTTCATACAAATCACCAAAACTCTTTTGTGGATTTAATGGTACCAACACTACCGAGGCAACATAAGTTCCGATTTGTGCATGTATATATGCCGCCAATTCTGAGAAGTAAAATGTGTCGCCAAAATTCCAATTAGCAATATCAAAGTATGCGTTCATTGTTGCTAACACTAAATTACGAATTTGATTATTGCTTGCGTTTGTATTAGCAGCAGGAATTACTTTAATAGTCGCTCTCAATGCTTCTGGTGCTTTACTACCAAACAATGGCAAAAATTCTACACTATTAAGAATCATATTGTCACTAATCATCTTATAATCTTGTAAGCCAGCATACGCTGTTGTCAATTCATCAATAGTTGGAGGCAATGGTTGTGTAACTGTGCCTGTTGTATCTTGTATCCACTGAACATAAGCTGTATAGTATTCGGCAGTTACAACATATAAATCAATAATATTTGTGCTGCCTGGATCAATAAGACTTGTCAACGCACTATTATGTCTATATTGGAAATATAAACTTTGGCGGCCTACTTGTGCTACCCACCCTGGAGTCGCAACTACTGATAATGAACCGTTTAAGTTTAATATTAATGTATAAAACGCATTTTCTGCATAAGCATAAAATACTTGCCCTGTAGGATATTGTGTTTTTATTATTTCAATTTCAGCCAATGTTGGATAATCAGCAACTACAATGCCTTCTGGCTGTAACAAATATCTTTCTAGATTATCAAAATCTACCGTTAGTTGGAAGAACACATATGGTTGTGGCAACGCTGTACTTGATGGTGAAACTCCAACAATCTCTTGAAAGAAATCTGGATCCGTAGGAATACCTGTGTTGTTGTCTTCATATCCAACTAACACTTGATAATCATCAACTAAGCCATCGCTCAATACTGGCTGTCCAATAATTTTAAGTGGGATATCAGCTAACAATGGAGAATTATTATACGGTTGACTGTTTGTTTTTAAAACTTTCGCAAAATCTGAAATAACTGTACCAGTACGACTATCGTAAATTGCTTGATCTGTATCAAAGAAGAATCTAACTTCGAGAACACTACCAAAGTAGTAATCAAGACTGCGTGATATTACAGTATATTGACTGCCATCAAAGGTTGCTTGAATTAACCAACTAGCATCAAGATTTGCTCCAGAAGTATTGCCAGCATAAGTTTGGCTCCAGGATGCCCCCACATCAAGATTTGCTGCTGTTATTAAATACCAAGTATAAGGTGTACCAGTAATTGTTCCTGTACTGTCATATCCTAATCCAAAGTTAGCTTTTAAATAAATTTGATTAGCTATACTTTGTTTTAATTGTGTAGAGAAAGTTGAAGTTAATAATGGAATAACTTGAACTGCGATTGCGCCAGTAGGAACATAGGTATTCAATACAACAGGACCAGTTCCGTCAGCTAAATTACCGACGCCACCGTTAGTGCCGTTGCCATATATTGCTGTCGGCGAAGCCCATATGACTAAGTGGTCATCATCAGATACTGGCAATCCTGGTTGTAATTCGTTTTTGCTATCAAAGTGATACCCAGAAGGCGGAACAAATTTAATTAATGATGTTTCAACAATAAATTTAGCATTATTACTAGCTGTTGGCCCAACTACTACAGGAGTTCCGCTACTGTTTACAAAATATCCAGTAGTTTCATTTACAATAGTTGTACTTTCATTCCAACTATAATTTAATGATTGTAAATTTGGGCGTGGAAAATAAGCATAATAAAATTGTTTCATTGTTGCTTGAATTAGCAACGGTGTTATGTCATTAAGAATAACATTATTAATATCATTAGTTGTTTGGTATGTAAATGTAAATGCTGGGGTGTTATTAATATACCACAATGCTCCGTCACTACCAAACACATTAGTAGAAGAATATTTGCCTGTTGGATCAACTAAATCCAAATAACGACTTGATCCAATTGAACTACGATTGAGCGCAGCACTTTTAATGATTGAATTATATGTTGTAAATGGAAAGTTTGTATAATCTTCGCCATTAACCATACGATTTTGTGTATAGTAACGAGCTGGCGCTCTTTGTTTAATTTGATCAATAGTTTCGCGTGGAGCGGCATTAGTTACAGGTGTTGTTATGCCACAAGTAAATGTAATTGTTTCAATACTACCTGTACGACTAACATACGAGATAGGAATTGAAATAGATTGCATATCTTCTGGATTAATAATGTATTGTAATCCGTTAGACGCACGAACATAGTTGCGGAATTGCCCTACTGGAATAGCTGAGAAAACATTATCACCAAATACTAAAGTAATTTGATCATTAGTACGACTAGTAACGGAAAATACTGTACGCAAGGTAGGAGTCATCTGTTCAACTGCAGCCGCATATACAGAATCAACTTTATTCCATAACTGACGCAAATTTCCTAAATTATCAAGTTGATATAACCAAACATCAGTATTATTAACGCCTTCGATATTGATATCAACAGTACGATTAGCAATGCTTTCTACTAAATTGAAATCTTGGTTTTGTAAAACACCTTGTTTGAAATAAAAGAAATATCCTGTGTTAGCTGACTGATATCCTAATTGATCATTGCGGAACAATATATTAAATTGTCCGTTTGGCAATGGAGGTGGTTCGTAAATATATGTTTCACCTAATGATGTTGCGTTAACTGCTTCGAATGGCATATTAACTCCATCGACTGTAGCAGTATAAGGGATTACTGGCAAGTAACCAGGCACTAAGTTAATAGTATATTCTTGTGTATCTACTCCAAGAATGTTTTGATCGTTTCCAGGACTGCCTACATATTGTGTATCAACTAAAGCGGCATTAAGAATAGCTGTGAACTGTTCTTGCCAATCAAAGTTACTAGGATCGGCCCAGTTAACTGTAATATTAGCAAGGTCGACACCGTTGTAGTCTGTTACATTTTCTGTAGTTTGTACAGAAAATACTTTAAGATATCCGCTAGCTTCTGTATTACGCTGTGGAGCATAACTTACTAAATTTGCTAATTTAATAACACTATCACGGCGTTCTGCTGTGTCAATATAGTTTTCACGAGTGTTTAAGTCAGTACGAAATGCTAATGCTTGGCCCATAAAAGCCATAACATCAAGCAATGCTATAAATTCTGATGATTCAATATAATCATTGAATGTTTCTGGATAATACTGGCGCAGGTAATCTATGAAGGATTTGCGTAGGGTTTCAAAATCGTAACTTTGAAAGTCACCTTCACTATAAGTTTGATAGATTCTTTTCCAATCTTCAACCCCAAATAGTACGGTTTGTCTTGTTGTCTGTGCCATAGTCGTTCCAGTGATACAGTATTTATGGTTTTAATAAACTGGGTAGTTTAAGTTAGACATAACTTGCGGAACGCTGTTGTTCGTTAAAGAATATCGATAAAATTTGTGCTGATGTTGTTGCTACTGTTTGTAGTTCTAATTCTAATAATATGCCGTTTTCCTGGGGAAACATATTAATACTACTTAGATAAATTCGTGGATCTCCACCAACTACACGCTGAACTTCATTATAAATTGCTGTTTCTAACTCAGGGGTTTGATTTTCAAACAAATAGGCCCATAAAATGGTGCCATAGCCCGGACGGCCTACTAATTCGCCCTGTCTAATATTAAAAGCGTTTAATAAGTCTTGTTTAATTAATTCATAGTCAACAAGTGTAAATGTCTTGTTTTGATTAATTGTATTGAATCCGATAAAAGTTGCCATATATTATATTTATTCTATACAATATTAACTATTTTGCTGCCAACACCCTGCGCCGCCGACTGAGCTTGTGCTAAAATACTCTTTGCGGCACTAATATCAGCTAATGTTCCTAGGCTAGATACTGAAGGAAGTTCAAAAGTAGGTGGTGTAATTAATGATGATCCTATTACTCGATTTACTGCGGCATCCACTGTAGCTCTATCAACTGTATTAGTAAAGCCGGCTGCTGGTTGAACCCCCGCTACTAAACTGCTTAATGAAAAATCGCTAAAATTGATACTAAATTGTGATGCTTTTGCCAAGGAATCTATGCCTGTAGACAATGAAGTTTGTGCTGTATTGAAAGCATTAGTAGCGGCTGTAGATACTCCTGACGCTAATGATCCTAAATTATTTCCGATACTAGTTAATGTAGAGCCAGCACTATCAGCCCAAGCTGTAACTAAACTAGTGCCATACTTGCTACTAGTTGCTAACAATGCGCCAACATCACTATTAAGTGTAGAAGTTATTGCGGCGGTAGTATTTGCCACAGATCCACCAGTAAGTCCTGATGCCAGCCCAGATAATTGAGTTACAGACGACCCAGTTGCTGTTGAAATATTGCTTAATGTGCTATTAGAAAATCCTACGGCTCCAGAAGATAAACTTGATAATCCTGAATTATATGCTGCTACAGCATCTGTTCCTAAATTTTGAATATCTACTGGCACATCGCCAACTGGTGAGCTAGTTAAACTTGAAAAGAAACCACTAATAGAATTTCCTACACTACCCAAAGTACTAACCGCTTCGCTGTACAAGGATGAAGAAGAATTGGAAGAAAATAAATTATTAAAATCACTAAACAGAGCGTTAGCTCCATTATAGCCTAATCCAGAAGCAATTAATGTTAATGCTGATGTTGCCACAAGTGTTCCGCTAGAACTATATACTTGCCCTGTACTAATACTTGGTGTAGTGACTGTAGGTGTCGGAGGTACGATTGTTCCGTTAGCTACTAACTGATTATAACTTTGTTGTAATAGCTGTTCCTGAATTTGATTTTGTGTAGCTTGATCCCCTACAATATCATTGGTGCTTGTTATGCCGTTAAGACCAGTCCAAGGTGTCGGCGAATTCATAAACTCTACAAAATTTGATGGATTAGCACCTGTTTGTGGATCTGTAGGACAATATAAAGCACACATACCTGGTTTAATTAATCCTACTTGTTCAAGTTGAGTACAATTAAATCCATAAGTTCCAATTCCAATTGTTTGTGTAATTGTATCAACATTTCCTTGAGTAGTAGCAGCAATTTGTGCCATCAAGGCTTGTGTTTGTGTTGAAGATAATTGACCTACTCCGTTAGGGCCAAGGTCAGTAAGTCCTGTTGGGCTACTTGTAACTTGTATAAAATTTGTTTGATCAATTGGATTTTGAATTGGTGTGTTTTTTAAGGACGGTAATGGTGCTACTATAGGCAAGCCTGAAATAATTGCCAACAATGTTTTGTCATCTACACCCGCTGTTCCTCTTTGTAGTCGAGTAATTCCAAAATTAGTAAGGGCTTCCGCTGGGTGGGTTAATTTATCGCCCTTTTTGTATCCAACAAATGTTCCTGCGGCCACTTGTTCGTAAAATATTTTGTCAGCTTGTGCTTGGGTTGTACCAGCTTCAGCATTTAATTGGAATTCTGCTCCAGAAGGAAGTGTATATTTAAAAATTGCCATATTAATTTGTTTTGGTTATAGTTGTTCCAGCCGGTATGGTTGGAGCTCCAGGTGGCGCAGAATTAGTTCCTGTACCTAAATTAACATTAACTTGTACACCTTGATTATGATATGGCCAAGGTTCGTGACTTGGTGCTCTAGTAACAATACTCTTAACCCCGTCGCCAGATACTGCCCAACCTGAACTAGTGTCAAATTGACTATCTGGCATAGTATATTCCGTTAATCCTTTTGGTACTGCTACTGATGGGGCAAATCCTGGGTTTAAATCTATAGCTGCCGCTTGTAATACAAAATCTCCGCTAGCTTTCCATGATCCAAATTTTCCATCTAATGCTAATTCGCCATTACTTTTGACACCAATTGAAGTTTCACTAAACAATGTTAGTACATCTTTATTAGCACAAGTAAATGCGCCATCACTTTGAAGTGTTGTAGCTACTTTACTTTTCATATTAATATTTCCGCCAGCATAGACATTAAAATCTTTATCAGCGTGTAAGTTTATTGTGCCTTCTGTGCGTAAGTTAATAGAATTAGTTGAGTAAACATCTAGTGTTCCTTCTTGTCCAAACTCTAACCATACTTGGCCACTAGCGTGAGAAATATAAAAACAATTGCCATCATCACTCATTGTGAGTTGATGACCCTTAGCTGTACGAATACGCACAATAGAATTTTTGCCAGCAACATCACCGTCATCCATTACAAATGAATGTCCGCCTCTACGACCTACAACATTAACTGCGTCAGGCGAAACTGATCCAGAAGACACTTGTTGTTGTATTGTTGAATCTTGTAATCCACCTTGATATATTGGACGGCCAGGTGTACTAAAACCAAAAGCGTTACTAGGACTTTCGCGCTGACTAGATGAACTTATTGACCCGCGAATCGGATCATTAACTGTACCTTGTTGAAACAGCACACTAGCTACATAACTATGTACTGGTTTTGTTTGATCAAAAAATTGCGGATTTTCAGTAATTGCTGTATTTTGTTCAGCATTATTAATTTCTGTGACAGGTAATTGAGGACTGTTAGCAAAATATGTGTCTTGGTTTACATTTTGTTTGGCTGCCGCAGGTGTAGCACCAATAGCTGGCACCATATGATTAGCACCTTGTGGTGGAATTACTCCTACATAAAATCCTTGGTTAGGATCGCCAGCAACAAAGAAACATAATACTTGTACACCAATGTCTGGAGGACTAAATGACATACCATAACTTTGTTGATTATTAGTTGAGCCATAAGTTCCTACCCCAGCCGATGTACTTGTTTTTGGTGTAGCTCCGCCAAACGGTGGACAGTAACTAACTGTGCGCCATAAAGTTTGATCTGTTTTATCGCCGCCTCCGAATTGTTCAATAAAAACTTGAACACGACCGCTTCTTGTTGGATCTATATTGTTTACAATTTCACCAATAAATGGCCCAAAGTCCGTAGGCGTATTACCGCGGTCAAATTTATAGGGTGCTGATCTGCCCGTTGTTCGTTGTACATTTACTGCCATTATGCGTCCTTAGCTGCCATTGGTTGAGTGCTCGAGCCTGTAGTAAACTCAGGTGTATTTACATAGACTGTAGGAGTGCTTGTACGAATTGTCGATCCGCCGCCAGTTACCGTTGTAGTGGATGTAGTATTACTAGTTACTACTGTGCCAGCATTAAGAACTGCCGAAGTTGCGCTTGCGGCGCCTACTACTACACCAGCTGAAGTAACATCTGTCGGGGCAGATGCCGGTTGTACAGGTGGTGCTACTGCTGGAGTAGCTGACGCTGGTGCCGACACTGGTGTATTAGTAATAGGAGAAGTCCAGGATGACGGTGTTAATGCGTTAGTTACAGCACCAAGAATTTGACTACCGGCAGCTTCTATTTGTTGTAATAAACTAGTACGAGTACCAGCTTGTGGCTGGTTCGCTGATAATGTTGAAGTAGGTGTTGGCGCACGAGTTACTCCTGGGACCGAAGCTAATTGTGTAGGATTTAAATTTTTAAGCGCATTGCCTTTTAATTCTTGTGTAAATTTACCTTTACTAAAAGTACTTTTTACTTCAGTAGCCGTATATGCCGCACTTGCTTGCGTTGGCGATGACGACAAATTATTATTGTTATTTTGTGTAGCAGAAGCGTTTACATCCATTAATCCTGTGCCGCTATAAGGTCCGCTTGTGCCGTTATTATAATCCGCAGGAGCGTTCCAATTAACCGCAAATACGACCTGTTGTGTATCTGGATTTACTGTGCCATCTGAATAAAAGCCTGTAAATTGAAACGCACTAGCAGTAAGTCCTTTAACTTCGCCTTGAACTAACCATGCTGGGTCGCCAATAATTTGTAAAGTTATTTCACTTTGATCAGCAAAACTATAAAGATAGTCTGCTAATGTACTAGCAGGATTATTTGCGCCATTTTGTGCTTGTTGATCGCTTTGTCCAGAACGAGGAGATGGTACATTTTTATTTGGACCAATACCATATCCTACGGAATTTGCTAACGCATTGTTTAATCCCTGTGACCCTTGTGTTTTTGTTTTGCTACTTAATACATTAATATATTGATTGTTATAATTTTGTTCGTAGCTTAATACTTGTGTGTTTTCTCCAGTAAACCAATAGTTATAAACTTTTTGTACTCCACGAAATTGTGCTTCTGGAAAATATTGGCTTTGTGCTTCATTCAACGCATAAGTTGATATAGTATATGTAATTTTATACGCATAGTCGTTACGCAATTCATCTATTTTATCGCCAATAGGTACTGCGTTAACTGTAATTTTAAACCATGTTGTTGTTTTATTAGTAGTAGTAGATGTACTAGGCAACGCATTGCCAGAAAGTTGATCCTGCGCTACAATTAATTGATCAGTAACATATCGACTATTACGCATAGTCATTTCAATAAATTGTATAATTTGTGTACCTTGACTTACAGCAATATTTTTAGCCTTAGTATTGTATGTGTTTGTTTCTGGAAGCACTTTATCTTTAGCAGTATTAGTTTGTTGCATTGGTCCTAATTTTTTATCACTAGTTCCAGGCAAGGTAACTCCTGAACTGCGAAGACTTGCTGGCGCAAATTCAATTACATACTGATTAGCATAAGTTACTGTACCGTCTTTAACTAATCCTTGCTCGTAAGCATTTAACGCATCACATAATCCAGTAAAAGTATACTTGTTGTTCCCTGTTGGTGCTGCGGTTGCTAATGGAGGCGCTCCGCGACCTCTGGCGCCAGTAGCGGCTGCTATAGCATTTGATGTTTGTCGTGCGTTAGTTGGCAAGGCATTGGCAGCCGCCAAAGAAGCTGCTGACTGAGTTCCTCTTCCAAAGCCTGCTGGTCCTGGTAATCCGCTACTACCTGGCATAATAATTTCCTATCATAGTATTAACCCTCGCCCCATCCGCCGTTCGTTTGCGAATTTGATGCGCCAAATGGATTAAAAATAAAATTCTTAACTGTAGCCAGTTGAGACGCTGCTACTTCTTGAGCCGTTAATTTTGTTGGCCCAGTTTGTACTGTTGGTGACGATGTTGTTGTTGCGTCACGCCCAGACCCTGTTGTATTTCCTGTATTAGCAGAAATGCCTGCTCCCGATAATACATCTCCAACAGTTGCTCCAGTAAGTTCTATATTATAAGGAATACTTGCTGTGCCTGATGATGACCCATATTTAAAATGTTGCGGTACACCTTTAATTTGATATTCAATAGCTTTGCTAGCCATTTTAAAATTAAATTCTGTAATTTGAAAAGGATAATATCTAGTCAATACAGCATTAGTAATACCAGGAGTAGCGCCTGGTGTTCCCGAAGAGCTAGACGGATCTGTTATTAAATGTCCATTAATGTCCCACCCATAAAACTTAACAACTATACAAAAAAATGCTAAGTTATTTGCTGCGTTAGTTTGTTGATACAAATCACGAACAGCATTAGTAAGATTTGGTAACAGAGTTAACCCGTTAGGTTCTGTTACTTTAAAAGAAAGCTCAGTTAGCGTAGCAGGGCCGCCGCCACCTAAAGTTGAACTTATTTCTAAATCGTCAATGTAGTAATCAAGTGTAAAATATTTGTTTCGCCCAGTAGTAGCTGTTGTTGTTAATTGCCCAGTAATAGTATTAGACTGCCCAGCAAGAGCGCCTTGTTGTGTTGCCGCTGTTTGTTGTGAACTTGCTCCGCCGCTTTGTACAAGCAACGACCATTGATTAACATCTATTTTTACAGCATTTGTAACAGATTTAAATTGTGTAGGGGTTAACAAATACCATCCAATATTATATGTGTAACTAGCAAATTGATCTAATATATTGGGCTGTGGCGTAATTAAGGTAGTAGGACTTGTTGCGGCATTAAGTAGCACCGAAGTTCCTGATACAGTATTTGCTCCATTAGAATTGTCGTCGGTTGGAGCAGCCGCGGCAGGTTGAGCATTTAGCGGAGCCGTAGCAGACGCTTGAGAGTCTGGTAATTTTATTGTTACGTCGCCTACCGCAGAAGTGGTTAATGCAGTATATGGTATTGGTCCGGCAGGTGTTTGTTGCGACGTACTTTGGCTTTGTTGAGTTGTTACTGTCGCAGGAGCAGGATTGTTAGCAGGGGGGCGCAGTTGATATGCGCCTGTTGTAGGGTCGAACCATTGTTCGTATCCTGTTGATGGATCGATAGTATTGAATCGAAAAGCCATTTTAGAATCCTAACACTGATTGTAAGGTAGTAATTTTTGGCAAATAAATTTGTGTTCCTGATGTAAAATCAAGAGGCGGTTTAGATAATGTATTAGGATTGCGTTGATAAAATACCCACCACAAATTACTATTATCATACAAATCGTGCGCTAACAAATCTGGTCTATATTGGTAAGTCGCATTTATTGTAAAGTATTGATCATCCACCAATTTTGGAATTGGTCGATTTATCATCACATCTAAAAAATACTGACTATATTGTGTTAAGTAGTACGGGCTAGTTTGATTATATTGTGCTGTCATTACCAGAACCCTCCTTTAAGTTGATTGCCATTAGCAAATTCTTTAACACTAAATTGTTGACTAACTTGTTGACGAGTATTAACAGGTAATAATCTAATAGTAATGTCCATTTTTGTTGGTACATAAGTTGGCGTGCCTTGCGCTAAATTTGGAATATTAGGCGAGCCAAATGGAGTTGTAGGCAAAGCACCTTTGGTTGTAAAGGCGTTTGCTAGTCGTTGAATACTAGCAAAAATATTATTAGTAGCTACACTTTGTTGTACCGCATTTTGTGATGTTAAATTTAAATTTACTTTATTAGCAACCTGAGCTCGTATATAATCAACGTCTTCAGGAAGATTATATGTAAATTCTGTAATTAAACAAGGGTGATTGTTAAACTGATATTGACCTAAACCAGATAAAAATACTAACGGCGGAGGACTACCTCGTTGTGCGTCTTGACCATAAAACATTTTTGTAGCACTACGGAAAAAATGAATTACTGCCAACAAATAGTTTGCTTGATTTGTGTCTTGCGCCGTAAAATGTCCTGTAATACTAATGTCGCCAACTTGACTATTTTGATAAAAATAGCCACGAAAATTTGAATGTGTTAAATCATAAGTTGAATAGTTTGCTTTATAACTCATGTCAATTTTTGGCGTGTACGGAAATATAACTCCGTTAGTAACTTGTAACGGCTGAAGTATTCCTGGGTTAGGCGCATTGTACAAATAAGTTGCGCCCTGTGCTAAACTTAATTTAACTCGCCAGTCACCGTTTTTAGATTGTTGCCCTAACTGTGTCGCTCTTTCTTGTTGAAACTGAGCATTATTAGTGCCAGATTGAATAGCGGCTGCCAAAGGGCTACTTGAGCTAGTTTCTGGAGTTGATGAAATTTTTCCGTTAGAATCTGTTACTAATGTAGATCCGTCGTCAAATGTTTGTATGGAGGAACCATCATCAAATGTTTGCAATCCTGGAGTAACAGCGTTAATCGGAGTGGCTGATTTATTAACTTGGCTCGCCGGAACTATTATGGTTTCGCCCTGACTAAGTGTAGAAGCAGGATCAATCGTTGGACTTATTGGAGCTGGTCCTGTATCTACATTCGCTCTTACTCCGTCGCCTGATAATTCAGCCTGTAATTTTGCCGCTTCTTCTGCTAACGGATCAGTGGGTGTTACTGGGGTCGGTGATATTGCCATTTTGGTTATCCTATACAATATTTATGGTTTAAATAATATGCTCATATTATGTTAAAAAGGTTGACAAGCGGTTGACTTGTGCTATAATAAATAATCAAATAGGAGATTTACATTGGCTACAGGACCAGTCGTATCACAAAGAAAAGTCATTTATCTCAATAATCGAGATATTTTAAAGCAAATACATTTAAGCAAAAACACATATTGCACTTACTTAGATCCAGTAAATGATCACCAATATGACATTATTTTGCCCACTGTTGAAAAAATTAATCAGCGTACTGTAGCAGAAGCTAGACGCAATCGCGCAGATCGCATTAAAAAAGAAACTGGGGTAGTAATTGATCCAAAGAAAATTCCTAACACAGATTTAGTATTTAGAATCACTTGTTGGGAGCATATTCCAATGGCTCCTAAAAAGATCCCAAAATCTGCTACAACAAAAAAGAAAAAATTAGATGATATTTTTGAACTTGATTTAATCGAAGAAGATATTTTAGGTTTACCCCCAATCGACGAGCCAGAAGTTGGCGCTACAGCAAAATTTGTCAGACTTCCATTTCCGCCATTTTATCATTATCGTTTAGATGATAAAAAGAAACCGTTTTTAGTGGGTAAAAGCCACTGGGTTGGTGATTTGGAAAAGGGCGAGTTTAGCAAGGATCATGGCACAATGACTCGTACCTTAGCCAATATGTTTATTAAATTATGTGATCGTTATGCTACCCGTAGTAACTGGCGTGGCTATACATACAATGAAGAAATGCGTGGCGCAGCACTGGTACAATTAAGTCAAATTGGCTTACGATTTGATGAATCAAAATCACAAAATCCGTTTGCTTACTATACTGCCGCTATTACTAACTCGTTTACTCATGTTCTTAATTCTGAAAAGAAAAATCAAAACATTCGTGATGATATGCTTGAAATGAATGGGCTGAACCCTTCGTGGACTAGACAAGCGGCTGGTAAAAAAGATCCTAATCTTAATTCTGTTGTTACCAATATTGATATTTCTGAATACAATACTGAAGAATAGCCAGTTTAGTTGTAATCTACAATCTAGGAGTGTATAATATTAAAATCCCCAGTGAATAACTAAATACATACACTTGGGATTTAACTATTATGTTCATATACAAAATTACCGTAAACAATCAAGTCTATTATGGACTAGATACAAAGCCAGAATATAAGCAATATCGCTGGAAGGATCATTGTCGCGAAGCGTTTAAGCATAATTCCGAACGAAAAATTCACAAAGCTATGCGAACCGCCGGTATTAAAAATTGCGTATATGAAGTTATAGAGCGCGGATTTACAGAAGTATCAAAATTAGCATTAGCCGAAATCAAATACATTAAAGATAACGATACTTACAAAAATGGATTAAATGCTAGTCTTGGTGGCGACGGATTGAGTGCCGGTAGTTGGGCTAATATGAGCAATGATGATCTTATCATTATCCGAGAAGCCCTCGGCGAACATTGGCGTGATTATAATAAAAAAAGATGGGCAAACACTACCGCAGAAGAACGCAAAGAATTAGTAAAGCATTTACATACCGAAGAAGTTTATCAAGAAAAATCAAAAACACTTAAACGATATTACGAAGCTAACCCAGATGAAAAAATTAAGCGTGGCGAAAAAATTAAAGCGTGGCAAAGTCAAAATATCGAGCAAGTGAAAGAAATAAATCGACAAAACGGACTCAAAGGGGCTGCCAAGGTTAGTATTGCCATATTAGTTGAACATCCTGACGGAAGTGTGCTACAATACAAAAGTAAAAGTGAATTCAATCGAGTAACAAAGCAAACCGCAAGACTCGTAATCGAAAAAACTATTAAAAGCGAATCGCATAATGGATACAAGGCATGGGAAATAAAAGATGAGTAACTTATTTAAAAAAGCTGCCGTGATGACAGATATTCATTTTGGTTTAAAGTCTAACAGCCTTGTACACTTAAACGACTGTGAAAAATTTATCGATTGGTTTATTGAAAAGGCTAAAGAAGAAGGGTGCGAAACTGGTTTCTTCTTAGGTGATTGGCACCACCATCGAGCATCAATCAATATGCAAACATTACATACTTCATTACGGTGTTTGGAGAAATTAAGTGCTGCTTTTGATACTTTTTATTTTATTCCTGGTAATCATGATTTGTACTATCGTGATAAACGGGACATCCATGGGGCTGAATGGGCCAAGCATATACCTAATATTGTTATTGTCAATGATTGGTTTCAGCGTGGCGATGTTATTATTGCTCCTTGGTTAGTTGGAGACGACCACAAAAAGTTGTCTAAAATGTCAGCAAAATATATGTTTGGACATTTTGAACTTCCGCATTTTAAAATGAACGCTATGGTAGAGATGCCGGATCATGGAGAAATTAGCGTAGATAATTTTAAAGGTGTCGAAAATGTATTTTCAGGACATTTTCATTTGCGTCAAACTAAAGGGAATATTAATTACATTGGTAATTGCTTTCCACATAACTTTGCTGATGCTGGAGATAATAAGCGTGGCATGATGGTATTAGAATGGGGCAAACCACAGCAATATCATGCTTGGCCTGGACAACCATTATATCGTGTTATGAAACTTAGCGAAGCTATTGACAACGGTGCTAATATACTTGTACCAAATATGCACGTTCGTGTTGAGTTAGATATCGACATTAGTTACGAAGAAGCTAATTTTATTAAAGAAACATTTATTAAAGATTACAATTTGCGTGAAATGGCATTAATTCCTAGTAAGCGTACTGATATTGATATTGATTTAGCACCTGGCGATGTTAAATTTGAATCAGTAGATCAAATTGTAACTGATCAAATTACCAACATAGAATCAGAATTTTATGATCCTAAGTTATTATTAAAAATTTACCAAAACCTATGATAAAAATAAAAAATCTAACTGTTCGAAACTTTATGAGTGTAGGAAATGCTACACAAGGTATTGATTTTGATCGGCAAGACTTAACATTGGTTCTCGGCGAAAATCTGGACTTAGGTGGTGATGGATCTCGCAACGGAACTGGTAAAACAACAATCATCAACGCTCTTAGCTACGCTATGTATGGAACAGCGTTAAGCAACATAAGACGCGACAATCTCGTAAACAAAACTAATGGCAAAAATATGCTCGTTAGTCTTGATTTTGAAATCAACAACACTTCTTATAAGATTGAACGAGGTCGTAAGCCTAATCTGTTAAAGTTTTATGTAAACGATAAAGAAACAGAAGCAGAAGATAGCGCACAAGGCGATAGTCGCGAAACGCAAGATGCTATTGAAGGTATTTTAGGTATGAGTCACGATATGTTTAAGCATATTATGGTATTAAACACTTATACTGAACCGTTTTTGTCGCTAAAATCTAACGACCAGCGTACTATTATCGAGCAGTTACTTGGTATTACTATGCTTAGTGAACGAGCTGAAAAGATTAAAGAGCTAAATCGTACTACCAAAGAAGATATTACTAAAGAAGAATTTAGAATTCGTGCTGTTCAAGATGCCAATAAGCGTATCGAAGAGCAAATAGAATCTTTAAAGCGCAGACAAGGACTATGGGTAGCTAAACATGAAGAAGATATCAAAGAACTTGAGAGGGCATTATCATCGCTCCAGGAAATTGACATTGAAAAAGAGATCCAGGCGCACAAAGATCATAAAACATGGGATCAAAAAAGGAAGGATATCAACGATTTATCTACTCAAATCAGTCGTACGAAGATGGACATTTCCCGGGAAGATAAAGCGATTTCCAAAGTATCTAAGGAGATTGAAACTCTTAAAAACCATGAATGCCATACGTGCGGCCAGCCCTTCCATGACGATAAGCACGAATCGGTATTGGCAAGCAAGCAGGGAGATTTGGATGGTGCGCGAACGAATTTCACAGAACATACACAGCTCTTATCAGAGTTGGAGATTGCCCTTGAAGCCCTGGGCGTCTTAGGTAAGCCTCCTAAGTTATTTTATGATACAGAAGAACAAGCAATTCAGCATCGCAGTACTATTGAAGGATTACAAACACAAATTACTAGCAAAAATGCTGAAGTTGATCCGTATGGCGAACAGATTGATGAAATGACACATACTGCTTTAGAAGAAGTATCGTATGAAACACTTAATGACTTAACAAAATTACAAGAACACCAAGATTTCTTACTTAAATTGCTTACTAGCAAGGATAGTTTTATTCGTAAAAAGATTATTGAACAAAACTTATCTTACTTAAACTCAAGGTTAACTCATTATTTGGATCGTATTGGACTGCCACATACCGTAGTATTCCAAAATGACTTAACTGTTAGCATCGAAGAACTAGGTCGTGAGCTAGATTTTGATAATCTGAGTAGAGGTGAAAGAAACCGTTTGATACTAAGTATGGCGTGGGCTTTCAGAGATGTGTTTGAATCACTATACACACCAATTAATGTATTGTTTATTGATGAAATGATTGACAACGGCTTAGATACGCAAGGTGTAGAGTCAGCATTAGCACTATTAAAACAAATGTCTAGAGAACGACATAAGAGTATTTGGCTTGTGTCACATAGAGACGAGCTAGCAGGGCGTGTAGAAAATATTCTTAAGGTAGTTAAAGAAGGTGGATTTACAAGCTATAACACAGATATTGAGATAGTCTAATGAAATTTACACATTCGAAGGTCAAGACGATAACTATTAGTCCATGTCTTGGCTTTTCGAAAATAAAATTATTGAAGCGTTACCGGAAGATTGTGTTGGATTTGTTTATCTAATTACAAATAATCTCACTGGTAGGAAGTATATTGGTAAAAAATTAGCAAAATTTAGTAAAACAACATATAAAACAGTAAAACAAAAGAACGGCAACAAAAAACGCAAGAAAATTAAATCGAAAATAGACAGCGACTGGCAACTATATTACGGCAGCAACATAGAATTAAACGAAGACATCGAAAAGTTAGGCATCAACAGTTTTACGAGAGAAATACTATACTATTGTAGGTCCAAGGCTGAATGTAGTTATGTAGAGGCTCGTGAACAATTTAGTCGCAAAGTATTAGAATCTGATGATTACTATAACGGGCACATACAAGTGCGTGTACATGGTAGTCATATAAAAGGAAAAATTTAATGTCACACAAATTTGAACCGGCAGACGAAAAGTATTGGGCAGAGCAACGGCTGAAACATCAGGCAGCGATAAAAAGACAGCAAGAAGAACGAGCATCTAAAACAAACTTCACAGATTTATTTGAAGAACAATCAGCTAACATCGCAAACACACAAAAATAGTAATACAGGCATCTTAGTAAGGCATCATAAAACACATTGTTTGGTCGGGGTAGCTCGACTCGCATTGCGGAACGGTGAGATACCCGGTCTAGAATCTTGCGTGTAAAGGAAAGTTGCTAACTTAAGGCATCAAATGGTTTGGGCTCCGTTGAAACAGATACGACCCATGCTTATAGGACTTGGATTTATTACGGGTTACTAGGGTTCCGTTGATAATGTGAAGCTAGGGTAAGGGGTACCGGTCAACCGCCTCTGTGTATGTAAATACAATCTCTTTTAATAAACGACAGGGACGTCTAACATGAAGTAGTCTTTGTTTTTCACCGTGCTTACGGTGAATTACGACTGAACTATTCTACATGAAGAGCTTCTAAAAGCAAATAAAAAAATAAGATGAGCTGCAAAGCGAATCTTGGATTAGCGTAGCTAATCTTTTAAATAAGACTTAATATAAATCAAAATAAAAATCGTTTAGAGTTTTTAGGAAACGAATGACTTAAAAGAAAGGAAGTCCTGACTTCTTAGTTGTTTCCATATTATCTTGTATTAATTGACCAATGATTTTGCGTTCAGCGACACTTAGTTGTAATGCTGTTTCGTAAGATAGCCCACCACGCATATACCAAACCATTCGTAACGCCTCAGATCTAATCCCGCTTATTTCTTCGTCCATGCCGTCAACATATTTGGCGACACCCTCAGAATCCAAGGTTAGGAGGCGCGCCCGAAAAAACTTGTCATGTCCAATGTAATATTTTGTTTATATACATTTTCGCATTTACTACATTTAATAGTGACTGGTTGCATTTCGGCTTGTGTTTTATGTTCAATTACATAATCTTGAATACGATTAAACAACGCACGGTCACAGTTTGCCATAAACTCAGCGATATATTCGGGTTCTGTTACCATAGCACTTGGAGTTTTAATTGTCATAATACTTTGTGATAATGCTACAACTGTCATTTCAGTCATCTTTTTAAGAGCTTGTGACATAGCTGTAATTTGTTGTGTATCTACGGTGCCATCTGTAGGAATACTTTGGAATATACGCTGTTCATCAAATTGAATTTTATTGTTATCTGACAAGTTTTTGTAAGTCATTGGCTTAAAGAAGATTTCAATATCGCCTTGATGTATCGATGCTGTATAATCTGGCGCTTTCATTTGATCCAATACCGTACGCAAATCAACACCATAATCGTCGGTATTATTACAAGCTGGACATTGTGTAGCAAACTCCATTTCATGCCCGTAACTAGCGATACGAATAGCTACTAAAATAGTATCGATATCAATCGATGGGATAGACCAAGCATCTTTGATATTGGGAACACAACTTTGTATAACATTAATAACGGCTTGGCCGCTGAATAACGCATCTGGTGTACGATAAGTGATTTCGTCAATGGCAGTCATGGGCAACACTGGTAAATCCCCTGTTTGCGGCATATCTAATGCGCCTGGGGGATAGTATTTGCCTTGGCTAGGCAATTTGATATAAATTGCTGGTTGTCTAAAATATTGACTTAATGGATTGTTTGAAATCATGGGATTTTCCTTGTATAAATATTAATTATGGCAGAAGAATACGACCCAAAAGAAATTCAAGATATTGTTGATACCTACAATAAGCATTTAGCTGACGGTATTCCAATTTCGGCTGAATTGAATCAAGCCATGAAAGATGCTTCTACGGGCATCAAAAACTATTCAAAAAACTTAAAAGCTAGTCAAGAAGCACTTGTTGGCAGTTTGAAATCTCTTGGCATGGCCATGGTCAACGGAGAATCAGGTGCTGCTGTTTATAGCGATACAATCAATAAAGGCGCAAAAACTTTTAGTAATTGGGCTAAGAAACTTCCTGTTGTCGGTAACGCATTAGGTAAAGTAGCAGAAGCGGCAGCAGCTTATGAAAATGCTGCAGCTAAACAATCAGATTCATTGTTTGAAAATTATCAAGTTATGAGCCGTTCTGGTGTTGCTCTTAGTATGGACAACGCATTTAAGAATTTACAAGCGGCTGGTTATACAATGAAAGAAATTGGCGAATACGGTTCGCTAATGAAAGAAAATTCCACAACATTAGCTACACTAGGCGGTACTACCGCCCAAGGAGCAGCTGATTTTGCTAAAGCATCAAAAATTATTAAAAACTCTGAGATAGAAACTCAGTTTATGCGTATGGGTATGACTGTTGGTGATATCAACAGTGGTATGGCCAATTATATAAAACAACAACAGTTAAGCGGATCAACGCAACAACAAAATGATAAACAAATAGCACAAAGTGCCACTGAGTTTATTATAGAGCAAGACAAATTAACTAAAGTAACTGGGTTAACTGCTGATCAACAAAATAAAATTTATGAAGGCGCATTAGCACAAGAACAATTTGCGGCTAAAACATATCAATTACAGCAAAGAGCAGCCGCAGGGGATGAACAAGCCAAAGCAGAACTAAAACGAAACAAAGCATTAATTGAATTTGCTATGGCCAAAGGCGGTCCGGAAGCTGCTAAACAAGCTCAACTTTATATTGCCGGAGCAGTTAACTCAAAAGGTTATCAAGCGTTCCAAAGAAGTTTTTCTACAACCGCTGATTACTTAGATAAAGGCGGGTTAGATGTAGGTAAAGCACAAAATTTATTAGTTAGTGATGCTAAAACATTGGCGGCAGATCAATCTAAACTAGGTATCTATGGAAAATTTAATGAAATTTTTACACCTATTCAAGAAGTAGGAAAATTAGCAGCGGCGTCAACAAAAGATTATGCGGTAGCTAATAAAGAAGCTACTGATCAACAAAAAGAACAAATAGCAGCAACTGATTCTGCTACTGGTTCTATGGTTGATACAGTAAGAGATCAAAGAGACATAACACAATCTACTGACAAAATTGTTAACGTTGGTGTGCCATTAGTTACAAGAGGGTTATCGGGATTAGCAGGTGTAACCCAACAATTAACCAGCGTACTTGGGCAATTAGCTGGCAAAGAAGGTCAAGTGGGTGGCGGTAGTACATTATTACAAAAAATTGGAATAGGCGGAGAAGCTGCGCCGGCCGCAGGAGCAGCTCCAGGAGCACCAGCACCGCCAAAAGTTACACCTATTACACCTCCTTCAACTAGCGGCGCAACACTGGATAGCCTTATAAATTTCTCAGGCGGTACTGGCGACAAAACACATTTCCAACAATTGAATCCAACGGTACTAAACAATTTTGTACAAATGGCCAGCGCATACTTTAGTTCAACTGGTAAAAAATTACAAGTTAATTCTGCTTTTAGATCCATGGATGAACAAGCTAATGTAAATTCAGGTGGCAACCCAAAAGCTGCGCCTGGCAAAAGTTTACACAATGTTGGCAAAGCATTGGATATTAATTCAAGTCAAGTAGCTGATTTACAATCTTCAGGCTTATTAGGACAATATGGATTTAGTCCATTACCGGGAGATCCTCCACATATACAAATGCCGTCTGCGGCAACTGGTGGAATTTTAAGCGGGCCAAAGAGTGGATATCAAGCAATGCTACACGGTAATGAAGCGGTGGTTCCACTACCAGACGGCAAAACAATACCAGTACAAAGTAAAGGTGGCGGCGGAGGAGCTGGATCAAAAGATCAAGTTGCGCTACTTTCTATGGAATTAGAAAAATTGGACTCAATGCTTAGAGTAATGAGCAAACAAAATGATATTACTAACAAAATATTAGCAAAACAAAGTTAAACATAAAAAATGGCAAAATTTGATCCGGCCGCAGCACAAGCAATTATTGACGAGTATAATCAAAAACTTGCCGACGGTATTCCTATTGACGCCGATTTAACTAAGGCTATGAAAGATGCCTCTACTGGCATTAAAAATTATACAGATAATTTAAAAAATAGTTTAGATCAACTAAAAGGATCAGCGTTAAAAATGGGTTCGGCTTTAATCAAAGGCGAATCTGGATTAAGTGTTTATAACGACACAGTAGAAGCAGGCGGACAAGCGTTAGGTAACTTTGCTCAGCAAGTACCTATTGTAGGAGATGCTCTTAAAAAAGCAGCTAATGCGGCCGCAAAAGCTATTACAATAATCAACAAACAAGCTGACGCATTATTTCAAAATTATCAAAGCATAAGTCGTTCTGGTTTAGTAACCGGAATGAGCGATACTTTTAAAAATCTTGAATCAGCAGGATATACCGTAGCTGAAATTAAAGAGTACGGTTCGTTAATGAAGGAAAATGCCACTACACTAGCAACATTTGGCGGTACAGCGGCACAAGGAGCAAAACAGTTTTCTGATGTAGCAGCATCAATAAAAAATTCAGATTTAGAAACTAATTTTATGAATATGGGCATGACTGTTAATGACATTAACAGCGGCATTGCTAATTATATAAAACTTCAGCAGTTAAGTGGGTCAACAAAAACTCAAACTAATGACGAATTAAAAGAAAGCGCCAGAGATTTTATAATGGAGCAAGATCGGTTAACAAAGTTAACAGGATTAAATGCTGAACAACAAAATAAAGTCTACGAACACGCATTAGCGCAACAACAGTTTAATGCTAAAACGCAAGAATTACAACAACGAGCAGATGCTGGAGATGAATCAGCTAAAGCCGAAATAAAACGCAACAAAGAAATTATTGAATTCGCTTTTGCTAAAGGTGGCCAACATATGGCCGACGATGCTTCGCAATTTTTAGCAGGAGCAGTAAACAGTCCAGGCTATCAAAGATTCCAACGCGGATTGCCAAAAGCCGCTGAATCGATAACCAAAGGTGTTAAAGACGCTGGTGTAATACAAAAACAAATGGTTGAAGGAGCCAAAGATACAGCTGGCGAACAATCGATGTTAGGTACTGTTGGTAATTTTAGTAAAACTTATGGCGACATGCATGAATATGCTAAAATGGCTTCTGGCACAATTAAAGATGCTACCAAGTCGCAAGAAACTATAACAGCACAACAACAAGATCAAATAGATGCTGTTGATAGCCAAACAGGAAGTCAAGTTAAGCTAAGACAAAATCAAAGAGATACCACACAGTCGTTAGACAAATTAACAAATCTAGGTGTAAAACCAGTTACTGCCGTATTCAAAGCTCTTACTTCTGTAGCACAACAAATCGTAGGTACTGCTGGTCAAGTAGCTGGCAAAGAAGGACAAGTAGGCGGAGGTAGTACATTATTACAAAAAGCTGTAGGTGGCGGCGCCCCGGCTAGTTCTGTTACGGTAGAAGCTGCTCCTTCGGGTCCTTCTTTGCCAGCAGCAGCTCCTTCGACAGCTCCTTCAGCTCCTGTATCAGCTCCCAGTCCGGCAGGTGCCGCAACACCCGGAGCGTCAACAGCTCCTTCGATAATTGAAAAAGCTAAAGATATAATATCTGGAGCCGCAGGTGCTGGAGCTTCGGCAGCAGGCGGTGTAGTTAGTGCCGCCGGCGGCACACTAGTAGCAGGTATGGATGCCGTTAAGCAAATGATTATTAAGCATGAAGGCTTAAAAACTAGACCATATCAAGATTCACTGGGACTATGGACTGTAGGGGTAGGCCACTTAATTGGCAATGGTAAATCTTTACCGTCTGATATGAATCGCGAATTTAGCCAAAAAGAAGTTATGGATATGTTTGAGCAAGACTTTGCTAAACATTATTCGATAGCACAAAGAACTCCAGGATGGGATAAAGCTAATGAAGCTGGTAAAGGTGCCATGATTGATTTGGCATTTAATATGGGCCAGTGGTGGAATAAATTTCCAAATACAGCTAAGGCTCTTGCCGCCGGCGACTTTGCCGGAGCGGCCGCAGGATTAAGAGATAGCAAATGGTTTCAACAAGTAGGTAATCGCGGCAAAGAAGTAGCATCGCTAATGGCTCAAGCTGGATCCGGCGGTGGCAAAATGCAATCAGCCGCAAATGGCGGTATTTTAAGCGGTCCTAAAGGCGGTTATGCTGCTATGTTACATGGTAACGAAGCGGTAGTTCCATTACCAGACGGCAGAACGATACCGATACAAAATATAGGAGCAGACGATAATTCTTTTGAAATTAATAAGCTCACAACTATGAAGATAGCCAAATTAGAACAGCTTATAAACGGCATGCAAAAGCATAGTGATACATCACGTAAGATATTACAGCGACAAAGCTAAACAACTAAATATAAAACTATGGCAATTAATGACGGCAAAAACGGGCGTAACTACTATGTCTACCAATATTTGACTAAGGATAACGTTCCTTATTATATTGGTAAAGGTAAAAACAACCGTATTAACAGCAAACATAAAATAGTGTTACCACCGTTAGACCGTAGAGTTATTATTAAAGATAATTTAACAAACGAAGAAGCTAAAGAATTTGAAAAAGAATTAATTACAAAGCACGGCCGCAAAATTGACGGCGGTATTTTAGATAATGTTAAAATTAATCAGTGGGCTTGTTTTGCTGGTTGGAAGCATAGCGAAGAAGCTAAACAAGCAATAAGCAATAAAAATAGAGGCAAGATTCGCACCGAAGAACAACGCAAAAATTATAAAGGCACTACAAGTAAAGAAGTAGCAGATAAAATTGCCAAAACTCTTACAGGGCACGTTGTGCTTCAAAAAACTCGAGATAAAATAGCAACATCCTTGACTGGTAGCAAGTTAAGCAAACAAACAATAGAAAAAAGAACAGCCTCATTCAATGCTACCATAGAAAAACGACGCAAAGCAGAAGAACAAGATCCAACGCTTGCTACTGATAGACGAGAGAAAAAGAAAAAAGCTGCAAGCGGAAAAAATAATGGTATGTATGGTAAAAAACTAAGTTCTGAAACTATTGCTAAAAGACAAGCATCGTATAGAAAAACAATAGAAGCTCGTAGAGCTTCTAAACTAAAGGTAACAAATAATGGCAACTAACGGTAATAGCCGCCAGGGCTGGCGTAAGTATTTCAAAATCGCAGACACAAACCAACTAGGGCAATTAAGTCCAATTTCTGGTAAAAACAATTTTGGGCTTCCTGGATACAATCGTCCTGGTTCTGATTTTGAAAGTGGCACAAGAAATGAATTTGCGTTTCGTAATTACGCAAGCCGTCTTCCTGAAGTTTATTCAGGACATCCTAATCGTTTAGAGCGTTACAATCAATATGAAAATATGGACTGTGATTCTGAAGTAAACGCTTGCTTAGATATTATTGCTGAATTTAGTACACAAGCAAACTTAGATAACAGTACACCTTTTGATATTGATTTTACAGATCAGCCAACTGATCATGAAATTGAAATTATTAAAAAACAATTAATACAATGGACTAAACTTAATAAATTAGATCAGCGTATTTTTAAATTATTCCGTAATACTATTAAGTATGGCGATCAAGTATTTGTTCGCGATCCAGAAACATTTGAAATGTACTGGATTGATATGATTAAAGTAGCTCGTATTATTGTTAACGAGTCAGAAGGCAAACGCCCTGAACAATATATTATTCGTGACATTAATCCTAATTTTCAAAATATGTCTATGGCGTCTAAAACAACGTCAGACTATTATGTGAGCCGTTCAACTGGATCTGTTACTACTGGTAATAACTATAACGCTCCAAACGGAGGTGGCGGTGGTGGCGGTGGCGGCACTGGGCGCTTTACTCAAGCTATGAATGAATCATGTATCGACGCCAAACACGTTGTACATTTAAGTTTAAATGAAGGTTTAGATTACTTTTGGCCATTCGGACAAAGTATTTTAGAAAACATTTATAAAGTTTACAAACAAAAAGAATTATTAGAAGATTCTGTACTCATTTATCGTGTACAAAGAGCTCCAGAACGACGTTTATTTAAAATCGATGTAGGTAATATGCCAAGTCATATGGCTATGGCCTTTGTTGAGCGTGTTAAAAATGAGATGCATCAGCGCAGAATTCCTACTGTAACGGGCGGCGGCGCTAACATGATGGACGCATCCTATAATCCATTAAGTGTTAACGAAGATTACTTCTTCCCACAAACAAGTGAAGGCCGTGGTAGCTCTGTTGAAGTGCTTCCAGGCGGTCAAAACCTTGGCGAAATTGACGATTTAAAATATTTTAATAACAAAATGGCCCGCGGATTGCGTGTGCCAAGTAGCTATTTGCCAACAGGACCAGACGATTCTGGAGCCGCAATGAATGATGGTAAAGTAGGCACAGCATTAATCCAAGAATTCCGCTTTAACAAGTACTGTGAACGCTTACAAAAGCTGATTATGCAGAAGTTAGATGACGAATTTAAGCTATTTTTACGCTGGAGAGGCTTTAGTATTGACAGTGGAATCTTTAATATTCGTTTAACAGAACCACAAAATTTTGCTAGCTATCGTCAATCAGAATTAGACACAGCTCGTGTAGCAACCTTTACAGCTATTGAGCCATTACCATATATGAGTAAACGCTTTTTACTTAAACGCTACTTAGGGTTAACTGATGAAGAAGTACTTGAAAATGAAACATTGTGGAAAGAAGAACGCGATTTAGCATCTCTTAATAATACATCAGGTCAAGATTTACGCTCTGTTGGTGTAACTCCAGCTGGCATGGATGCTGATATTGAAACTGGCCAAGAAATAGCAGATTCTGGATTAGGAACCGCAGAAGCTGATGGCGGAGCAGGTGCTGGCCCAATGCCTACAACAGTTCCTGGCGGGTCGGCAGGTAGCCCAGCCGCTGGTGGCGCTGGCGCTTAATCCTAACCAAGTCAGCTAAATACTATACTATGATTTTAAATGAAATTTACGAGAAAAGTCCTGAGCCATATCAGGATTTATCCAATGACAACACCCAACCTCAAATGGGTCAGTTGCGTAAAACTCGTCTTACTTTAAAACAAATTCGCAAGTTACGCCAAATGAACGAGCTTCGTGAAATAGAATTTAAAGATAAATTAAAATATATTCAAATGCAGTATGCGCCGGCCCCTGAGCCAGCAATGTAATAAAAATTACATAAAATACCCATATTTCTCCCCATAATACACTAATATTAATCTTCTTTAGTAAATAAATTTACGAGCCATTCTAAAGGAGAATTAAATGACATCGAAATTTGAACAGTTAATTGAATATGTAATTAACGATGAAGAGGCGAAAGCCAAAGAATTATTCCATGATATCGTAGTTGAGAAATCACGCGAAATCTATGAGAATTTAATGAACGAAGAGTCTGATGCTGAAGAAGACGATCACGCTGAAAAAGCAGGTAAAAAAGTTGCTAAAGACATCGAGTATGATGACAAGAAAGATCGTGCTGACGAAGGTATGGAAGAAGAAGAAGAGTCTATTGAAGAAGATATGGGCGAAACTTCCGGGTCAGCTAGCCAAGATTTAATGCGCGAAGTTGAAACAGAAGAAGAAGGAATGCAAGAAGGCGAAGAAGAGTCTACAGCAGAATTCGACGACGAAGCAGAAGAAGATGGCGAAGATTTAACACACGATATCGAAGCTGGACATGATGGCGAAGAAGATATCGAAGATCGCGTTGTTGATTTAGAAGATAAATTAGACGAATTAATGGCTGAATTTGAAGCTCTTATGGGCGACGAAGCAGAAGTTGATGGCGACGAAGATGGTTTCGATATGGAGCCAGTTGACGGTGAAGTAGGCGGCGACGCTTATATGGATGATGATACATCTGAATTCCAAGATGTGCCGATGAGCGAAAATATTAGCTTACAAGCAGCTCCAAAACCAGAAACAACAGAGCCAAGTTTTGTAAACAAGCGTTCAACAACAGCTTTCAATTCTGGCGCAGCCGGAATGCAAGGTGCTCCAGTACGCAATGTAGCTGCCGAAGCTAATCCAGATGGCACATCCGCTTACAAAGCTCCAACAAGTTATGCTGACAAAGGTCGTGGCGATCTTCCAGGCGCAAACAAGTTTAAAAACGTCCCAGCAAAAGACGGTAGCAAGCAAGAACCAGCAACTAAGCCACATTTGGCCCAAGCAACTGGTGTTAACACACGCACACCTTTTCCAAAAGGTTAATCCATAGATATGGCTCGCAACACTTATCTCAAGGAACATCTTAGCTTTACTCAGGCTCGAGTAGTATTAGAGTCTGAGGAAGCTGCGGATGGATCCGGCAAGACTCTTTATATGAAGGGTATTTGCATCGAGGGTGGCGTTAGAAACGCTAACGAGCGTGTATATCCGGTACATGAAATTGCTAAAGCAGTAGGCACTATCAACGAACAAATCAAAACAGGTCATTCTGTATTAGGTGAAGTAGACCATCCAGATGATTTGAAAATTAATTTAGATCGCGTTTCACATATGATTGAAAATATGTGGATGGATGGTCCTTGCGGTTATGGCAAGTTAAAGATATTACCTACACCAATGGGTCAACTAGTTAAGACTATGTTAGACAGCGGTGTGAAACTAGGTGTTAGTAGTCGTGGATCAGGAAATGTAAACGACGCTAATGGACACGTCAGTGACTTTGAAATAGTTACTGTTGATGTAGTTGCTCAGCCAAGTGCTCCAAATGCTTACCCAACAGCAATTTACGAAGGTTTGTTAAATCATGCCGGCGGACAACGCTTATTGGATATGTATAAGGATCCAGCTAAGAGCAATAAAGCACAAAGATACGTACAAAGCGAAGTAATTCGTTTAATACGTAGTCTTAAGATTGAAGGGAAATAAAATGCTAGACGCACTAAAGCCGTTATTAGATAGTGAGCTGGTTACCGAGGACGCAAAGCAAGAAATCAATGAAGCATGGGAAGCCAAGTTAATTGAAGCCAAGGAAGCCGCACGTGCAGAACTCCGCGAAGAGTTTGCACAACGCTATGAGCATGACAAAACAGTGATGGTCGAAGCCCTTGATCGCATGGTATCAGAAAGTCTTATCGCCGAAGTTCAACAAATCAAAGCTGAAAAAGCTGCGCTTGCTGAAGATCGCGTTAAATTCCAACGCAAAATTAAAGAAGACACACAGAAGTTTAATAGCTTCATGGTTTCTAAATTAGCAGAAGAAATTGGCGAATTGCGTAAAGACCGCAAAACACATAACGAAGGCCTCCAGAAATTGGAAGGTTTCATCGTTCATGCGTTAGCTCGTGAAATCCAAGAATTTGCCGCTGACAAGCGTGATGTAGTTGAAACTAAAGTTCGTTTAGTTACAAATGCTCGCCAACAGTTAGAAGGCTTAAAAGCACGATTTGTAAAAGAATCTGCTGACAAGATGACACGTGCTGTTACTAAGCATCTCAAGGCTGAACTCAGTCAATTGAAAGAAGATATCCAAGTTGCTCGCGAGAACAATTTTGGACGTCGTATTTTTGAAGCATATAGTGCAGAATTTGGCGCAACTCATTTAAATGAGAAAGCGGAAGTTCGTCAGTTACATGACATTATTGCTCAGAAAGATCAGAAGATTGCTGAAGCCATCAAATTCGCTAAGAAGGCAACTGTCTTAGTTGAATCCAAGGAACGTGAAGTACGCATCCTTAAAGAGTCCAATGAGCGTTCACGCACAATGGATGAATTGTTATCTCCTCTTAACGAAGAGAAAGCAGAAGTAATGCGTAATTTACTCGAAAGCGTTCAAACACCTCGTTTGAAAAACGCATTCGAAAAGTATCTTCCAGCCGTTTTGGAAAATCGTTCAGTAAAAGCTACTAAACCAGTAATTACAGAATCATTATCCGAAGTAACTGGTGATAAATCTGCCCGTAGCCAAGAGCAAGATGAGCAAAGCGAAAGCAATGTCATCGACTTAAAGCGTTTGGCAGGGCTGTAAAAAAGAAATTAGAAAAAGGAGACTTAAATGTCACAAGATTTATTAGAAAGCCGTTGGGGCGAAACCAAAGATGCGTTGCTTGAAGGCTTAGGCGGATCAAAGCGCAATTCAATGGCAGTAATCCTCGAAAATACACGCAAGTATTTGAAAGAGAACGCAACAAGTGGTTCAACAGCTAGTGGTAATATCGCTACTTTGAATCGTGTTATTCTCCCAGTAATCCGTCGTGTAATGCCAACCGTTATCGCTAACGAGTTGGTTGGTGTACAGCCAATGACTGGCCCAGTATCCCAAATCCACACATTACGTGTACGCTATGCTCAGTCATTGACTGATAATAGTTTAGCTGCAACATCTGTAACAGCTGGTCAAGAAGCGTTAAGCCCATTCACCATTGCTACAGCGTACTCTACAGTTCCACAGAACACTACTACTGCTACTGGTTATACTGGTAACAATACAGCGACTATGGAAGGTACAGGCGGTAAGCAGATCAGTATCCAAATCTTGAAACAAGCTGTTGAAGCAAAGACACGCAAGTTACAAGCTCGTTGGACATTTGAATCTGCACAAGATGCTCAAGCTATGCACGGTATTGATGTTGAAGCAGAAATTATGGCTGCTTTAGCTCAAGAAATCACAGCTGAAATCGACCAAGAGATTTTATTATCTTTAAGTTCATTGGCTGCAACTGAGTACACATACAACCAAGCTACTGTATCTGGTACTGCTACATTCGTTGGTGACGAACACGCTGCTTTAGCTGTTCTTATCAATCGTGTTGCTAACTTGATCGCTCAACGCACACGTCGTGGCGCTGGTAACTGGGCTGTTGTTTCTTCAGCTGCTTTAACAGTATTACAATCTGCTACAACATCAGCTTTTGCTCGTACAACAGAAGGTACATTCGAAGCACCTACAAACACTAAGTTTGTTGGTACATTGAACGGTTCTTTACGTGTATTCGTAAACAGCTATGCTCCAGATACACAATCAGTGTTAGTTGGTTACAAAGGTTCTTCAGAGGCTGATGCCGCTGCGTTCTATTGCCCATACATTCCATTGATGAGTTCTGGTGTTGTATTGGATCCAAGTACATTTGAGCCAGTAGTAAGTTTCATGACACGCTACGGATTCGTCGAATTGACTAACACAGCATCGTCTTTCGGTAATGCGGCCGATTATGTTGGAGAGATAGCCGTGCAAAACTTATCATTCTCTTAATCCAGAAAGATATTTTGTACTGCGTTTCAAACGCAAAGCAACAAGCAAGAAAGCTCCGCAAGGAGCTTTTTTGTTGACTAAAATTTATAGCGATGTTGCGGTACAGATAAATATTTGTATGAAAGAACTAAACAAAATAAAACCTTATACCTATGTTGTTAAACACAAATCTACTGGTAAAGCATATTACGGTAGTAGATGTAAAAACTACACTAAACTTAACAGGACTCCGGCTGAAGATTTTTGGAAACACTACACAACAAGTAGTGAAAATATTAACAATATTATAGAACAAGAAGGCAAAGATGCGTTCGATTATGAAATACGCAGAACATTTGATACTGTAGAAGAAATGGCTAACTGGGAAACAAGAGTACTAACTCGTAGCAAAGTATTAGAGCGACAAGACGTATGGATGAACGGCAACGTTGCTGGTAAAAAAATATTAACAGAAGCTGGATCTAAAAAGATTAGTGAAACACACAAAGATAAACCTAAAACTAAAGAACACAAACAAAAGCTAAGAGAAAGCAATATTGGAAAAAATAAAGGTCGTAAACAAACCGAAGAACATCGAAAAGCAAACTCCAAAGCAAACAGCGGAGCAAACAACCCGATGTACGGACCATGTACTAAAGAGCGAGCTGAAAACATTAGTAAAGCTAAAAAAGGTAAACCTGCCAAAAATAAAGGTGTACCAATGTTGCAAGAACAAAAAGATGCTATTGCGGCCACCAAAGAGAAAAATAAGGTCATACTAACTTGCGGTTGCGGCAAAACTATGCGCGAAAGCCACTTCAAAATGTACAATCACGGTCCAAACTGTAAACAATTATCGAAATAGGTTGACTTTTTGTTGTATTTGTGCTACAATGTAATATCAATAACAACTTTGGTATCATAATGGCTAAGAAATCAGTAGTTTACGAAAACTTTAATGAGTATGCCGCTAACGATAAAAAATATCTTATGCGAGTGCTCAAAGGCGAACTAAACAAAGCCCAACGTAAAATAATATTTGCTGACGGTTCAAACTACAGCGTAACCCGTGCTGGTAACAGATGGTGGGGCAAATACGGATTTATTCATCGCGAAGGTAGTCCAGCTTGTCAGCTACATTGGGGCCGCGAAGGATACTACTTATATTCGGAAGAATACACTAAAGAAGAATATGAGGAAGAAATGAAAATATTTCATCTGCGACCTAAGTTAGAATTTGAATTTGTTGATGTCAATCTTATGATTGTACAAACAAAAGATTACAAATGGGTAAACCCGTATATTTCAAATTGGTACAAGCCCGAAGAAGGGCAACTACACGATAATAATATCTATCGCATTTACTATAAAAACAGCCATAACGAAATGCTGTATGTTTATTTTAAGTCTGATTATTTAGATAGAAAAGTAGAAGCTTTCTATAATCAGCCCGACTGCTGGACAAACAAAAAATACGATTTGTTCAAACCACCCTACATGGACTGTAGAGAATTATACGAGTCGGTAGATATGACTATGTTTGAAGATGTGTGGGGTCCGTATCCTCCGGCAGGTTCACCTATGGAAAATGATACTCTAGAATACAAACAGTGGATTAAAGATTCTGAAACTAATCAGTTTTGTTTTAGTGTAGTGGGCGAAAAAGTCAAAGAGTTTTTTGCTAAAGAAGCAGAAGTAGACTTTTTCTCTCCCGACTGCGGCCTTACTACCGATGGTACTGATTGGTGGTGCGACAGCTAATACGCTCGCTGGCACGGCATCAACTGTAAAAATCTATCACACCATTAACTACCCACTAAATAATAATAGCAATACGCACTCATGACTTAGTTGAGTATAAAATTAAGCTGGTGGGTCGGTAAAACCTAGTAATAATAAAACAATTAAGCACCGTAAGGTGCTTTTTTGTTGACTATTGAACTTAACTAAATATATTAAATATTTTAAGGCATTCTAATGACAAATAAAGTCGTCTTCATTACCTCAGGCACAACATATACTATACCAGCAAACTTTGGTACACTTGTATCGCTTGAAGCTATTGGTGCTGGCGGTAATGGCACCACTTCTAATGGAGGAGTTGGCGGCGGTGGCGGATCATATGCTAAACTTACATCCGGTTTAACACTTACGGCTGGTCAAACAGCTAACATTAGTGTTGGTGTAAACAAAGATACTTGGCTTAATATTTCTGCCAACGCCGCTCCTACTCTTACTTCTCAAGGTATTTTAGCTAAAGCTGGAAATAGTAATGGTCAAGGTGGTCAAGCGGCTAACTGTATTCCATCTACTGGTGCTTTTAGTGGTGGCACTGGTGGAACTTCATCAAGTAATGATGGAGGTGGTGGCGGTGGAGCAGCCGGTCCTGGTGGTGTAGGCGGTAATGGCGCAAATGATGGTGGCAGTTATACAGGCGGTGGCGGTAGCGGAGCAAGCGCATCTTCTGCTGGAGTAAATGCTACGCAAGCAAGTCCAGGCAATGGAGCTAATGGCACTGGTGGCACAGGCGGAGGCGCTGGAACGATAGGGGCTGGTGGCGGTGGTGATGGAACACCAAATACTGGAGCAGGCGGCGGCGGATCGTATAATAATAATGGTGGCGCAGGCGCGACTGGTGTTGCTGTATGGACGTCTACTTTTGGCGGAACACTTGGTCCAGGTGGCGGTGGAGGTGGTGGATATAATAGTGGTGGACTTGGCGGATTTCCAGGCGGCGGAGCCGGCGGCTGTGGCACTACAGGAACCATCGCTGGTGGTGCTGGAGTTTTAATTCTCACTTATACTCCCTTAACCACTAAAACAGTTTTTATTACTTCGGGTACAACATATACTATACCAGTAGATTTTAGCACATTAGTTTCAGTTGAAGCTATTGGTGGCGGTGGTAGTTCTCCAGCTAATACTGCTGGCTCTGGTGGCGGAGCATACGCATATTCAAGTGCTATCACAGGACTTACACCTAATACTACTGTTTATGTAAATATTGGCGCTGGCGGCAGTAGCGGAACTGCTGGAGGCAATACATGGTTTAATACTTCAAACGCAGCACCTGTTTCTAGTACTACTGGCGTATTGGCAATAGGCGGTGGTGCTGCTAGTTCTGCTACAAACGGCGGAGCTGGCGGTGGTGTTGGTTCGATTGGTACTATAACTTTTGCTGGAGGAGCAGGTGGCGGCGGTGCAACTGGTTATGGTGGCGGCGGAGGTGGCGCCGGTGGACCTGGTGGTATAGGCGGCTCTGGCGGCACTACAGCAGCCAATCTAGGTGGCGGCGGTGGCGGTTCTGGAGCATTAGGAATTCCAGGAACATATGGAGCATCTGTAACTACTGGTACTACAGGCGGTACAGGCGGAGCAAGTGCTACCCAAACCGGCGGCTCTGGAGGAACTGCTAGTAATCCACCAAATGCTACAACTGCTCCTGCCAATGGAGGTGGCGGTGGTGGTGGCTATGCTTCTGGAAGTAATTACGGTGGTGGCGCTGGTTCTACTGGAAATGTATGGACACAAACATCAAATAGTGCTACAGCAGGACCAGGTGGCGGTGGTGGTGGCGGTGCTAATGCGGGTTCGTCGGGCGGTGTTGGTGGCAATTATGGTGGCGGTACAGGCGGAGCTGGTAGTAGTACTGGAGGTACAGCCGGAGCTGGTATTGTTGTTCTTACCTATGTACCTAACGCTTCAAGAACATTATACTGGGTTGGCGGCAATGGAACATGGGACACATCAACTACAACCAACTGGTCAACAAGTTCAGGTGGAACAGGCGGATCAAGTCCGCCAACTAGTTTAGATGTTGTTATTGTAGATGGCAACTCTGGTTCACCAACTATAACATTAAGCGGCAGTCCAGTTTGTGCCACTTTAACAACTACTGGTGCTACTTGTACATTTACTTCAACAGGTACATTAACAGTATCTGGTAATATTACATTATCCAGTACAACTACTTGGAGTGCTACTGGGTTATTAACTATTAATGCTAGTAGTACAATTGCAGCCCCAAGTACAACATTTTCTTGTAATATAACTGCTAATGCTGGATTAATATTAGCTAGTAATATAACACTAGGATCAACAAATACATTTACACTAACTTCTGGAATACTAGATTTAACCAATGGTAGCACAGGCAATTATACTTTAAGTACTGGAGCATTTAGTTCAAATAATAGTAATACTCGTTCGATTTCATTTGGTACTGGAAATATTACAACAACAAGTGGCACCACTTCAGGAAGTTTTGGTTTTAGTACCCCGGCCGCAATGAACGGTAACACCACAGGTGTTACGAACATATCAGGAGTAACAGTTAGTAGTTCAGGATTATTTGTGGCTGTTGGGTCTACTAGCAACGGCTATCCATTGTATGCTACTAGTTCCAATGGTAGTACTTGGACTACACCAGCGCAAATGAATGGCTCATCTACAATAGCCTATATGGAATCTGTAACGGTTAATAGTGCTGGATTATTTGTAGCAGTTGGATATGATACTAATAATTATCCATTGTATGCTACTAGTTCCAATGGCAGTACTTGGACTACTCCAGCTAAAATGAATGGCTCATCTACAATAGCCTATATGGAATCTGTAACGGTTAATAGTGCTGGATTATTTGTAGCAGTTGGATATGATACTAATAATTATCCATTGTATGCTACTAGTTCCAATGGCAGTACTTGGACTACTCCAGCTAAAATGAATGGCTCAACTACTTATGCTGCCATGAATTCTGTAACGGTTAATAGTGCTGGATTATTTGTGGCTGTTGGGTCTAATAGCAACGGCTATCCATTGTATGCTACTAGTTCCAATGGTAGTACTTGGACTACACCAGCTGTAATGAATGGCTCAGCTACATTCGCTATCATGAATTCTGTAACAGTCAATAGTGCTGGATTATTTGTGTCAGTTGGTCGTGATGTTAATAGTTATCCAGTATATGCCACTAGTTCCAATGGCAGTACTTGGACTACACCTGCTTCAATAAATGGATTTACTACAGGCACTACCATGACTTCTGTTGCAGGTAATAGTGCTGGATTATTTGTGGCTGTTGGGTATTTAAATACTACTGGAGTAGGAGTATATGCTACTACTTCTAATGGCAGTACTTGGACTACTCCAACTTCATTTAATGGAGCAAATGTAGTAGATAATATAAATTCTATCGCAGTTAATAGCGCAGGATTATTTGTAGCAGTTGGATTTGATGTTAATAATTATCCATCCTACACATACGCTAGTACTCCAGGATTAACAACTTGGGATACCACTACAGCAACTGGATTAACTTATACAGGCACGCCAACAGTTAACATTTCAAATAATAGTGCTACCGCTACTACTATAACTGCTGGTACTACTGGCGGAGCTAGTAATAACGCATTTAATTTTAATATTACTACCGGCACTTATGCTCTTACTATAACCACTGGAAGTGTTATTGGCGCATTAAACTTTACTGGATTTACTGGTACTTGGACACCTGCTACAATAACACTTTCATTCTACAGATCATTGACATTAGTATCTGGTATGACATTTACTACTGGTACGGGGTTGTGGACTTGGTTACATACATCGGGTACGGCAGTTATTACTAGTGCTGGCAAAACATTATATTCAATTACACAAAACGGAGTAGGTGGAACGGTTGCTATCTCGGGTA